AAATGCAGTATTAGAAGGAGCGCTAGGAAGAAGTCATAGTTCATGGGATGATGCAATGAGTATAGCAAGAGGAGATGTAGATCTTCCTGATATAAAAGGATCCACACATTATTATTCTAAAAGTATCAATCCTCCATTCTGGGCAAAAGATACAGCAAATTGTTGGGAAAGACTATATGACGATAACTACCATGTGTTTGGTAAAGATACCAGTGGACGATACGGTAACTGCCACCCAGAGTAAATTAGGAGTAAGTTATATGACTGATGAAGAAATAAAAATAATGCGCGATAGAATGGACGCAAACTATTTAGCGCATAGCCTCAGAAATAAAGAGGAAGAGTTTAGGCTGGCAGAGATGGGGATTGCGCCGTTTGTTCATCATATAACTGAAGCAGAAAAAGTTCAGGTCTTAAGTGATTGGGCGGATAGATATGAGGAGATAGGCTTTTTCCTAGAGACTGGAACTAGAGAGGGAAATACGTTATTTGCAATGATGGATAAATTTAAATATCTATATTCTGTTGAGCTAAATGAACGTTGGTATAATAAATCGATGAAAAAGTACAGAAAGAAAAAAAGCCCAAAGCATGTCAGAATAGAGCACGGAGATTGTTTATTATTTATTCCAAAGGTATTAGAGGAAACTAATGATAGGTGTTTTATTTGGCTAGATGCACATGGTAAACGTGGAACCCCTATATTAGATGAGTTAAAGATTATATTTAATCATAGTATAAAAGATCATTTAATTGCTATAGACGACGCATATGAATTTAGCACGGGTCATTCAAATTATCCCAGTATATATCAGATTAGAGATTTAGCTCTAGAAAATGGATATAACTTTACAATGGAAAACGAAAGAGCCCCAGAGATTATGATTCTATATCCTCAGTAAATTATATATATAAGAGACTTTTATATAGGATTATACATAAGACCCAGCAAAACGCTGGGTTTTTTCTTTATAAGGGTTATTTGTATATAGGGGGTAAGGATAACTGAGAAATAACGCGGAGACGGTGGGCGCAGCGCAGCGCGAGTGTGACGAACGTGTGACAATCATATAAGCATCAACCGTGTGACGATCCTGTGACATACAAACGTGAACACTTGACACAACAAAACATGATCGCTTTCGATATACTTTTATATAAGTTAGATATTTTTTTCTCCTGATATATACAGAGTTATCAAAAGGGAGAAACAACATGGGAAGCAAGAGCAAGCATCAGGTTCGTGGCGAGTCTCTACTGCGTGATCAGGGTTGCACTGATACCACTATCGGTGACCAAGTGGGTCTATTTGGTGACAAGGCTGGGGCGGCTTGCCATGTCAGCACCAAGCCAGCCCACTATCAGGCGGCTCAGAATGGCGGATCGATGGAAGGCCGTGGCCCCATCGTTGACTTTCGCTTGCCCGATGGTCGGTTTGCCGAGATCAAGTTTGGCAAGTCCAATACCTCCAGCGTTCCGTGGACTACCGGCACCGCCGATCACCTCAACGCTGTGATCTGGGGCTGTGCCGCTGGCAATATCCTCACCGTCGTACTCACCGAGATCGGTGAGGGTCTGTGGCGGCGGGAGGTATACAACACAAAGCCCCTTGCACTTGCGGCGATTGCTGCTTCTTCCGATGGTCAACCTCTCGTCGGTGAGTTCGATGTGGCAAGCGGCGGGAAAGGTAACGAGGGTTCGATCCCTTGGGCTGGTCAGTTCGGCAAGGGTCAAGGCCCGCTCCAGACTATCGGCTTCACTCGCCAGAAGTCAGGTCGCCGTCAGGCGGTGGATGCCAATGGCAACCCTGTCACGGTCGAGGCCAAGGGCGCGAAGGCATACGTCAAGGGTCAGGGCTGGGTTCGCCCCACCGTTCAAAAGCCCGTGTGGGCGCGGAACGAAGATGGGTCGGTGGCCTACAAGTTTCGCCACTATGGAATGTGGCGGCACAACCTCTCCGCTCTGCGGAAAGCGGGTCTGGTCGAAACCACGGTTGTGCGCGAGGATGATCTCCTCACCGGGATCTGATTCTGCCAGCCCCCCTTTCGGGGGGCCACCGGGAGAAAAGGTTTTCAAAAACCGAGCGACCTTGGAAAGTTAGATATTTTTTTTGATCCATATACACATGGATAAGAGAGGGAGGGACAATGGCAAAGCGAAAGTCATCACAGCCGGTTCAAATAAAGAGGGTGATCAATCCCCTTTCCTTCACCGTCCAGGCTCCCAAGGGTCGCGATATTTTCATGCAAGCCTTGATCGCCCGCAAGGGTGCGGGTGCTGGCGCTCATCGGGCCAAGGCTTCTCGCGGGGATGGGTGTGGGAAGGGCAAGGCCGCCCGCCATCTAAAGCACAGGGGCCGCCGGGACTGGTAAGAAGAACTCAGATATTTTTTATGATCGATATATACACATGTATCAAAAGGGGATTCAAATGACCTACACTACCGACGACATTCGCATGATTCTTGACACTAACCCTGACGCTGCCATGCGCGCGGTGTGTGCAATCTTCCGAAACCAGACGGGGTATGAGAAGTCCTGCCGTGCGACCGTGAACAAGAATGGGTACGGGTTCCGTGCGAATCACGCGAAGGCCGGATCGGATATGGCTCTCTGGATGACCCGTGGAAACCACGATGGTGTCATGCGCCGCCGAGTGGGTGGGACCGTGACTTACAACGGTCGGCAAGTTAGCCGCAAGTGGCTGGCCTATGAGATTGCAGGATGGTACAAGGAGCAGTTGGCGGTGGTTGCCAATCATGGATGCTTTGGTGACACGGGGCGAGAACGTGATCGTCGCTGGTGTGATGGCGCTTCGGATGTTCAGTGTGAAGAATACTATATCTAAGATATTTTTTTGAACGCAAATACATTAGACTACAATGGGGGCTAAAAATGGACGAGCGACAGGAGATTCAGAATACTCTCGACGAAGCATGGTTCGACCTGCTCTCGGAGGGGGCCGACTCCAAGGCTGTCAGGATTGACAGTGGCAGTCGAAAGTTTGGCGCGGGGCTGGCGACGATCAACACGAATGGAAGTGTGCAGGTTGGCAAGTGTACCTTTCGAGATTCGGTTCAGGCTGCGGATTTTGTGGTCACCGGCCACGCATGTAACTTTCTCAAGAAGGAGGATGACCCAGAATGAGCAAACGTAAAGATTGGAAAGGGACCGAGCCGGTTGTCAGATCGCCGGATGGACACCGCCGCAAGCGGGAGTATGATGCCATGACCCCAGAGGAAAAAAAGGTTGTCCATCGGAGGCAGTTTGTTTCTTGGTTGAAAATGTTTCAGGGTTCCGAGGCGGTCATGCACATCGACGGAAAGGCCCAGACTCACAGCCCGATGACCAAAGAGGAGGCGGATTTGCACCTCGCAGTTTTCGATGGAGAGGTAGAGGTTACCCCAGAGATTCGTTTGCGCTTCGCACAGTATGAGGCTCTGCGATTTCCTAACTCAAAAAAATGCACAGCAAAAATGTGGAAGGCTATGGAGGCTGTGAAAGATTCCGAGAAGTAGGCACGGGGCCACTCCCTTCGGGAGAAAAGGTTTACAAAAAACAAAAAAAAGAAGGAAGGAGCGGCCCTAACCATCTCCCTTCCAGAAACTCTCGGGCCATTAGGGTGGTTCCAAGATGCCCCGCTGTTGTCCGAGTCGCCTACCGCGCACACCCTATGGGTATTGGGAGTTGCACCCACCGATTTCCTCAACTGCCTCCTATGATTCTTTATATTTTGAATAAAAAATATATCTCAGTTTTTCGGGCAGCCCGCCCCCGAGAGATTTCAAATCGGGAGAAAAAGTTTTCAAAAAAGGCCCGATTGAACAAAGGTTAGATATTTTTTATGATCGCAATATACATGGGTACCAAAGGGGGGAACCAAATGAGTTCTTATAGCGACAGTATCCGCGACGAGATTACCAGTCATTTTATCGCCGCTCTTGAGAAGGGCGATATTCCCTGGCACCGTCCGTGGAACGGGGTGAACACCCTTCCTCACAACTGGACTACTGGTAGGCAGTACCGTGGTATGTTCAACCCCATCTGTCTTATGATGGTCGAGAACGCCCGTGGATTTGGCGACTCCCGCTGGGGTGGTAAGAGTCAAGTTCTCAAGGCTGGTGGTCGCATCCTTCGCGATGAGTTTAGCAAGCCCACCAAGATCCTTGCCCCAATCCTCAAGCCCACCGGAGAGGTGGGGCCGAACGGAAAGCCAAAGCTGGAGTGCCGTGGATGGCGCGTGGTCAAGGTTTGGAACGCTGCACAGTGTGAGGGCGTCCCGGTAGTGGAGGAAGCCGAACCTGTCGATCCATCGGTTGGATTCGAGAAGGCTTCCGCTCTCTCTGTCGCCTCTGGCGCTGACATCAAGCATGGTGGAAATGTGGCTTGCTACCGTCCGATCGATGATAACATCAGCCTTCCAAAGCCCGGTGCCTTCAAGTCTGTCAGCCACTACTGGTCTACGCACCTTCACGAGCTTGGCCATTGGACTGGCCACCAATCTCGATTGAGCAGGAAGGGGATTACGGCAGGTGCCATGGGTAAGACCCGCGAAACCTATGCTTTTGAGGAGTTGGTTGCGGAAATGTCCTCCGCCATGACTTGCCACACGCTCGGCATTGACGCGCCTGAGCTTATGGAGGGCCATGAGGCTTACATCAACAACTGGATTCGCACGCTCAAGAGTGATCCGAAGGCTCTCCAGCGGGCCGGATCTCAGGCTCAGAAGGCTATGGATTATCTTCTGAAAAATGTCAAGTAAAAACCGAGGGGCTTCGGCCCCTGGTATTTCGCAAACCTTTTCTCCCGATTAGAATACCGACTGGGCCATGTCCATGAGACGAAGATAAGTTAGATATTTTTTATAAATAAAGTATGTTTACGCATACACAGGAGTTTTCAAATGTTTGGTAAAAAGTTTTTTGAGCGTGTTGTCTGTGCCGATGGCTTCTCTGTGAGCGTGCAAGCGAGCAGTTTCAACTACTGCTCTCCGCGAACGGATGAAGGCCCGTGGGAGAGTGTGGAGTGTGGCTTCCCCACCAAAGAAGGGGGTCCGGCTTTGGAGAAATATGCAGAAGATCCCGGTGCTGGCACTACAAGGGTCGGCCCCCATGGTGAGGATATTGAGACTGGACAGGTCCAGACGGTTTACGGCTGGGTTCCAAGTCAGGTCGTTATGCAGATCATCGAGTCGCACGGCGGGATGGTCAGTGGCGAGTTGCCAGAAATGGTGCCGGAGGAATATTCCGATCCAGAACAGGATGGGATTGACGCAACCGAGGCTGCGAAAGAAATGATGGATGCAGCCGGAGCCTTGTTCATCATGACTGGCGGCTGGGAGGGATAAAAAATGTTTGAACTTATAGAACCCTTGCTGTGGATGGCTGCTTGCTGGGCTTGCGGCATCCTTACGGGCCTTGGACTTGGGACGGCCATTACCTTGCAGCGATTGGCTCGCAGCAAGGCCAACGAAGCCTCGATTTGATTCGGGGCTTCGGCTCTTCCATTTTTGTAAACTTTTTCTCCCCATCGAGCGTATAATATAAAGTTGGATACTTTTTTATTCCGAAGTATAAAGGAATGAAGGGAGGATAATATGAAGATTCTACACTCATCGGACCTCCACAGCCACTACGAAGGGCTGTCCTCCTTCTCAGATTTTGATCTATGGATTGACACTGGAGATTTTTTCCCAAACAAAACTCGCGGCGACCGAGAGGTGGAGGTAGGGTTTCAAAAGGAGTGGGCTGGATCGAACAATCTTGGAGAGCTTCTGGCAAAGTGGCTTGACGGTCGCCCACTGGTTTCTATCGGTGGAAATCACGATTATACCTCGCTGGCCAATCTTGTTAGAGAATCTGGAGGGGAGGCGTTCGATCTTTCCGAAGGTCCGGTCGAGATTGCTGGCATGACTTTTGCAGGGTTTAGAGAAATCCCTTGGATTTTTGGAGAATGGAATGGAGAAACCCACGATCTATCCAATCTGGTTCGTAATGCTATTGGGGCTGATCCTGATATACTTGTCACTCACGCTCCTCCCGCTGGGATCTTGGATACTCGACAATATCGAGGTGGTATCGAAGGCCTTACTATGGCTCTGAACTATCAGCCCCATCGAATCAAGTACCATTTTTTCGGTCATATCCATGGAAATGGCGGGAAAGCTGTGGACGAAATGGGCATCAAGTTTGTCAATGGAGCAAACCACATTAGGCTTTGGGGCATTTAGCCCCGCCCTTTCGGGAGAAAAAGTTTGCAAAAAAAGCAAAGCAGAAAAACCCCTCCCCGTTTGGGGAGAGGGGCAGCGGGGAAACGATGAGTTCGGTTAGCGCAGCTTGTGTGCAAAACAGGATCGGAATAGATTGCTATTTGAGAAGTGAGTAGTTCGCGACCTACCAAATCTCGTTACATCCCTCGGCCTCTTAGTTTGCCTTGCCATCTTACTTTCATCGTTTCCCCGCTGGGAGCTTTTCTTAGAAGCCTAACCAGCTGGGTTTGTTTCCTCCTTGCTCTAACCCTATATACTTTAGTTATAAAAAATATCTTAGTTTTCACCAGGTCGCTGACGGCGACAGCCAGGCCCATCCAATCGGGAGAAAAGGTTTACAAAAAGAACTGAAGGTGAGAAAAGTTAGATATTTTTTATAATCACAATATAAAGAGGTATCAAAAGGAGAATCAGAATGAACAATCTTTCCGCAATCAACGCCCTCGCTCTTTCCATCGCTGGCAAGCAAGGTGCAAAGTCCAGTCGCCCCGATGCTGGTGATTATCACGTTGGCTTTGAAGTCAGTTTTGATGATGGGCAGTTTCTTCGGGTCAATGGCCCCGTTCGTCAGGGCGAGGATTACGATCAGGCCGTTTGGCAGAGCGTCCCGTGGCAGATGATTGCCGCCGTGCTATTCAGCAAGACCAATGGGGTTACGATGGAGGCTGTAATGCGCGAGTCTTTGGAGTTGGTGGCGGGGGGCAAGCTCCCCGGCTATGTTGCGAACCCCGACGATATTGACGAGGAAACGAAGCGTCCCAAGGTGATGCGGATCAAGGATGCTGCTTCTTTGGCAGTCAAGGCACTGACCGAGCAGACCACCAAGCCCTTCAAGGGTAAGGCTACCAACGGGCTGGTCTACTCTGGTCCTCGGGAGGGATGAGGGATAAATCGCACCACGTGCGACCGATGACAGGCCGGGGGAAAAATAGCCTGTCACCCTACCCTTATTTCGCCAACCTTTTCTCCCCACCTATTTATGGAGTATCCATGTATAAAGCATCTACACTGATCGGAACCAAAGCCAAGAATCACGCTCGCACGCCAACTCAGTTGTGGGGTATGGGCCTTAGCCCCGAGGAGGTCGAGCGTGTGTTCATAGTTGAGGTGTGGGGTTCTGGCATTATGGATCCCGGTCCTGATTTTACTGAGCATCGTGCGCTCGACAACAGTGGCTCCATTATTGCCACTCACCAAATGGATGGGTATTGATTCTTGATTCGCCATGAAATATTAGATATTTTTTTTGATTCAAATATGTATACGTACAAGAGGGATGAATGGACGGAGATAGCCAACAACAGAAGATGACCGATCTTATCATTTTCATCGGAATGGGGCTTGCGATTGGGTTCGCGTGGTTCAAGGTATATGCCGAGCCGAGAGAACAGTTTATTGTGCAGGTTATGGACTGCATGGCTGAGAATGGCGATATTCACTCAGAACTTATGTATGAAAACTGCGCGAAAGAAGTGCGAGGCAAATGAATGTTTGGAATAAGATTCGGATATGCGTATGATCGATCAAGAACTCAAGATATTATTGAGAGAATGAAGAAAAGAAACAAAGATCAGCGAGAGCTTGAAAAGAATGAAAAGAAAGAAAAGCAACCAGTAATGGGGTGAGGCGTCACAGGCAGACGCACTCGGCTGTTACCCGAGATGTTGTTGGTTCGAGTCCAACCGCCCCAGCCATATAGGAGGTTTAGCATGACCTGGAACCGATTTTTGAAAACGAAACTTGTGGAACGACAGTACACTAACAGGCAAGTGCTTGTGATTGCTTGTGTGGCACTGGCATTGGGAGCTATTTCATGTTGAGAGGAACTGAACTATATAGCAATACCGTTCGCTCTGTTGGGGAACTTATTGTGAGTGGATTCTGGTATAGTGATGCGTGTGAAGCCATGTGGGTCATTCTTGGACTGACAGGGGAATCAGCGCCAGATGTCTGGTGGGACTTGTTTGAGCTTGACGTAAACGCATATACAGATGGTAGAAAAGTATCTATCCCGAAATATAAGACTATCTTTTAGTCTTACCGGGAGAAAAAGTTTACAAAACACATATGTGCGCTCATAAGTAAGCACCGTTTCTGCGATGCCACACTCTTTCTCGCTCACATTCCACTCGACACTCTTTTGCGTCTTCATAGATTTCGGCCAAGCCTTTATCGCTGGGGTATGGGTTTTGAATCCCCTCAAATCCCGCATCCCATGCTTTTTCTTCTTCTTTGGTAACAATATAGAGCCTCATTTTAGGCGCCTACAAACCAACTCTTGATGAATAACCCCGTCAATAGCCCCCTTCATAACGGTCTGGAGATCACGAAGATCGACGGGTCCATCCAGTTCTGCTTCTTTTATGGCAAATCGAACTACATCAGAAAATGAGTTACAAATAGCACTCGCATCATCAGTCCACTCTGAGTCGCCACTGGGCCGACGAATAAAAAGCTGAGTCATATAATCATCCCTCCTTACAAGTTCTTATATTACGATTATAAAAAATATCTCGCCTTTTGCTCCTGAGTCCGGGCGCCGCTGAACCGGGAGAAAAAGTTTGCAAAAAGGTCCATCATTTCAAAACTCAGATATTTTTTATAATCGCAATATAATGAGGTATAAGAAAGGAGAATATGATGAAAGATTCTGGATTTGCACTTAGGTTGATTGTTTCAACTTCACTTGGGGAAGTAGTAGAGGGCATCTTGATGCTCCAGTCAAAGAGGGATTCCGGTCGGGCTTCGATGGCTGAAACATTTCAGTTACTTCAATGGGAAGATGATTTGGATTATGTAATGAACAATCTTGAGGGAGATGCCGTCCCCGATCCTCGATTGGTAGGGAGGGCGTAATGATTGAAAATCTCATAACTAAGCTACTTGATGATGATCATGGAATAAACGAAGATGCTTTTCTTGAGTTGGTGAAATATCTTGAACATATTGGAGCAGCGAATATGATCGATAAGCTCAATAAGAAAGTCGAAGCCTCTGATGGGAGGTTCTATTACCCCTTGCCAAACTTTTTTGGAGATGAATAATGCAACGCCACCAAACCGAAAACTTTAGAGCCGATGGAGATAGCAAGCACCCCAATGGGCCGTACCTTGTGTTTGGCGACGGTTCAACCTACGCCGGAATAGAGGGGGCTGTTGTCTGCTATATTAGTGAAAATGGCGAGGAAGAACTTGATTCGATAAACGACTTCAAGGCCGTTAGTGAGGAAAGCGCGATGTACGTGTCCGTACACGAACTTCTAAACTGCTGGGCTATTGTGCATCAAGAGGGCAAAAGATGAATAACCAAATATTTTCCTCACTTCCTCCGCGTGCATACAAGCGCTGCCCCAATAGTGATAAACATAAAAACTTTATCACAGGCGCTGCGGTATGCCAAGACTGGGTTGTTGACGGAACTGGAAACTTTATTGAGGTTTTTGACGAATGTACTCAAGTCCTTCATAAGCCTGATACTGAAAACGAATGGACATGCGCAGATTGTGGCGCGATATCTATATCTATATAAATGACAAATGGGAGGAGTGGTAATGTTTCTATTCAAGTTGAGCCAAGATGTAAATAACGACTACGATACTTACAGCAGTTGTGTTGTTGTGGCGAAAGATCCAGAGAGTGCAAAGGCCATGGTTCCATATAATCCTGCGTTTGATGATGATGATGATGATGATTATTCATACAGGACGCAGGCGTGGGCGTACATCAAAGATGTGACGGTTCAGTGTGTTGGACAGGCTGCCGATGGGCTAAGAGAGGGTGAGATTATTTGCGCCTCATTTCATGCCGGATAATCTCCGGCGCCCTTTCGGGAGAAAAAGTTTGCAAAAAAAGGTGACCGAACAAAAGTTAGATATTTTTTATAATCACAATATATGGTGGTATCAGAGAGGCCGAGAGGCAGAAGGCAAAGGGTCGAAAAACTCTGATATTTTTTACACCCTAACTATAACACTGAAGACGGGATAAGCCGTCGAAACCAAAGGAACTAAAAATGAGTAACATTTTTGAAAACGAAAAGAACGAGTCGGCAATCCAGACCATCAAAGAGACGATGAAGGTTTTTGCTGCCGATGACGGCACGCCAATGGTCAGTTTTGCCACTAATAAGGGCAAGGGTAGCGGCGCTCAGGTTATGAGTGTTGTGACATTTCGAGACTATGTTGAGGCTGTCTCGCATTATGCCGAAAATGGTATTGATGAGATTCCCACTCAGGATAACCTCTCTCCGGCAGAGACTGTTCACCAGACCATTTCTATGGATGACGATGGCATCGTATCGTTCCGAGTCCGAAGTGGAAAGGGTGCAAAGCCAGCCAAGATTCAGTCCCTCGATTTTCAAGATGTGGCGTCACTTCTTGAGTCCACAGTTAGTCCGGTTGAGGCGGCGGCGGAACGGCTGTCCCCTCAGACCACCGATCTCGCCACAACTGAATAAATAAGTCCCCTGACCTTGGGTAAGTCAAAAAACTGCCCATTTTTTACACACAGGAGATTTGTATGCGCAGACCTAACTCAACAGTCCGCTCCAAGATTGATCGCAAGGCAGCCGCCGATGCTATTGCGGAGGAGCGGACCAAGCGTTCTGATGCGGAACAGCTTGCGATTCTTGATCACAGACTTGGAGGTGGGGTCGGAGCAGGGCGCGAACGTAAGCGTCTGCTCGGTCGAATCGTTCCAAAGGGTTAGAGTGTGTGTACAGGCGCAGGGAGGCACGGCCTTATAGGTGCCTCAACAGTTATAAGAAAGGGTCCGATACACTTTAGGGGTGATTAGTGAATGTAGGCGACTTAGTAAGGCTAACAGGCCATCGGTGTCATGGGATTCATGGAGGGAGCAAGACGGTGGAGGGTACGATTATTGATATCTCCCCTCATACCGAAACCTATGCATCTTCTGGATGCTTAGAGTATTTAGTTCTAACCCCCACCGGCCTGAAACACCGATGCTGGAAAGGTGACTTGATTGTTGTTAGAAAAGTCTCGGAACATGGAAGCTGGCATAAACTGTGCGGCACTCCAGTGATGCATCCGCCCCAAAAAAATTAGTGGATTTTACTCGACATTCTTCAGCGGAGGGGGCAGGCGAAAGTCGCCCCCTCGGGAGAAAAAGCTTACAAAACACAAGAAAGTAAAAGTTAGATATTTTTTATAACCAAAGTATATAGAGGTGTAAGGGGGCTTAGAATGAAAGATTACTACTCTACCGAAGAACTCATGCTCCGTACGATCATAGATATTTCGCGTGACAATGCCCTTCAGGAAGTAGATATTCTCGCTCTTGAAGAACGTGTGCGCACACTGACTGAGGCAGAAAGTTCAGATCATGTTCAGAATCTTGAGCGCAAACTAAGGGCCATTCAGCAGTCTTTTGAATCCATCCTGGTCAACCCTGATCGCAAGATCCCCATGATCAAGATGTATCGGGCTATTTTCAACTCTGGGCTAAAAGACTCCAAGCACGCTATCGAGAGGTCTGAGCTATGGAATAGGTGCAAGGTCGCTAAAATCAGCGTGGTGGGTGTGCAGAATAGTTCTCCACCCGAGGGCATCGCAGAGATATTGCCGTCGTGGTTCGATGGGGAGGAGACTTGATATGAAAGTATGTCCAAAGGATGCAAGATGCGGCACTGAGGCGTCATAATAATATCGTTCCTGCCTTTGCCTTGGCGTCGACGGACAGAAGGGCATCGAATACTGGACGACCGCTGGCAGAGCGGGGGGAAAATACTCTGCCTTTCTTCCCCCCCGGGAGAAAAAGTTTGCAAAATTTGTGCACGCAAGGGCGCGACCTACCTTGGTTGGCGGGCCGCGCTCCTAATACTATCTCCCGATACGGTCACGGATCTTCGCCCTAAGCCCACAAGCCTTGTCAGAATCGGTGGGCAAACGGTCCAGAAAGGCCATTAGCTCCGCGTCTCCCGCAGACTTGTTTCTTAGAGCAGACCGAACCTCAAGGAATAAGATTCTACGATCTTGACATTCCATTGGCACCTCCTGCTAAAAGTGTATCGAGAGGATGATTTGTGATAAGGAACCCTCATCACCTCTCGCCCTTTTATATTTTGATTCAAAAAAATATCTAAGTTTTGCCTTGCCTCTCCCGAGGATCTCAAATCTTTCGATCTTTTGGGAGAAAAAGTTTACATAATATAATAAATATATTTCATTTGAAAATAGCAAGGGCAGTTTTCATCTCTTGCCCAGGAGCTTTCATTATAGCTTTATGAAAGGGTTTCACCTGCCGCTTCAACTGAATCAACAGTGGCGGAAAGAAGGCTGGAAACCTCACCGAACTCATCGGCATTTAGCTTGGCGGGCTTGGAGCCTTTACCAGACTTGATTCTGAAGCTAATAACTTCGTCCTCAAGGGAGATGGTTTGATGAACCATTTGAGCGGGAGAAAGGTTCTCATCAGATGCAGTCTCACTGATACCGTTTTCGGCGTAATGAGATACAGCACTAACGTAATCAGCAAAATCGCTAACTGCCATTACTTGAGATCCTGTACCCTTCCCCTTATTGGTAGCAAAAGAAACCATCGGGATGCCGTCATCAGATAGAAAGACCTTCATGGTTTCCTTTACAATCTGAACAGCGGAGAGTTCAACTTCGTCATTGAAGATGTTGGCCATTTTATTAGCTCCTATCAATCTTGTCTTTCGGCACCATGCCTTCTGACATACACATATATATGCGTTATAAAAAATATCTAAGTTTTGCACTACTTGGATCTCGTGAGCATCTCCCGCCACTAATCGGGAGAAAAGGTTTATAAAGTTTATTATTGTGGCATTTGATACTATAATGATATTTTGTCTATGTATAGTATATAACGGTGTGAGAACGAGATACCAGCCTAATGACAGGGAGAGTACCAATGATTGAAGTAGAGTATGAAGGTAACACTTATGGATTTTGTAAAAGAACCAATGATACCTATTGGATTGGAATAAGAGGAAGTAGAAACGTCATGTTTCCCGGTCCCTATTGTGCCGTTCCATTGTCTTTTTATAAAGAACTTCATAGGAAGGCTTTGGAGGATGGACATGAGGAATCTATCTTTAGAAACCCGAAGAAGCAAAAGAAGGTTCGCTCTGCACGAGTTAGGGCTAAGAAAGAAGTTGGAATCAAAATTTTTTAATCAGGAGTTTGTAATGTCTATTGGCCGAAAAGAAATGAATGATGCAATCCAGAAGTTCATTAGTGAAGGTGGAGAGATCGTTCAGATGAAGTATGCTAACGAGAAGGTGCAAAACAAATCTCATCGTAAATCATATCATATTTTGAGACAGGATGATAACCCCCGATCTAAAGAATATCTTGAGCGAGAGGATAAGAAGGAATCTCAGCTTGTTTTCTCAAAAGATGATCGGATGCGTCAATAAAAAAGATAGCTTTGCCCCCCCGCAGCGGGGGGGATGGAGTATGTGTGCGTACACATATAAGTTAAATATATTTTTTCTATTTGAATTATTCAATGCTAACAGAGTAAGATTATGATTGTTACATTGGTTGCGGGATTTCTTGCAGGAGTTGGAGTTTGCGATTTTTCAAGGAATAAGAAGTTTTCAGGAACGTGCATGTGTGTGCTTTCTGTCTTGCTTATTTTTTCATCTATCGGAATTTTTTAATTAGGAAATAAAATGGATACAGAAACTAAGAGTGATGTTACTATGCAAAGGTCTAATAGGCGATTTAACCCCTACAGGGTAACCATTATGGTGACTAATAATCAAACTGGCGCTGTGTTCACGCACAGAGGCTTGACCAGACATGAGGCTGAGTGGATCGACCTCGATCCAAACCTAACTGTAGAGTATTTGAAACACTAAGAACCTTTAGGAAAATGAGGGTCCATAGCTCAACTGGTAGAGCATCGGACTTTTAATCCGCAGGTTCTGGGTTCGAGTCCCAGTGGACCCACCATTTTCTCAACTTTGAAGGCCCATAGCTCAATCAGGTTAGAGCATCGCTCTCATAAAGCGCAGGTTCTCGGTTCAAGTCCGAGTGGGCCTACCATTTATTTAGGATTTAATTATGGATAGTTCAGTGAAGAATTACTGGCCGAGTACACAGCTATGTATGGAGTGTGAGCATAGCATATCTGTAATGGGTGATGACGAGCCTACATACGTGTGTTCAGTTGGCGTAAAACTTGGACCTTGCGAATCCAAGTGCGAGGAGCAATCTGAAATTGTCGAGGAATCCCCATTGGGAGATGACCCTATTCACTGGTAAACGCCCTCCCTTTCGGGAGAAAAAGTTTACAAAATATTTTGCAATCCATAGTTAAATTATTAGATATTTTTTTTAATCAGAATATATCTTCGTATCAGGAGGTAGTCTGCTATGAATAGAGTTAGGGCAATTAGAGAAGATGCTATTGTTGGTATCGGAAGCTGTTCATCTATTGATGAGTGCTTAACAAATATTGAAGTTCGTGATCTTCTTGATGAAGATAACATCACAACTTCCTATGAAGCTGTGAAATGGGCAAGGGATAGAGAGCTTTTTTATCTTGAAAATGCTATGAACTATCGCCGGGGTGGTGATGATGATCCCCAGCTTAGCGATTACCATTCTTTTGAGAAGCTAATAAAAGAAAACCCAATCTCTTTAATTACAAAGCTCTAAAGGAATTAAGAACTATGGTCTGGACCGCTATCCTTTCTAATGGAATAAACACTACTTCAGAATATATCATGACGGATACCCCCTGTCATGAAAAGGCGGTAGCAGCCTTTTATAACGTCAGGGTTGAAAACGGTATGTTTCTTGTTGCGATAATTAAAGGACGACATGAAGTTTATGTTTAATCTTTTAAAGAATGAGTTTAAGTTTGTAAAGAATAGGATGTATATGCTTGGTCTAAACAAGTGGCATCTTCTCTCAATCTTATCTCTTGAAATCATTGGATGGACTCTTATTTTTATTCTTGGCTATAAAGCCTACAACTGTTGTTAGGAAATATCATGACAAATAAAAATGTAATTAACGCTTGGGTAGATGGCCGTATAGCCAGTAGTTGCAACGGCAACATGTCTACAAACGGTGTAGATCTCTATTCATATAATCTAAAGATTGCTTCAAGGCAGGACCATCAGTTCAGGATTTGGGACTATACAGCAAGCGGTCATTATTACTCTCAGACTACCTCATGTCATGTGAGTTTGGCGCTAAGAATGTTGGACGGAAGTTTCTTTCTTATGCAGCCAAACACTGACGGTTCTCCTGATGACTATTATAAAAATCTATCTGCTTGATATTCAATCTAAAAAAAGAGAGTAAAAGATGCTCACTCGTAGACAATTCTTTGCACGTATGCGCAAATTAGGTTTCTCCAAATCACGTATGCAGATGACTCGCATTGGCTTAACATACGTGAGGGATGACGAAAATGGGCGTGTTACCGTGACGGTTCCCAAGTATCATGAGTCAACCTTTACCATCTTGGGAGATACGCCAAATAGCGGCATCTTTGTTAAGGACATCGGAAAGGAAACTAACTGGGGAATTCCCGTTAATCCTAATTCAATTGGCCTGAATAATATGCTGGAGGTATGCCTTGGGCTTTGCTCTGGTGATGTTCACATGACGGCTCCTGATTATGAACGATATGAGGGGTAATGACATGTACCGAATCGGAAGCATCATCGAGTATCAAACATTCACAGGCGCTGCTCGCATTGTTCTTGTGGAGGAAAAGGATGATGACATAAAGAATGGCCGGGCAGGTTTTGGCGGAATACTTGAGCCAAGCCATATGAAAAATGCCGAACTCCGCGCCGAACGACCGGGCATTTCTAAGCTGGAAAACCGCCCCCGAAAGTTCGAGAACGGAGTGGCGGAAGGGGCGGGAGTCTGGGGCTACGATAGTCAGATTACTAAAGTATTAAAGTACTAAAGAGGATTCTGTGAAAATAGCAATAACTGAATTTGCCGCTGGCCACCACTTTGGAAATCCAGATGGAAAGGGGATAGAATTGGAGTATGTACACTTGACACACGAACAACTACACATTATACTAAGGGCGCTCGATATCTTTTCGACAGATATGCACAGTGCAGCCACCGTTACTGGCAGCGAAGAAGCTCTCAGGGAGGCTGAAATCGCAGACGCGCTCATGGATGAACTCGACTCATACCTTGAGGGGCCAGAAGATGAGTAATAAACTAAAGCTAAGGCTGACCCAGGATCAGGCAAATTTAATATTGCTTGGTCTTGATGAAATTATTTCAAAAGAAGAACACGGGTCAGAAAGAATTGAGGTTGCAGATAGCATACGGAACGCCCTTTGCAGAGAACAAGATGTGATAATAAAAAAGATTCTTGATAAAATGAATTATTAACGGTAAAATACCCCACTCGACTAACAGCCCGTGTACATATGTACATGGGTTATTTATTTATAATTTAATTAAAAAGGATTAAAAAATGTTTGAAGCTATTATTTTTATTACCACTATTGGTTCACTCTGGACAGCCTGCTTTGTTGGCATGGTTGTCGCACTTTATAATGACTAGGTATTTATAATGTACAAAAAGCGTAAAATGACCAAAGAGCCTATGGTAATTCACCTTGAGAACGCTCCAGATGATATAACTGGTGAAATTGTAAAAACTCTGAAGGAACTAAAGGATGACTATGATCTTGAAACTGAAGAAGTTGAAAAGACTATGAATAAAAATTACTTTAAAAAGCTTATTGGTAGATGCTTTAGGGAGTAATCAGGGATTATGAAGAGAAAAAGTTTACAAAATTTAATGTGGCCTATAATTTGGATTACACTATTTATTTTAATAGGTTGTCCGAAACAGAACAAGCCAGAAGAACCTGTGCCAAGAACTTATGAGGGTTTGGATAATCTTAATGAGGAAGTCTTTCCAGAAGACAGTGGGTTTTTGGAAGATGGCTTATAATAACTAAAGCTCTTCAGAGTTCCGGTCCCTTGGTTTGTCCTCTCGTGGGAACTCTGGATCTAAAGAATTCCGAGTCCTTAGTCTTGATCTCCTGGGGACTGGGAACTCCTAAGACAATATACTTAGTGATATTATATATATCATAAGCCCTAACCCACCCAGGAGAAATGACATTGCAACCGCTGCGTATACTATGTCTTTAATAGCAATTCCTTTCCACCATAACCAATGTTTTATTTTCTTTATTATCTTCATGGCTTAATGATACCAATGTTGTCTCTTAAAACCAAGAGATGAGCTCCTTCATCTAATCCAATTGGGAGAAAAAGTTTACATAATTTTAATGAAAAAAGACTCCAAGGGGATTTCCCAAGGAGCCTTTCTTTAGTGGTTAATTACTCGTCACTATCACCTTCATTAGATGTTCCAGTGAGTCGTTCACCCGCTGCTTCAACAGCATCTACAGTGGAGCCGAGAAGCTCTGCAACTTCGGCCAAGTCACCGTGACCTACCTTGGCTGGCTTCGCTCCCTTACCAGAGCGAACTCGGAAAGAAACAATGCCGTCATCATCCATAGAGATAGTCTGATGAACAGTCTCGGCGGGAGAAAGATTATCCTGAGTAGGAATATCATCAATACCGTTCTTAGCGTAATGCGAGACAGCTTCGACATAATCACCGAACTGAACAACGCTCATAACTTGCGCTCCAGAACCCTTACCGCGATTAGTAGCGAAAGAAACCATGGCGGTTCCATCGTCAGCAGCAAAGACCTTCATGGTTTCCTTAATGGTTTGAATAGCAGACTCGTTCTTTTCGTTTTCAAAAATGTTAGCCATTTTTTATCTTCCTTTTTTGTGGTTAGTGTGGAGGCTCGCCGCCTCACACCTTAATATATTTCGGTTATAAAAAATATCTGAGTTTTGCGTATAATAATGGCAGGGCGAACATCGGGAGAAAAAGTTTATACAAACGTCTTTCGCTCATTATTATCTTATTAAATATATCATTAGATGAACCTTTATGTTTTATTTAATGTTTGTCTAAAACTAATTTAGAGTTTATTTAATAGTATCAAAAAGATAACATCTATAATAGATAAACTATCTATAGTAACGTAAAGAAATCAATACATCGAACATTGTTAGGTCAATGTGAATTGTAATATTATTTTTTTCATCCAGTATAACATCGGAGGTAATCAAAGCATGTTAGCAGTAAAGGCGGAACAGAAGTCAAAAGAAAAGGTTGAGAAAGAGATTCAGGAAGGAATTGAAACCTTCTTAAGTAATGGTGGGGAGATTGACTATATTAAATCCAGTAAGTCTCAGGCTAAGAGGGCCAAGAGGACCAAGGTAGTTGAGACTAAGAAGAAAGAAACAAACACTGCAAAGAGTTTATTAGACCAGATTATGAATGATAAAAGTTTATAACAATTTAATTCCAGAGGAATTACAGAACATAAAAAAGGTTACCCCGATTAAAAAGGTTGAGGGTGATCGTTCTTATTTGGATGATGTATTCACACATGAGTATTCGTCTGAAGAGGACGACAAAGAAATTCTTACCTATGACAGTAGAGGTAAGTTAGTTCATATTAAAATAAAAAATAAAATCAAGGAGAAAAGTTAAATGAGCACACTACATTGTTTTATGAAAGGTACGCTTTCCAATCCCGTTGGCCCCGAGACTGAGGTGTGGATTAATGTTCTAAAGGTAAATTCTATTATGGCAGACTCAGACGGAGGCTCCCATGTTCTATTGGGAGATGGCACCACTAGCTTGCGTGTACACGAGTCACCTACGGAACTAATGAATACAGCCGCCTACCTTACTCCAGCTACTGAAACCAATGCTCCAATCTACTTTGGAGGGGAAGAAAATTAGTTTTATATATTAAAAAAGACTTTTTTCTATAATACGACCCTTTGTTTTTTTCAGATAGGCCAAAAGGCTTTTTTCTGAGAGGCAAAGGGTCTTTTTTTTGAAAAAGGGTTAATGTTTTTTCTGTGAAAAACGCTATATAGGATTTTCTGTACAAAGTCAAAGGCTTTTTTTGAAACGAAATAAGCGGCACAGCGTTGTTTCTAGCACCAGTCATTTTTATACATATGTGTATAAGGATGGGAACGCGTGTGTGCGTACAAAACGTGGACCAAAAAAAATTCTGGTACTAATTTTTCTAAAGAAACGTATAAGCGTATGTGTGTAAATGAAAACTTAAAAAATTTACTACTAATTTTTTCTAAGTTTATGTATAACTATCAATACCAAGGAGGTAGCGGTGATCAACGATCTAATTAGGCTTGCAACACACTTGGATGCCAAAGGGTATTCAAAAGAGTCAGACTATCTTGACAAGATGATTAACAAGATGGCCATGGAAGAAGGTGATGAAGAGGACTCAGAAGGGGCTCCAGAGCCAAAGTCTTCTAAGTGGCACAGAATGAAGATGATAAGAGTTGTTGAAGAGATGGACAAGAATGACTTTAACTCGCTAAGCTTTGAGCTAAATGGGTACTCCGTAAGAGTTACCAAGAAGCGGGATGATGATTAAGGATCTGATAAAGTTGGCGAACCACCTTGACAAGCTGGGCCTTACTATGGAAGCCAATAGCGTTGACTACCTCATCAAGAGTGCTCAGGCTACGGGAAGAGTGTCTGCTCTAAAGCATCTTCTTCAAGATACACTAAGAGAGCACGGCTACAAGGTTGGAAAGCCCGAAGACCCCGAAAACATAGACGATTCAGGAAGTCCGAGGTATATAAATGTTCCTTTGGATGTAACAAGTAATAGTTGGGGCAATACAGACCAGGCTTGGTTTGCTTTTGCAAACAATGTTCTTCGCATACCAGCTATCGCAACAGATTGGCAGACCGTAGCACCGACAATAGGGCAGGGGTATAAAGGAACTTTGGCCGGAATGATGAACCTTCTAGAAGACTTTGCAGGTGGTGGTAGAGCGAGGGTTGGTGCCGATATGGGTCATCAAGGAACCGAAGAGTTAGCGGAGCAAACAGATGCTCTGCAAAGAGGAATTGAGGATAAAGTACCTATTTTAATGGCTCCAGATGCCGCACAGCGAGGCTTTGAGTTTGAAGAAAGAAGGGATGATCTTGAGAGAGAGGCTTATAGGGCTAACCCTCCGGCTCAACCTAAACCAGATGTTCCGGCATCGGGCCAGGTAGCAAGGCCGGAGCAGACTGGAGAGACAACGTGGGAATATGCCGGATGGACTCAGGTTAGAAATCCGAATGGAACCATAAAACATTATATAGATGATGGGGGCCGTACATTACATAGCCCAATGGCCAATACCAGAATAAGTGGGTACTCCCTAAATGACGCTCCCTGGGTTCAACAATAATAGCAATAATAGAGTAGTATAAGGGTGATGATGAGTAGGGTGTTTAAAGAGTTAGATAAGTTATACGACTACTTAAGTTCGGCGGGATTAAAAAAAGAATCAAGCGAATTAAAAGCTGTAATAGCACAGTCTCAAAGCCTAACATACGAACCGTTGCCGGAAGAACCAGCGGATACTTCATCCGTTACATGCTCTAAAGAAGCAAACGGAAGAAAAGTGGAAGTCATAGACCGCACAGTATGGACCGATGATTTGGCCAATAGCGTTACTAGCAACTTTGTGGGAGCAGAGTGGGGGAAAAAACATTTTGCTTCTGGCATATGTCTCAGGCTGATGCCAATACTAACGATGGGAGAGTATGGGGATGCTATGACCATGGAATTAAATGAAGCGTGGAGAAGTCTGCAAGAACCAATTATAATGGCCTTTCACAAAGGGAACGATGGTCTTATGCCAGATACTTTAAATGAGGGACAGAGAAGCGAAATAGTGGGGAGAGCCGCAAACCTTTTTGCAGGTGGATTAGACATTGTTAATAATAGGCTTAGTTTAAATTTTGAAATAAAGTTTACAAAGATTTATAAAGAACCAGAAATGCAGGTATAGTCTTATGGGTACTAAGAAAAAATTAAATAATTTATATAGCTACCTAGTTAGTGCCTCACTGTTTAGAGAAGCGGATAACATTCTTAAGATCAGTAACGCCGCTTACGAGCCTTCCCCAGAGGTCGTAGAGAGAGAGCGACAAAGGGAAGAGGAACTGAAAGAAAAAAGGCAGGACGAGTCGGCTTCTATAATAGATGCTATAATGGAACACTCGCCCTCAATGTTCACATCAAAACCGGAGTATCTCACTTCTGGAACCGAAGCTCACATCTTTAGGTCGGGAGAAAAAATTCTAAAAATAACTAAATCCCACGCAGAAGCGGGTATTGCTTCTGCGGCCAAAAGCACCCCGTATAGAGGAATATATAATGTTTATGAGGTCTACAAGGTGGGGACTGAGTGGGCTATTGTGGTTGAGTTCCTAGGACCGCAAGATAGCGAGATGTACTCGGCGGGTTCTATAGTATGGGAAGCGGTGGACCCAAAGAGGGGAGCCACAACAAAATCAAGAGATTTTATTTTTAATAGTGATCTAAAGTTTATAGATGCAATAGAGAGAGTTACATCTCTAGTGGAAGAGGCGGGAACACTAAGCTATACAAATAACTGGACCTCAACCCCAACAGTTATCTCCAACCTAGGAGAAGAGGAGTCCTATGCCCTTAGGATGGTAATGGGGGCAAACGAACATATATCTCCGGCCAAAGGGAAGCTAAGGGGAACGGAGGAAAAGACCAAGAAGGGCTACTCAGGTGGAAAGCAGGTCGATGTTTCTTATTTAGAAATGGGGTTCCTTGATTACCTTGACGCAATAAAGATTACCACTCAGACTGGTCACCTACAGGATCTAAAAGAACATTTAAAATATATCTATGATACCTTTGGAGTGCAGCTAACAGATATATCAGGTGGCAACTACGGCTCAAGGGACGGAAAGATAGTCCTACTTGATCTAGGTTATTCATCAGGCGTTACTGCTCAAGATTATATTGATTTATCTGATAAAATTTAATTAAAAATAAAGTCGCGGCAGCAATAAATAATTTAATTATATATTTTTATACTAAATTATATGCCACTGATAATGCCTTATGTGTATTATCAGGGATTTTATTATGCAGAACGAATGGAAGATCATTGGCTCAAAGGGCGATGAGTATACAATTAAAAAGACAGGCGATCATTTCACCTGTGAATGTCTTGGGTATCATCATCAAGAGCGGTGTTATCATATTAAAATGGTAAAGACTCATTTGGATACTGGAGCGCCGCTTACATCCAGAAAAGAAACCAAACTGTTTCAAGGAGAATAGTATGCCTAATTGGTGTTCAAATACTTTAAATGTTACCGGCCCAAGAGAAGCCGTAGAAGCCTTCATAAGTGCAGCCAGAGGACCGGGAGCAACATACAATGAATTTCACGGAGAAGAATGGGAAGCATTTGAAGACACAAGGAAAAAAGTCTTGGCCTCAAACATTCCAGAGCCGGGTCCGGTTCAAGACCTATCATTCCACGCTCTGTATCCCGTTCCAGAGGACGTTAGGCGCTTTGGGTATGATGATGGTCAGGCAACAAGACTAAGAGCGTCTATGGATGACTCTGTGGTTGGTATCTATGGTAACGGTGCTAACTGTGGTGGCTATGGATGGGAAACTAATCACTGGGGAGTCAAGTGGGGGGCAAGCGACGTTAATCTGACTACACAGAGCGCCCAATCCGGCCATAACATCGGTGGCGCAACTATGGCAACATATGAGTTCGAAACACCTTGGGGTCCACCAGACGGTCTTCTTTATAAGGTTTCAAAAGATTTTCCGGGGATTACCTTTAGCCTTCAGTTCTTAGAGCCAGGAATGGGGTTCGAAGGTAGAATGGAGTGGAAAGATGGGGAGCAGACTGTCGATGAATCTTGGGATTATCAAGAAGAAAATTGCTAAGATGAACAGGGTTAATCACAATAGTTAGTTACTCAACAATGATAATCATAATTAAATTGATACTTTTTATAACTGCGGTATGGTAATCTATGCAATTGCTAAATTGCTATTTTTTTACGCTTCTAAAAAGAATAGGGGATGGACGATGACAAGCAAGACAGGTTTTTATTCAATCGCAGCAGCATTAGCCATTTTTACTCTAATCGGCTCCTTCCTCGTCTCTGATTCATCAGAGACTCCGAAGGCGTTGATAGAGTTCGGACAGCCAACCATTAATAACCCCTCAGATGTTTCGGAATACCTGCTTCAAGCAAAGGAGGACTAGTGATGCAAAGACTAGTTCACGAGGATAAAAGGCCAGACAACTGTGCTACAAGAGGGCTTCATCCAAACCTGCTTCCAAACGGATGGAGAGAGGTTTCCCATGAGGAGTTTTCTCAAAGTGCCTTTTTTACTTATTCTCCAACACACATAGAATATCGTCAGATGTATAACGATGACACCTTTTCCTCCAAAATGATTTCAGCGAGACTGTTTCACTTTAGCGATGGAACTGGATTTGCTATGAGCAATGATTACTGGGATAAAAAGGTTAGCTACTTTCGCTTTGGATGCGAACATAATTATCGCGAACTTTCGCCGGAACAATCCGGCGAAAGAGGTGTGAAGCACTTTGGAAGCTGCTTTCATGTTTATGAGTGTAATGAGTGTAACCACATAATGTCGCAAGATTCTAGCGACTAGGGAGTAAGTTATGGGCGCAGATATGTTGCTTTATTGTTGTGAAGATCCAACGGACTATGCAAAGGCATGGCCCGTTATACAGTACAGAATTGATAATATGAACAACGATCATCTGGATGGTATCGCTGAAGAGAGCCTCTGGTATGAGGCTCAAGAGGCTTGGGAAGAGATTAGTGATATGGATATTAAAGAAGATGATCTTTATCATCTAAATGACCTCTATCCTATAAAGATGAGGGAGATGGTAAGAGAGAAACTAAAAGAGGCTGTGAGCCAACTTATTGGATCTCCAGAAAGTGATTTTGGGAATTGGCGACGTGACGTTGCAACTATGACTTTGAATGGCGCATCCTATATGTTTACAGGAGGAATGTCTTGGGGCGATTCCCCCTCAGAAGCCTGCGAATACATGAGTCTAATTGAGACCGCAGGAATCTTTGATGGCATGGGAAGTGCTGATTTTGATTATGAAAGTTTCAAGGTGTAATACAATATGAATTTATTTATTTTGATATTTTTATCACTTGTGGTCGGATTCAATACCGGGCTGGCATTTCACCTATCAAATAAAATCGAAGAACAAAGGAAGATTATAGATAGTATAATACAAAGCCTTTTGGACCAAAAAACAACCTTTGATCTTAGTAGTAAATTAACACTGGAATATCTATCTAGGCTGGAGAGAGACATCTCCTTCCTATCCAGTATTCCGCCTAGCACAACAATCAATTAGGATATTAAAATGAACCGATTTGACACAGTAAAGTTGACAGATGGAACGATTGCAACAATCATTGGAATAGAGAGGTTGCTTGGTGAAGCAACCGGACATGCCCTAGTTTCGATCATTGACACAGAGGGGCCGATTATAGTGAGCCTGAATGATACAACACTAATTAAGAAGTATGCTACACCAGCACTATATCCCCATATTGACGATCAGGCGGTGTGACTATCTACTACTATTTGATGTAGATTTGCGAGACATAATCTTTTAGATTTATTGGAGGGTTTGTGCCTAAATCTTGGAAATATGGATTAATAAAAATAGAGCACCCATCTATTGATGAGGAAGAATACTGTGAACTTGTAGAGCTATACGCTTGCTTGAGTCAAGATGAATACAACTCCGGTTATGCCGCAGAGGGAGATATAATATTTAATTCGTTTTGCAAAGCGAGAATTAATTCAATAGAAGAACTTTCTGCTGCGTATAATGATGCAATGAAAGACGGAGTTAATAATTGGTTTGCAGAAAATGGAACCTTTTCAATAGACGATGATGAGTTTTGGGATTGGCAGAGCAATAAGAAACATTTAGACCGTGCTTTGAATAGTGAGAACATAGATGCTTACGAAGAGGAAGTGGAACTTTATACAGTTTATGGCGGAGAATAACAAAACCACATACGAGTTCTCCATAACAATAATTGGTAATGGAGAAAGCGTTGATGAGGCGTTTCAAAGCGCCTTAGATAATCTATCTAATGACCCATATAGCGTAATAACGAATGAAGTTATATATGTTATAGTAGGAGGAAACATTGCAGAAGAAGAAACAGAAGAGTCAACAGAAGAGTCCGGCGAACAAGAGGAATTCGAAAACTAAAAGTAAAAAGCGTAAGATCGGCTATAATCCCGAAGACATTATGCTTTGTAAAAGTTTTGCAGGACCAGACATTTCAATGCGCGTACTATCTAAAGTTGATAGGCCATCCACTCTAAAGCAAGATATGGATGACGGGATTCGCTTACAAGGATTTTGGGGCTGCTTAACGAGCAAGAAGGACCAGATGGCACTTATAGATAGCGGTGTTCCTTATGACAGAAAAGAGAAACTAGGAGATTGCGAATCTTTCGTATTTGACTGGCAAATTATAAAGGTCTTAAAAAGAAATAAGAAGGGTGGCTGACAAAAAATGTATGTTTTAGAAAGAACCGGTGTTAGCTGGGACGTTAGATTTTATTCTGGCGGTATCATGTCAAATCATCTGCAAACATTCGGCTCAATTGAATCTGCTAAAAAATTCGATAATCGTTCCGATGCAGAGGCAGAAAAAGATCGTTTAGATCTGGAGATTGGAATTTACACAATGGTGACAGGCGTTGATGACTTCAAACTATAAAATAAAACTTGGTTACGCATGTATCAATACGCAGCTTTCTGACGGACCCAAGCACTCTAGAGTTACTACAAACAGGAGTATGATTAGGAGAACCTTTGACCAAAAAGGGATACCTTATGTTTCTGAGATTGTTTTAAAAAATGTAACAGACTTAAATAAAATTTTAAAGTGGAATCTAGATAACAAGATATACTTCTATAGAATGTCATCATCCTCATTCCCTTGGGCTTCGGAATATGCACTAGAGAGTCTACCCGAATATGAAGAGATTTGTTTTCAGTTAAAAAAAGCTGGAGACTTTGCCAAACAGAATGATATTCGAATCACATACCATCCGGGTCCATTTAACAAGTTGTGCTCTCCAAAAGAAAATGTTGTTCTAAATACAATTAAAGATCTTAATCATCATGCCGAAGTTATGGATCTCATGGGGCTTTCACAAACTCCCTATAACAAGATCAATATCCATGTTGGTGCGGCATATGATGACAAAGTAGAAGCGGCAAAGACCTTCTGTAAAAACTTTAGTCGCCTATCTGAATCATGTCAGTCCAGACTGACAGTTGAAAACGATGACAAAGCGTCCTTATTTACCGTAAAAGATCTTTATCAAAACGTATATTCGAAAATACTTATTCCAATTGTATTTGACTATCATCACTACAGTCTTCATCCGGGAGATATGAACGAGAAGGACTCTCTTGAGTTATCACTATCCACATGGGGTGGAATAAAGCCTGTAGTGCATTACTCTCAGTCCAGATCTGTAGAGCATGACAACCCTAAGATAAAGCCGCAGGCACACTCTGATAGCTACTGGAAGGCTCCCAATACATATGACTACAGCTTTGACATGATGCTTGAATGTAAGCACAAAGAGCTTGGGCTATACAAAATTAGAGAGCTCATGAGAGATACTAATATTGTAAAATAATATACAATGAGAAATGTCTTTAAAAAATCATTTTATAAAATAGCAAAGCCTTCTGTTAACGAATTTATATACAAAAATAAAAACACCTTATTTCCTAGAAACTCTATATTTTTCTCCGAAGGGTTTGCCTTTTGCGTTTTTTCAAAAATGTATAGCTGTGACGTTATCATAGAATCTGGAGTTCGATATGGCGGATCAACAAGGATGATTCTTAATTATTTTGACAACGATGTAACTATCCACTCTAATGATCTCTTGATTCAGCACAAAGAAGATGTAGAAAATACTATTGAGAATATCTCTTTAGAGTATCCAAGTAGAAGCTGGTCATTTCATCCCGGAAAAGGTGAAGAGGTTGTTTATGACTTGGCCAAAAGCTATCAGGGGACTGGAAAAAGAATAGCCATAATGATAGATGGGCCAAAGTATAAAAGCGCAGTAGACCTATCAAGAGTCTGTCTTCAGCTCGATGAAGTTAAGTTTGTATCTATACATGATATGGGACAAATACCTTACAAAAGGCTAAGGGGTCGAGAAGAAAGAAACTCTATTGAAGATATAAGGGGTATGGATAATCACATATTTAATACAGACGCACTTTGGTATCGCAAAAAGTTTGCAGACCGAATAGATGATGAGATTTGCGGTGCAAATCCAAGCAAAGACTGGGGCATATGGAGAAAAAAATACCTTCATGGGTGTGGGCTATCTTTCTTGATTAATCCAAAAAATGAAAAAATATTTGCCAGCAACTCGGAAAATATTTTTTATAGTAAATAAAAAATGTCAATCTGTGTTTTAAATAAATTTAAGAAAGAAAACCTTTATCTTGATCCATATCCTCATATAGTGATAAGGGAGTGCTTAGATTGGGATATCTACAGGGAGTTGGAACGCTCAATAGACGTAGATAGGATAAAGAATATATGTGGTGCTGACGGTGCTGGAGCATATAGATATAAACTTGGAAAATTCGAAGGTGACATAGTTAGTGGCAACAACTTGCTAACAGAATTTATGCAGTATCATACATCACCTGAGTTTGTTGATAAAGTTTTAAACATATTTGATAAACAAATGAATGATTTATATTCTGATTTTTATAAATCATATAAAAAAGAACACGTTTTGTTGCGTGGGACAAGAAGCCCGCCCCACATTAGAAAGAAGGATACCATACATTCAGACTGTCAAGTTGTTATTCATGATTCACTTCCGAGTGAAAGCACAACTAGGGCAACTCATATCGACTGCTTTCAAGAAATATATGCAGGACTCCTATATATAAAGCCGGATAGCGATAAATCTACGGGTGGTGACCTTGAGCTTTATAGTGCTTCTAAAAAGGCAATAAAGCGGTCAGAGCCATACAAAGTCCTTCATTACAGAGCAAGTGTTGAGTATGTATCAGACTCGCTATCTGAACACAACAAAAAGCTATACGCCGGATGGGGAGGCAAAGCTGACAGGGGCGTTGAAGAGATTAATCTAAAGAAAGAAAAGGTTGTGGAGTATTATAAAAATAACTTTGTTATGTTTTTAAATACAAAAAAATCTATCCACGGAGTTTCCCCTAGGGTTGGAGCAGAGGTGGAGCGAGTACATATCAATATAATATCAGACCGGCTAGGCAGAAAGTCAAATATGTTTAACCTGTAGACCATGCGTAATAAAAAAACACAGAAAGAAATCGTTTCAAAGACTTTAATATGGAGATTTGTGGTGGCTATACCACTTGCTACGGCTATAGCGATGTTTTATGTAAAAGATATAGCCACATCAATAGAAATATCTATAGCATCGAATATAGCGTCAACTATATTTTATTATATATATGAAACCATATGGGATAAGGTTTGGTCTTTTTTAAGTAATAAGATATAATCATCAGTATAAATATTACATGGATATCTATAGGGCTTATGCAGAAGATCACACTAAAAGGTTTTTGTTTTATTTTTCCTATGAGCCAACGCCAAAAGAAATTATCCATATTCTGACTAGCGAACTAGGACGAGAACCATACATATATGATATATTTCCAGAGCCAAATATATCGAAAGAGAAGCTGAAGGATATTCTTTCCGTAAAGACTATTTGTGGCAAAGAAATTTTTATACCTTCAGGATTAGAAGTTACATTTATTGACCTATGCAGAATTTTATTTGGGAGTTCAGAAGATGAGTGATACGCATGATTTGTCCAGTAGAAAGTGGGGCTGTAATTATACTATAATTCAGATTTACAAGAGGGGCATGAACCTTGATCTTTGTGGATGGCACAAGGGCGTTAAGAATGGAGATTATATAATTCTTAAAAATGGCACAGACACAACCCGATATAAAGTAGACTCGGTAAAGTATGAATCAGAACCTCGTGATATGTGGAACGCATCTGTATCATTCTCACCAAGAAGCGCATCAGAGGGTTGATTTACTATGCGACAAGGTAATTTAAACTCTAGAGAGCGGCTTTCGTTTTTTGACGCTGTTATCTCTTGGGCAAGCGAGATAAACAAGGAGCTTGACCCATCTGCGTCGTCAAGAGAGGTTATCGAGGCTTATAACTATTTAAGTGCAACTAATAACAGTTTTTTCAAAACAAAAGATGGCTCCTGGAATAGGTCTATAAAAGATGACGAAACGATGCTTTTAATGGGAAAGATTGTTTGGTTGAGAACTAGAGTAATAATGTAAGGAGGACTATGAAAACGTTTCTTAAATATTTATTTGTATCAATATCACTTTATCTAATGTTAAAGTTTGCGGTAGATAACCCGAAGAAGGTTTCGGATATAAAAGATTTTGTAGATCTAAACACAGATAAGGCGATTGATGCTACACAAAAGCTGTTTGAGCAAACAGCGAAATGAGGAGATTACTACAATGTCAGATGAAATTATAAACTTCCTTGAGGAGAAAATTAAAAACCCAAGGGGTGACCTTGAAAAAAATTTGGATCAGGCTACTTTGAATCTTTATATAAACGGAAACATTGATGCAAAAATAGAAAACGGAGAACTTTTAGTCTCCATAACAGAGAAGGGACAGTCTTCTTTCTTGGCAAATTTCAGTCATGGTATGAAACCCGCTGAAGCATAAGCTCTTTATTAAATTTAAATAAAACATTTCATTTCAGTATAATGTCTTAAATGACTTTATCTAAATGGAAAAGAAGAAGAACCTCTAGGGAAATTGAGAGGACAAGGTTCGACAACAGGGTTAGAACAGTCATATCCTCAGATGACAAATCATTGCTTGGAAGGGAGGTGCTTGTAGAAAGAGATTTTTATTTAAATAAAAATCAAGTTTCAAAATGGCGATACTTCATTCCACTTCCCAAGAAGCATCCTGTTAAAAAAAAGACTCCATACGTGTCTTACACGATGCGTTGCGGAATTGAAAGCAAAGAACTAGCCATGATGCTTGCCGATATAGAGGCGGCTGACATGGGTTATCTTGTTACTAACGCCTTTGAGCTTCTCAATGATATTGAGTAAGTGGGAAGAGGTTAAAATAAAGAACAATCAGGATAGTTATTCTATATTCAGAAGGTTTATATTTATCTCAAAATTTAATTATAAATCTTCTGCCATTATAATTTACAAGGACTACATAAATTGGAACTATAAAATAAGATTTATCTCTAACTACAAAGAAGAGGATTTTGTCGTAAGAGATTTATCCGAATGTGATTCATGGTCCATTGGCTTAGCAGAAACAAGAGAGGTTGCAATGCTATATGCAGATCTAATGGCCATAGAGATGGGTTACGATATAGAAAGCCCGCTAGTGGGACATGGAGCTTAGTTTATATACTAATAAGTTATAATGAACTGAACTGTGGAGAACGGATGATCAAAAAACTAATAGAGCTTGCTAACCTGTTAGATGGCGAAGGCTTTGTAAAGGAAGCTAATCATCTTGACGGCCTCATCAAAAGGCTTAGCGACCCCGATGATACAGGCATAGGGCTTGAAGAATCATATGCCAGCATAGTGTCTTCGTATGTCGAAAGTCATCCAAACGAACATGAGTTTGACTTAGGAAGCGCGGGATTGCCGAGCAAATATGAGGCGCTAGAGGAATCTAGCGAATAGTGTTATCACTCTAATGGAAGTAGTACTGATATCATTAGTTATTTTTTTTATATTTGCATCATTTATAATGGGTAAATACTTTGGGGTTATGAAAGAGAGAAATGGTTATGGGGCCGACTACCTTAGGGTTCAGGCATCTGAAGTTTGTAGGGGTGCAATATATGATGGAATTGGGGATGACCATGAGGCATTTACACAGTCTGACGAAAATGTTGTGACCATATATTTTTCAAAGGATGACTTTATAGATGATCTGATGTTGAACAGAGTTGTCTTTTCTATAGAAGAAAATAAATATATTAAAGTAAAAAAAGATGAGCAATGATGAGTAATATTACTATTAATATATCATATTATGATTGGAAAGATTATAAAAATGATGGAGAAAATTAATGGCTAGAACAATTTCTATATTTAAAACACTGAATAGTGCATCGACCGCACTTACATATGGCACAAATAGTGGTGGTGCTAGAATATTTGAAGGCTACTTTATAGAGCACCAATTGGATGCAAGAAACAATCCAATGTCAAGGTATCAAGCATGTGGGAAGATAGTTGGCCTTGCAGTAAAGGGTTCTTCAACGGTTGTTGCCGATACAATTCAAGTTTCAGTTAGGCAGGGGTCTGCTGCCGGTGCTGTAAATACTTTATGGGCGATGAGCGCAGGAGCGGCGTGTGGGCTTCATGGCGGAACTAGTGCTGGTGGGTGTGGAATAGTCATAAGAAGGGGTAAGCATGTAGATGGAACGGCAATAATGGGCCTTCCGACAGAGGGTGTTTCATTTGATGTAAATACCGACAATCAAGCCAGTAATCACAAAGATCTCTACGTATTTGTCAAGGCTAACAACGCAAGAGTTGGGAACTGCACAGTAAGGCTCGATATTGAACTAGACGATGGGCGCGGCACACTCAAGCCTCATAAGAGGGCTAGGTTCTTAGGAACATCTGCTGGCGCTCTGTATTGAAATAACGCATATAATAAACAGGTTTAGGCCAAATGAATATGACTAACCTAGTTTTCATAAGCGATAGAAGCTATTATGGATTCGACTGGGAAGTATATCGGTGCAAAAAAACAAATGGATTCGTGGGCATATGCCACGGATTTTCTTCATTAAAGGAAGCTAAGAACATGGCCTTATTAAAAGAGGGGATGGTTAATGCATCAAGAGAAGAGAGAAGAAGAAAGAAGAAATCCAAACGATAAGCTATAAATATTTATATATTTTATAACCGATATATACTATATCAAATAGGATTGAAATGAAACTAGACCATATAGCAATAAATGTCTATAGCATCTTTAATGGCGTATCTTATTATAAAGATACATATAACGCAGAAGTTATCTATGAAGACTCAAGCTGGGCTATGTTAAAAATAGGAGATACCAAAATAGCATTAGTCTTGGAAGGGCAACACAAGCCTCACATTGCGCTTGAGTGTTTTTCTTTTGATGACTTTCCTGACGGATGCGAGATAAATATGCACAGGGACGGATCTTTTTATACATACATTAGCGACCCATATGGGAACATAATAGAGAAAATTTATTATCCAAAAGAATCTGGTTGAGAACTATGAAAGATAACACTATTAGCACCGCCAGTACTCCCAGCGTAAAAAATGGTGGGGAGGGACTCCACAGTCAAGAAGATAAGGTGGATCGGACATATGATGAATATGATGATGAATATGATAATGAATATGAAACAGAAAGGATTATAAAGAACTCCAGATATAATAAAAACCTTAGCAAAACTCCAAAAAGAAAGTACAAAGTTGATTGGTAAATCGGCAAGGATGGTATCAAAATGAAGACCGAAGGCGTATTTAAAATCAGAGGCTCCGTATATCTTATGACCTGGGAGCATAAACATGGAACAGAGCACTCTGTTCATGCAACATTCGAAGGCGCTCAAAAAAACTGCTATGAGATCATAGAAGAGTGGAAGGAAGAAGTTATTGATGGCTCTGACACGGAGTTGTTGGGCAAAGACTCAGACTATCTTTTTGAAAATTGGACTGATATAACTCACGGGCAAGAATACTTTGGAGTCCATGAGATAGAATTGCGAGACTGATAAAAAATGAAATGGATTAAAAGACTATTGGGTTTGAACACACCATTGGAAAAGAAGAAAAAAGAGCTTTCATCTTTACAACATGAGGCGTTCTACGCTACAAGAAATGGTGACTTGAGAAAAGCTAGTGAGCTTTCCAAAAAGGCCGAACTACTTGAAGATGAGATTGTGGAGATTATTAATGAAGGTCGTTGATTATAAAAGCATGTTAGATTTAGGCTATGAGGGCAGACACATTCAGCTATGGCCAGGAAACTCTGTAGACAAATGGGCTAAGATTGAGCATGTAACAGAGCAGGGTATGATGATTGAGTTTACTGAGATAAAAGCGAACGGATATAACCAGCATTATAATGTTGGCGATATTATGTTTTTGCCATGGAACTCGCTTAAGTTTATTTTTACGGAGGAACGATGAACCTGCCTACATTATATGGGAAGTCAACCAATGGGAAGATTAAAGAATGGAGCATATCGGTTCTCCAGATGGGCGATGGGGTCTGTTACATCGAAACTGAGCATGGCTATGAAGCGGGCAAGAAGCAGCTTGATCAGCGCCATGTTGGAGAGGGTAAGAATATCGGTAGAGCAAACGAAACTACTCCCTACCAACAGGCATGTTCTGAGGCTCAATCTGCACATAGCCGCAAGAAAGATTCAGGATATGTAGAGGATAAGTCAAACATTCCTTCCGAATCAGATGGAATGTTCCTCCCAATGCTTGCTCATAGACATGACAAGCATGGTGCAAAGATTAGTTATCCGTGCTGGGTTCAACCAAAATTAGATGGCGTTCGTATGCTGGCCAGGAAAGATAATGGCGCGGTAACTATGTGGTCAAGAAAGGGAAAGGTTATTGACATTCCAGATAAGATTAATCAGCAGCTTTGCGAAATGCTTTCTGATGGGCAATCTGTAGATGGAGAGTTGTACGTTCATGGCTGGACTTTCCAACGAATCATATCTGCTGTAAAAAAGAAGCGGCCAGATACAGATTTGCTTGAGTATCACATATATGATTCCCCTCACTCTACTCTTATGTTTGAAGATAGAATCCCTTTCAACGGGATAGGTTCTGTATCTTTCCCAAAGCACTGTCAGTCGTGGACTCTTATTGGAGAGAACGTCAAATTTGTTAAAACACTTTTGGCGGATAACGAAACCGACTTTAATCTTTTCGAACAGATGTTTGTTTCAGATAGCTATGAGGGCATGATGGTCCGTAATCAAAAAAGTCTGTATAAATATAAGAATCGCTCATACGACTTGCAAAAAGTAAAAAGGTTTGTCGATGATGAATACAAAATCATCGGGGGAAAGGACGGGTCTGGTCGAGAAGTTGGCCTTGTTATCTATAAGTGTATTACTGCTGATGGGCTTAAGTTTGATGTGCGCCCAAGGGGAAGTCATGAGGAACGAGCGAAACAGTTTAAAGACCTAGATAATAAAATAGGAAAAATGCTTACGGTACGGTATCAGGAGCTTACGGATGATGGACTTCCAAGATTCCCGGTTGGTATTGCGGTTAGGGATTATGAATAAAATGAAAGTAAAAGTATATTTTAACCTGCATAAAAAGCTATTTTCCGTAGTAGCTCTAGAGGGTGATAGGAAAGGGCGCGTCATAAGGCATGTTAATAAAATAGACTTATCGAACTGTGCCTTTAGAGTTCAAAGGGCTGGTAGGGAGCGCGTGCTTAGAGAGAGTAGAAAAAACGTTCATGCTTATATATCTGGATATACTGATTCATTCAAAGACTCGGTTAATTTGGAAGAAAGAATTACATACAATCCCTACAAATACTCTACATTTGTTGCGAAGCCAAGTGAAGCTCCGGTTGGAAACAGGAAACGCTGTAGACTTATAGCTAAAGATGGCAGAGCAGAGATTTTGAGTACTCTTACATGATTAAAAATGTTTATGAATTTATATTAGACAAACTTCCTGGGTCCGAACTAAGGAGATGTAAGAGCATTAGCCCCAAAGATACTAGGTGTGTTAAACACTTGAATCATTGGTTTAGGCATGAAGATGCTTGGCTTTGCAAGTGGAAGCAAAACAGGAGATAGGAGCGGGATTTTTTGGCCCGAACTGTAATGAGTGTGGCCACCCATAATAAGAATACAAGAAGAGTGAAACAGTTTAGAACCCTAAAAACCAAATGGAGTAAACAACATGGAATTTCTTTTTTATATGATAGCGTGCATTGGGCTAATTCTCATTAGCGTTCCGCTTATATCTATTTCGAACAGCCTTCAAAGGCTTGCTAGCACGGTTGAAGAAGATGGCTCAAAGCCCGTATTGGCAAGAGTTAGGACAAAGTAAGCATCCTTTGGAGATTAAGTGAGGCTGTGTTTCGATGAAGAGTTGCTGGAGCTTTTAAGCGCAGAAGAGGTTGTCTACATATCTCTGCTTATAGAGGATCATGATTATTGTTTTTTAAACGGATTTATTGATTCTAGTGCATACTCAAAACTATATCAGTATTATTGTGATGAAATGCCATATGGCGTAGCCAAGTTCAGAACTGGCGATGCTGATATTTGGATACTAAATAAACTCAGAGAAAGGTGCTTGCAGAGATGAAAGAAGAAGAAGAACATATATCACAAGAAGAGGCGGTAAGTCTGCTTAAAAAGAAAGCCGTAGACATTTGGGATGGCGCATTTCACGCACGACACAAGGGCGGTCACTTGGAGCTTGTAGTTGAGTTAGAAGATACGGGCGAAAATACTGGCCTTTGGAAACATTTCGATGGTCTAAGGTTTATGGGTCATGAGATTCACATATTAAAAGTTCCAATCGGATACACAGAACTTTTAAAGAAGGAGAAGTAAAGGTGGGCGGCTACTCTTTAAAACTAATAACTCATGATATAGAATCTTGGTTCAATAAAGATCCAGTTAGGCCTGAACTTCCTCCTAGCTTTAGAACAAAGCCGGGAAGAGAAGTATACGGTTTGCTAGACGAAGATGGCAAGTTTAAATCATTTTTATGTTTAGCGTATACAACACAGGTTCCGAGGGACATAGGCGAGTTGGCCAATCTTACGTCACATGACGGAAGGATAATTATTCCATATACTGTTTGGTCATATAAAAGAGGCGCTGGAAAAACGATTATAAACTTGTTAATCTCTATGACAAGAGATAACAACATGGCAGATAGAGTGGTTACACTTTCTCCTCAAACTGAAATGGCAAAAAAGTTCCATTTGAAAAATGGCGCAATTGAATTGCAACGAAATGACGACACGGTAAACTTTGAATACTCCCTAGCTTTGGGACCCGTTTCGAGAGGAATCAAAAGAGTTTTCTCCAGTGGGGGTGGGTGATTAGTAATCCAGAGTTTATTATCTTTACAGGCCCAATGTTTGGGGGAAAGACCACAAGGCTTTTGGGCGAGGTGGAGAGGTATAGGTATCAGAAGAAATCTATACTAGCGTATAAGCCCAACATAGACAATAGATATGACGATGAAAGCATAGTAACTCATAATGGCTTTAAACTTAAGGCTAAAAAAATATCTGCTGCAAAAGAAATATTATCAGATATTAAAAGCTGGGAGGCGCTAAATCAAGACCGTCCCATAATAGTTGTCGATGAAACATTTATGATTCAGGGTAGCGGCTCTATATTGCCATATCTTTACAGGGCTGGCTATACCATCCTTACTTCTACATTACAACTTTCTGCATCTTGTAACGCATTTGAGGAAGTAAAAGAAATGTTGCCTTGGGCAACAAGGATAGAAAAGTGTCCTGCGGTATGCACAGAATGTGGAAGGGATGCCTTTTATACATACAGAAAAGTAGAGGATCTCAATGAGATAGTCATAGGTGGTTCTGAGTTATATGAGCCAAGGTGTTGGCAACATCATCCTAACTTTAGTAATATAGAAATAAAGATATAATATGCGGGAGTAGCTCAGTTGGTAGAGCTTCAGCTTTCCAAGCTGAATGTCGCGAGTTCGAATCTCGTCTCCCGCTCCATTTTCAACTACTATTTTATTTACTGTGAGGGACTCAGGTATGAGTGATTTGGAAAGTCTTCAGTTGTGTAACTGTAAACCACGCGAACGAGCCAGTGGTAAATGTATATGCGAGCATTTAATTTCTACACAGAGTGTCGGCCTTACTGTAGAAGCTGTAAATGAAAAGAAGTATATTGAGCAATATGCTCAAAAAAAGTTAAGCTATACAAAGGAAATAGAAGGCATTATATCTTACAATACGCCAAATTTTGCGTCTATCGAAGCAACATATCAAGACACACTTGATGAGTATAACTCATCATGGAAAAACATATTCTTTGACGGAATGAAGATTTGCAACATTGGGTGCGGTCATGGCTTTCTAGAGTTAATACTATATTATGAATTTCCAAATTCAAAAATATGGAGCATTGATCGGAACGGCGAAAGTTGTGCGGCGAAGAAAAATGGAAAGTTCCACCATGATGTTGACGGCTTTTTGGTTCGCACTGATGTTAAAAATACTGAAGAGTTTGTGAAAATGAACTGCTATGATATGAGCAGGTTTAACTTTTTTGATTATGAAGATATAGATCAAATAAATACTAAGTTTGATATTATAGTAAGCCAAGCATCATGGTGCTTTCATTATCCATATAGCGTATATGGCAAATGGGCAAAAGATCACTCTCATGACGAAACTAAGATTATATCTAATATAAGAAGCTCAGAAATTGAAAAAGTTAAATCTGATAATAAAAACTTCATTGTGCCACCATTTGGAAGCAGGAGTAAAAAAAGCGTACTGGCAGTATTTGGCGATTATAATGATTCCACTTTTAACAAACATGTGCGTCGTATGGTGAAAAATTATGGAAAATAAAACAAGTGATAAGATAGAGATACCAATAGAATTACACACTGGTTTTGGACCATTTATTATGCAAATGTCCATAACCGAAGATATAAAGGAAGACTTCAATATAATTGTCGAACAGATTAATGACTTTGATAAGCAGGATCAGTTCAAGTTCATTAAAGAAGAAGACGATGCAATTCACCAGAGATTAATAATGCCCTTTGATGTGTTGAAGGGATATGTTGATTTCTTTCAGCAAACTATGTCAGCGTATTTATCTATGGCCAGAAACAATGGAGCAGAGGTTTCTAACAGCTGGACTGTTACGTTCGATGATGCGTATGTTGCAATATGCAAATCAGGTGACTTCATACACAGCAGGGCTGGTATTCAGAATCAAATTTCATGTTTTGCCATCTTGTCCACAACAGACGAGGAGTTACTTTCTGAGTGTGAAATCATGCTTTCCTTAGCGGGTAGTGGGTCGAAGTTCTATAAAAGCAGATTAAAAATATCTCCAAAGGTCGGTGATATGTATGTATTTCCATCATCTTTAAACATAAGCATGAAGCCAATCAAAGCAGGCCTTGTCTTTACCGACTCGGGCTTGGCCGATGAAAATTTTGAAATGCGCTTTTTCGAAGGCAGGTTGAGCATATCTGAAAAGAAAACGGACGAAGGCTGGCCACTTCTTCACGATGGGGAGGCTGTACTCTTGGAAGAAGAACTATGAATGAAATAGAAGAAAAAATAAACCTTATGTACTCTGAACTAAAAAATCCAAGAAATGATGGGTGGGTTCAGGAACTACATTTAAAAAAACTTATTGCGATTAAAAAGTTAATATCCTCATTAGATCTAGATAAACAAACTCTTAGATTTAAAAATAATAATGAGTTTATTAAAAGTCATATAAACGATAATACTTAAGGGAAATTATATTTTTTAAAATATAAATATAATTGAATATAGGCCGCTATGCAAAATAGAAAAAAAATAAAGTCTGTATTAAAAAATGCCACCAAAGTTGTGGACTATTCTATGATGGCGGTTGCATATATTGGCTTTTTATCTTTAGTTTATTATAGAGCTTACCGAGGACAGTACAAAGATGCCGAGTTTTTCAAAAACAAAAGAAACAAGTAGATTTCTAAAGATCATTCAAAGCTCAATAAGCCCATCGAAAAGCAGATGGCAAGTTGAGTTTAGCGAGGATAAAATCACAAGCCATCTAGATCGCCTATCAGTCAGGCAGTTGGGAAAGCTTTTTAGCGATCCATATTGGGTCAATTACCCAACCTGGAGATACGCTGGTTCTAGCGGAATTACAAGAAGTACGGAGCCAACTGGAAGATGGTATGGAACCGTAATATCAAAAGTATGTAAAACCATATCTCTTGCAGACGGCATACCCTTTCAGGTATTGCAGAAAAAATCTGTTGGAGTGTGGGCTTTATTCTGCATAGAATACACAAGCGGAAGGGATAGGATCTCAATCCTAAAAAGAGCTTATAAAAATAAAGATCCGAGGGTTAGGCTCAGGGCTGCAAAATACCTTCCTGTATCATATCTTCCAAAAATGTCAAAAGACACTAAGGCTTCGGTAAGAAACATGGTTATTAGGAGGCTTGGGATGGATAACTGCGCAGAAATGTTCTTACATGATAAGAATAGGTGGATTCACAGAAGTGCGCTTGAGGCTGCACCAATTGAGTCAATTGACTATAATGGAATAATTGAAAGATATAGGGTTTCGGCAGAAGTCCTAAAGAGATCGGGAGATAGGTATGCTTATGCGGATTTTGAACATTCTGTCACCGCTATATTGAGGAAGATTCCGAAAGAGCAGCTTCCCTATTTTCTAGATCTTGCTGACCTCGCAAACAGTTCTTGGAATAAGACCGCAATGAAAGAGATTATTGAGGCCAGAATGTCTTAGTAATAATAAAAAAAATATAGAATATTTAGCACTCCATAAGTATTATGAATAATACATTTGATAATGGAGTGCTAAAATGGAAGATAAGTTTAAGATTAATTGGTCGGAAACTAAAAGTGGATGCAACACTGTATCCGTAACAGGGTACTCCTACCAAGTAGAGGCTTGGCAGTCTGATCTTCTAAAGACATACCCTGAGTCTAAACTCAATACTAAAGTTGTTTCAAATATAGAGCATAGTAATGGATTAGTCACCATAGCGGTGTCTAGAAGGATAAAGAAAGAGTAAATTATTGGGATTCTAACCAGCATATAAACCATTAAGACCAAACTAAAATGAATCCCGTTTAACAAGGATGGATTCAGCAAATTAAAAAAATGAAAAACCACACAGGAAGGCACAGGTGGTTCAAATAAATAGGTGTCTATCCATCCTGACCCCCCAATATGGAGAAAATAATGTCAAGCTTTATCAGATCCCTTCAGTCATCTGATTCAAAAACTGAAAACAATTGTGTAACACACTCATCTAGCTCTAGTCATTGTGTTGATTTGTTTTTTCAAATTGGAGCCAGTCGATCCATGTCTGAATCTGAAAAGAAGACTATTTTTGACAAAGCCTTCTTTGAAAATAAATCTGATGCCATGAAGATTCTTTTTTATGCTAGAGATATTCGCGGCGGGCAAGGAGAGAGGGCTACTTTTAAAACCCTTATGAGTTACGCGGCAGTAAACTATACAGGCTATGTTCGCAACCTTGTTCCTAAGATTCCAATTTATGGCAGGTGGGATGATTTATTCTGCCTTCTTAATACGCCCCTTGAGAATGACGCTCTCAATCTGATCGGAAGAACCCTAAGTTTGAACGATGACCGCAATAGCAGTAGGGCTGAGGCAGGACTCTGTGCAAAGTGGATGCCAAGAGAGAAGTCTTCGAAAAAGGCTATTGCTCTAAAGATTAGGAAGCATATGGGTCTTTCTAGTAAAGCCTATAGGAAGCTTCTAGTGGCGAAGACTTATGTCGTGGAAACAAAAATGTGTTCTAAAGAATGGGGTTCAATCAACTATGAGGCTGTTCCATCCTTGGCCATGAAGAACTACGGAAAAGCTTTTATAAAAAACGATGGAGAGCGGTTTAATTCTTACGTATCAGATGTTTCATCTGGCGTAAAGTCTATAAACGCATCAACGCTATATCCGCACGATCTAATTAAAAATATTATTGATAAGTTTATCGCGGGTCATAATGATGTAGACAGCAACATCCTGTCTAAAGATGAAGCTGCAATAGTTCAGGCTCAATGGGATAATCTTCCAAACTATCTAATGAATAATCCAGAGAGAATACTGCCAGTTGTGGATACATCTGGGTCCATGTACTCTTGTGAGTCTGGGCCTTCCCCTATCTCCGTATCTATTGCACTTGGCCTGTATATAGCAGAAAGAAACAATGGGCCATTTAAGAATCACTTTATTACATTCTCTGAAAGCCCAGAGCTTCAGAAGGTTTATGGTCAGACGATAGTTCAGAAGGCTGTCAATCTAGGCTCTGCAAGCTGGGGGTTCAGAACTGATATTCACAAGGTGTTTGATACAATTTTGAACAAGGCCGTGTCCGAGAGTGTCTTTGATTATGATATGCCATCCACAATTCTAATCTTGTCCGATATGCAGTTTGATATGGCTTGTCGGTCTAATGCAACTGCAATGCAATCTATCGCAGAAAAGTATAACGAACATGGTTATAGTATTCCGAAGATTGTTTTCTGGAATCTTAACTCCTCCGGTAATAATTATCCAGTTAAGTTTGATGAAAACAATACTGCCTTGATATCTGGATTTAATCCAAGTATAATGAAAGCGCTCCTATCATGCGGTGAGTTTACTCCAATTAGTATTATGAGAGAAACCATAGACTCAAAGAGGTATTCGGAAATTATAGTATGAGAAGTTTATTCATATTAACCTCATTAATATTATCTGCTTGCAGCGTTAAGCATGTTTCCTTTTACCCAACGAGTAGCCCATGTGTTGACTCTATGTCTGCAAACTTTTCTTATGCTAAGTGTTCGTCAATTCATCAGAGGGTAGAGGTTTCATTAAGTGACCCGGCACACCCACTTATGGAGCTATCTTGCGTAGAGCCAAGATTTGAAACAGAGTGGACAAAAAACGTATTCTACATTATGAGCACAGAAACACAGGGATATGTGGCAGATGTATTGCTGCCAATCTGTATGGATACTAATTCCATGATTTTTGTAAAAATAAATACCGGGAAAAGCACCGAAGAATAAAGTTTTCCCCTGTAGCTCAGTTGGTAGAGCAGGTGACTGTTAATCACCGGGTCGTAGGTTCGAATCCTGCCGGGGGAGCCATTAATCATTATGAACGAATATGTAGTATCAGTAAAAGAAATACACTCGGCGCACTACTCTGTTCCTGCCAACAGTCAGCAAGAGGCTATTCAGAAAGTTTTAGACGGTGACACTTCCATAAAATATATAGATTTGGAATTTGAAGATACGATGGGCGAAGAAACATGGGGTGTGAACATGGAAAGACCTATAGATGGTATTCCATCGGTAAAAAAAATTAACGACAAATCAATAGATATACAAGGAACATGCTTTCAGGGTGGCTTTGTTGCCACCTATGATAAAATAGTTAGCAAGATCGGACCACCGCATATCAGTTATGACGGATATAAGACAGATGCAGAATGGGCCATAGAGTTTGAAGATGAAACTATTGCTACAATATATAACTGGAAGGATGGAAAAAACTACCGAGGAGAAGATGGCCTTGAGGTAGGGGATATTACTGAGTGGCATATTGGCGGAGAAGTGGGGAATGTTGTAGAATGGGTTACTGATCTTATAAAAGATTCGTGGCCAGTTTTTGATGAAGTTAGGCGAAAAGCGAAGGCGTAAGATACTAATTAAAAGCGTTTGTGCAGATAGCCTATCACCATACTCGGGTCTTTAATGATAAATTTTTTTAAAATATATGATAATGCCATACCAGATGTATTTTGCGATGAGGCAATATCTTTCTTTGAAGAACATGGAAACCTAACTGAGGACGGCATTGTTGCTGGCTCTAAAGAGTCTTATAAAAAAATAAAAAAAGTAGCAAAGAACACTATAGAGCTAGACCTGAGTTCACTTCTTAATAACAGAGGTGCAGATGAATACCAAGATATAAAGAAACTTCACGACATTTTTAATAAACACTCTATAGAGTATAGCTCTAAATATTTATATGATGACAACTATATAGAAGAAGGGGATCATTCAAATTGGAATGACATAGTGGAATATTTAAAATCAAGGGACAGTCTTTTCTCAAACAGAAATGTTAAGATTGGAAATTTTTTACCCGATGTGGAAAAAATAGTTACTTCTGGATATAGAATAAAAAAATATAACAAAAACTCTGGATATTATAACTATCATTCAGATCCGGCATGGGCCGAGGTAAGCCTTGGAGAGAACAGGTGGAGAGTTGGAGAGGGGGAGTATCTATCGAACATAAGGTTTCTCTCTGTTATAATGTATCTCAACACTGTGGACGATGGTGGCGAAACCACATTTCCTTTAATACCAATAAAAATAAAGCCGGTAAAAGGAAGAGTCGCAGTATTTCCAACTCATTGGACATACCTACATAAAGCAGAACCTCCAATGTCTAGTGATAAATATAGCATGAATACATTTGTTAGTATAGTGGTATAATGTTTTTATGGAGATTGACGTGTCACATGATGTAATAATTCCAATGGTATGTAGCGAAAACTACTTAGAAAAAGCCTTTTCGTTGATAAACTCAATTGAGGATAACTCTGGTCTTGACTACAAAATACACCTACATCTTGTAGGTATACCCCCTTCCGTAGTGGTGACTCTTTCTAATAAATACAAAGTAAGTATGGATAAAGTTGAGTGCTTTTATGACTTTCCAGAAATAGTTGCTGCGAAAAAGAGACTCAGGGTTAACCCAGTCTTTGGTGGTAACATATACACAAGATTCTCCGCCTACTGTGCTAACTCAAGGGTGCTTGATTTCAAAAAGCTATTAGACAGAGGCGAGAAGAGAATATTATATATGGACGTTGACTCTATAGTTCGCTCATCTTTAGAGGATTTATACTCAATAACAGATGACAATGACCTGTCAATGCATCTTAGAAACTGCCTGGACTTTCCCTTTAGATCTCATAATATGTTAAACCCAGGAGGCTGTGCTGCTGGAATAATAGGGATTAGGAACAGTCCAGAATCAGTTGACTTTGTAAACAAATGGGCGGGGCTTTTAATGTCGGACGATCGGCTTTTGCACTGGTATTCTGAACAAAATACAGCTAATCATTTGATTGTAAATAATTTTTACAATATGAAAAAAGCTATAACCGCAGGAAAAAGAATCTTTGCGGGCAATAGAGGAAGCTTCAAAAGGGAGAACCCTGCTTTAAAAGTCTATGATTTGGAGAAAAAGTTTATAGACTGGGATTTTCACAAAGATAGCCCGATTTGGGTTGGCAAGGGAAAGAAAAAAGGGTATGAGCAATACCAGATAGAAGAATTATCATATCTTCGTCAATAGTATTCACACCCTTAGCTCAGCTGGATAGAGCAACAGATTCCTAATCTGTAGGTCACAGGTTCGAATCCTGTAGGGTGTACCATTTAAATAGAATTATTTATTACTATAAAGTATAATCAAAAAGGAGAATATAATAGTGAAAAAATATCAAAGTGGCAGTAAGTCTCAAAGGCAAAACCAACACACCAAAAAGCTTATTTCTAAGATAAAAAAGTTTAACTCTAAGGGAAAAAGCGTATCTGGTTTGGAAAAGGAGCTTGGGTATATGATGGGCGAAGAGAGGCCGAAATTTGCCACTGGACAAGGCGTGGGTGTGGGAAAAAAGAAATATGGAGAATAACCTTTTAAAAACACCAGATCTTAGAAAGATGGAGTCTCTTGAGAGGGCTGTAGATAATTGGGAAATTTTTGTTCAAACCTTTCGATCTTTTGTAGCTCTTTTGGTATTATGGACAATCGGAAGCTTTGTTGGCTGGATAATAAACTTAATATAAAAAATGGAGAATGAAATGGAAATTTATGTAACTATTAGAGCTGGAGAGGGAGTTGTGAATATTCTTTGCCAGGGGATTCAAAAGGATGAACTCGTAGAGGGTAATGTTGTACTTGTGGGGTGCAAAAGCTTTTCGTTAAATGTAGACGAAACATCTAGATTTGCAGCAGATCATGTTAGCCTTAGAAGTTCAGATATCGTATCCTACGTAACTGGCACTCTTGAGTCAACGGATCAAGCACAGCATCAGGACATGGCCCAAGAAGAACCCGATTCTGAATAGTCTTTTAATAAAAAGTTTTAAATATATACCCCTTTCGGCAGAGGCAACCAACCCCTCTTCTCGGAAGGGGTTTTTTATTCTGCTAATTTTATATCCTTTTTAAGGATGTTGCACAATGAATATAGAAGATTATAAAAAAGTATATTCTGCTTTAAAATCAAAGGATGGTTTACTATCGTCAATTGATGATGTAATTGTAAAGCTTAATATAAAGTGTTACGATGCTGCCAAGCAAGCAATATTCGATGTAAGCCATAACAAGATGGTTATAAAGAAAGCAGAAGATGACTCAAAAAAATGCAGCTCCCTAAGGGAGTGCTTATCCTATGGCTCATACATAGGTATAGTTCTTTCTTACCGTAAGCCGGATTTTTTAGATCTTTTCATAGAAGAGAATGAGGCTGTGCTTTCTAGGTTTCCAATTAAGAAATTCTTAGGCTCCGGTCAGGTTGGCGATGTATGGGAACTTGAAGATAATAAGATACTTAAAATATTTGATAACAGTGTTCAGAATGATATTGCCAAATATGAGCAAGCAAGGGAGGCGACAGGTGATCATGATGCTCCCAGTTATGATATATCTATATATGAATTAGGAAGGCTAAAGGTGCCTGATAAATACTTTGGAATAAAGACACCAAGCTTTTCTTATATAGGTCGCAATCCAGAAGATAAGCCGGAGTATGCGCCAGCATATGTTATACTCGAAAGGCTTACGACATATAGTGGGATAGTAAGGACATATACAAGAGGACTTGAAGGCTCATCTATTCTTCCAGAGCCTCTTGTTAAGTCTGGTCTGCCCAATGATAAATCATTTCAGGATGCAATACTTGGTAATGATAATCCGGATTTTATAGTAGATATATTTATGACATACATAGGGGATATTATAATACAGGGAAGTATCCGAGGCTGGTACGATAATACGACTAGTAACTATTCTGGAAGAGTCTATCCAATGGATCTCGACTCTATCCTATCTCAAAAATCTGGGTTACCATTCTTAGATAGACGGCAAAAGATATCCGCTTTGGCGAAAATGTATATGGAAGAGGTTTCCGCTGATCCATGGCAGCTTCCAGAACCTAAATTCTTTAATGCTTACATGTCAATATTGAAGTCAGCAAAGCCTGACCTTCCAGATGACTGGCTATTTAGATTAGCAGAGTCTACTATATCAAAACTTGAGCTTGGTCATAAAGATGTTCATACTGGAAATGTAGGGATAAGAGCAGAGGGCGACTTAAGCTTTGTATATTACGACAGCTAAGTTATAAATTTCTTACTATTGTATCTATCTGCCTAAAGGGGCTTATTAATTCTCGCGGAAAGGGTGGCGATGATCGATGATGTGCAACTAAGTCCCCCCATAATTCATTAAAATGCCTTCTGATGCCTTCATAATTCTTTTTTGAAATCAGCCTAAGCATCTTGCCTACGGCGGGAGGCAGATCACCTTCTTCGTATGCAGAGATTAACTTGCCCGCTACCGAGTCAGGACGGCCAAGGAAGTCTGTGCCACCCGCGCCAGCCATTAACCTGAAAATAGGATCTTCTTCTCCGCGCTGAACCATGTAGTAAATGGTCGCATCGACATACTCTTCAAAGTTTTTCTGCGACATTGGTTCAATTTCAGAATATTTATCTGTGGCAGCCTCTTCCTCAAAGCTTACCGGCTCTTGTAATGATAGGGCAGGCGTTTCTTCTTGCGATTGTTCGACACCCATTTGTTCTAAGTTTTCCTCTTCCTCATTTGTAATCCTGCGTTCCGGCGGCCTCTCCGGTTGTATAGATGGAGAGAGGTATGAGTCTAGGGGCGACCATAGCCTTCTCTCTGTACCCTCCTCTAAATTGTCCTCTGGGCGTGTTGACGGGGGAAGTATTAACCCACTATTAGGCCCACCTACGATTACTCCCGGTCCAACTGCCGCTATCTTTTGAAGCTCTTTATAGTTTCTATATGAAGCTATTTTGAACATGTATCTCTTGCTTAGGGCTATTCTTTTCATTTTTCTATTCCTACATTTATTAAATGAATATTAGTAAATTTATGACTTTTTGATCGGGAGAAAAAGCTCTTCAACTTTTACCCCTATGCTTCATAATATTATGCATATTATTCTTATTTACATCTAAGAACTCCTTTATGTGTATTTCCTTTTCTGAGTCATCAGAGTTGAACCATATCCATGGATATTTTGTCTTATAATCATCTATTTCTTTTTGGATGCTCGAAAGATTTATTTTAATTTTTGATATGCTTATATCACTCAACTCAGGAATATCAATTTTAAGTTCACTTGCTATTTTTATTATTTCTAAATAATCTGAACTCGTTACAGCGTTTTGGGTTTTACTATATAATACCTTGTATGCTTCCTTAGTATCACCATCCTCTTTCATTATTTTATCTGGATGAATCTTTAAAACTATTTTTTTATATATTTTCTTCATATCTTCGGATAAGCTGTTTTTACTTTTAGATATCTCTACGCTCTCACTCCGTTCTTCATCACCTTTATCACGCCCCACTGTGTCATTCTGTCTTGAATCTTCAGAGAAATCTTCTCTACACATACTAGGTTCGTCTTCTATAATATTATTTTCTTCAACGTATTTAAACACCTCTTCTAAAAAAGTATTTTCATATTTTTCGTATAATGTTATAGAGTCTTCTAACTCCATTCGAAGTATCTCGTACTCCAGCATTATCTTTTTAGTCTTTCTTAGTGAGTATTCCATTTTTTACTTCCAGAATTATTAATGATTATATGTAATATAGTAATATTATAAACAAAGGAATCTAAAATGAAAGAAAAGAATAAAAAAAATATATTATCAAGATCAGCTTCATGGCTGGCTATATTCGTTGACGAATCATTACCAAGGTTTTTCTCAAGACTATTTTGTGTAATGGGACATATCTTTTCGGCATTACTAATAATGATTTTAATATTTTTATTTTGCTTTATGGCTATAGATTATATTCTAGGGTAGAGTCACTACACTTATTGCCCAGATTCTGATAATTTGGAGAAAAGGAAATATCTTCTTCTATATAAATATATTCCAATCTATCTGGCGATATTGGGATTATAACTTCTCCAATGTCAAAGCCTTCGTTGTTATAAATATAAAACACTAAAAACAATATTATTGATAAAGATATATGAAAAATTTTATTATTGAATCTCATAATGTTATTAACACCTACACATCATTACTTACTATTATTGAGCAATATTCATAGAATGAATAATTCTATATTAAACTATACAGATAATGATAGGAGTAATGTTTCTTGGCTAACTTAACGATCACAACTCTACTGCTTTTCTTGAACTTGCTTTTTGTGGCAATACTAATCGCAAGAGGATTTCTTAAAAAAGAAATATTGCCAGAAAAGATAGATATGTTAAATGAAAGAATCCTGATACTATCTTCAAAAATAGACCATCTTGATAAAAGAATCGACTCTCAGGATAAAAAAATAGAAAGTGTGGAGGGCATCATGGCGATTATGGCTAATTCCCAATACCTTCTATACCCTGATGATTATTCTAATTAGCTATTCTTGAAAAAAGGTTAATATATTTTTTCAATACCATATACCAGTGTCAAAGCAACCCAGGAGGGGCGTAATGCCAAGTGTACTACAAGGCTCGTAAAATTGCATTAAATAACAACCATGATTACCACCTAGCCGCATTTGCAAAAAAAGGTGGCGGGTTTGTGTTTGGGACAAATAGTGATAAGTGTTCTGCAAAATTCAGAAGAACTCATCCAGATGGAAGTGTCGGGTATCATATGCACGCAGAAATGGCTTTGATTAATAAGTTTAGCACCGGCTCGCTTTATGAAATACATGTGGCAAGGTTCAAAAAAAATGGAGATATGACTATGGCAAGACCATGCCTGTATTGTCAAAGGTTTCTTAAGAAGCATGGGGTAAAGAGGGTTCACTATACAGATTGGAACGGAGAATGGACCTGTATGAGAATTAAATGAAAAATTTTTTCCTAATCACAAGGATTTATTTATCAAACTCTTTTGATATATTGTTTAATACATTTTTTATCTTAGTAGCGAAACTCCTTGGCAATCTTGACTCATATAAAGACTTTTACTGTTCAGCTATAATAAATGGGTTTGATCATGATCTCATTCCGGAATTATTAGAAGACCAGAAGATAAACTTAGAAGAGTGCGAAGATATTATTTATATTGCCATTTTATATAACACTATTCCGTTAGTAATTTTTCCGTCAATTAGGAATGAGGTTTTCGACAAGTGTTCTGAATCAATGATAAGAAAGTTTAGATGGAAATATCTTTCCAGATAAAAACAATGTAGCTCAGTTGGCAGAGCGGCTGATTTGTAATCAGCAGGTCGTAGGTTCGACTCCTATCAATGGCTCCACAATGGAATAGATTTGCAGAAGCAGTAATCAATATTTTGCACCCGTAGCTCAGCTGGATAGAGCATCGGCCTTCTAAGCCGAGGGTCATAGGTTCGAATCCTATCGGGTGTGCCATTTAAAAAAGGAATAGTTATGACAAATGAAATTGCATTAAATAAATGGTTAGAGTATAACAATGTTCAGCCAGAAGATTTAGATGAAGTTGTGCATGATGCAGCAGCTTCAATGGCTTCAAACGCAAGTAATGAAGGATTGTCCGGACAGATTGATTTCTTGAAAATTATTGCCGGATGGAGTGATCAGGATATCAAAGAAGCAATTGATCCTTGACTTATAAAATTTAATCGGATACATACAAATGAGGCTATTGATCCTTCTACTACCACTATCTATAGGATGCTCTTCGGCAATCGCTTATGATGTTCCAGAGCAAAAAGGATGCGTAATCGACAGGTGTAATGACAAAATATGTTCTGTCGAAACACCAGAGGGATGGGTGGAAATCAGCAGAAAGCGTGACTACTATGAGGGTAAGAGAATTGCTTGCCCAACATGGCTGGTGGAACCTACATAAAAATTTATTGGGGGGCCGGAGAGTAATTAACTCTGGTAAAAATGTGATGGAAACAAAGAGTGTCATGTTTCTTTTAATTGCTGAAAAGTCAAACCGTACAGGCTGAGGGTGCTTCTTATAATAACAGCAAAGCCAATAAGCATCTGTAACAACCTCACTACCCCTCATATTTTTGATATACTTATATTGAAATATATAGTATGTTTTATCTCATAAGCAACTCTAGTTTAATAACAGAAGAGATTATAAATAAAGTTAATTTTAAAAAAAATGATAAAATATTTTTATTTAATAGAAAACATGATAATCTTTTTAAGATACTATTAAAAAACTTTGAAAATAAATATAGTTTTAAACCAGACATTTATATGTGCCAAAGAGAAACTCTAATGAAGGATGAAACCGATTACTTCTATCGTGGTTCGTCCAGTCCCTTTATAGGTAATGAGAATATAAACACATTCTACCTTATAGCGGGCGGAGCTTCAAAGAAAGTTGGATATGACTTCGATTATGATAAAAAAATCATAAGAAGACAGACTAAAATAGATTATAATAAATACAAAAGGCATCTGTTAAGTTTCGACTCTACAAGAAAAATACAATTCGTCAATTATAAAACAATGCTCCCCCCATATGGAATGGGGCATAGTATATTTGATATAAAGTATTATGAGCCATATACTGGATTTATAATGCTTCTTTATATAGATAATAAATTTCCAAATGAAGACAAGACTCTCATTGGGTTCACATGTTACTCAAGTCATACTAAAAAAAGACCAAAGGATATTCCTACCCACAGGCCAAAGCTTGAATGGGAGTTGTTTTTAAGCTATTGCAAAAGCAGAAGTGTGAGCCTTCTTTACTCGAAAGAAGAAGATGGGGTTCTTATAGATTATGATGTTATCGCAGACTTTGATCCTCTGTTTGTAATTGACGGAACAATTAATGTGGAAGATAGGTACTTGATATCACCAGATAATATAAAAAAATCTGATGATTATTATGAAAGAACTAGCAATCTATTTTGAAATAAGATAATACTATATTTGAATTACAATGACTTACGAAAATTTTGAAATTTACAAAACATTTTCTGCATCCACAGCACACATTGAAGAGTCTGATTTTGATGTTTTATACAGCAATAGATTTTGCTCATATCCTTCGGACTATGGTATTAAATTCTACTTGCATGATGAAATACTAAAAGATGTTGAAGATATAAATTGTAGCGAAGGGCTTTCTTTGCTGATTATATTTGCCATATCAAAAGGGTGTCATTATATTGATTTAGATTCTGACGGCCCCATCTATGATGGTTTTCCATCATATGATTGGTAACTATGTACATAAAGAAATAGAGAGGAGTATGGCTTTGAAAGGTGATAATCAAAACAAGTTCTGGAGGATTACACTAAAGAACAAAGGTACGTTTTTTAAAAAGTCAAACTCTTTTTTAATTGAGGCTGATGGGTATTCTGAATCTGATATACGAAAAATACTAAATGAAACTCATCCAGAGTGGGAAATAGGGGAAGTGAGTTCTAAACCTAACGACACCCCGAATGAGTCTGTGTCTTCAGCCATATAAAGACTTTATAAAGTGTATATAGTGTCTAGGAATAAAAATAATTTAAGTATAAATATACTGTATATAAAATAGTTTATAACATACTTATCCATATAAATAATATTTTTTATAATTGGAATATATAGCTCTGAAAATATATCAAACATATAGGGCTATAGCTCAATTTGGTTAGAGCGGCTGTCTCATAAACAGCAGGTTCCCGGTTCAAGTCCGGGTAGCCCTACCATTAACAAGAGGCGAGAACAGTGAGTCAAGAAGAAAGCACAATGGTCCAATACTTAAAGGGACTGGAGAGAAGGATTAAGTTCCTTGAGGATACGATAGTAACCCTCTTAGTTGCACTAAAAGAAGGTGGGGTAATAGTTGATTCTGATGAAGAACTAGACAATAAACAATATCAATTTGATTTCGAATAAAGCATGTTTAAGCTAACACATAAAATTCCAGATTCGATCTTAATCGCCGTATCTGGTGGCGCAGATTCTATGGCAGCACTAGACTTTCTAAAACAGGGAAGGTCCGTAGGGGTTCTTCATTTTAACCACGGAACAATCCATGCGGCTGAAGCACAAAAGTGTGTTGAGGATTACTGCACAGAAAATAATTTAGAACTCAAGGTTGGATATATAAATAAAGATGTCCCAAAGGGAGTCTCAAGAGAAGACTTCTGGAGAAGAGAAAGGTACAATTTTCTTGACTTCTCATCAAAAGCATTTTGGGGCGGTCTATATACAGAACATGCCTCTCCGGTTGTAACATGCCACCATCTAGATGATGCCGTAGAGACTTGGCTATTTACGTCTATGCACGGAGAGGGAAGGCTCATTCCATCTAAAAGGGATAATTATATCAGGCCGTTTCTAGTAACCAGAAAGGCTGTTTTTGAAGACTGGTGTGATAGAAAAGATGTGCCATATGTAGTCGATCCAAGTAATCTGGATACTTCATTTATGAGAAACTATATTCGGCACGAACTGATGCCACACGCCCTAAGAGTTAACCCTGGAATTCACAAGGTTATTAGAAAAAAAATTATCAACTCACTTGGTTGATGATTATGGCTGAGTGGTGGAACGGTATACACAGGAGACTTAAAATCTCCCGCCCCATTGGGCTTGCGGGTTCGAATCCCGCCTCAGCTACCACTTCTTATTGGAGGATAATATGGAGAAAATTAGTAAATTGAACGAAAGAGAATATAATAAAAACCCATTTGACGCATATAGGTGTTTCCACATTGGAGACTTTAGAGTTTCAGATGATATTATGGTTATGAAAAACGGAAAGAGAGTCTCCGGAACTGTTACCGCAGTAGACTTAAAAAACGTAGTAATTTCATACGAAACAAAAGATGGTTCTGCGCATAATGCCGGAATCAACGATATAGTGTTTCTTGGCGATTCTCGACCGATGGGAACACAGAATGTTGGGCAGGGTAACAAGGGGAGAGGTGGTGCATATGATAGAGGTTGATTATAATGGGTACACATATAAATATGATAAAAACCTGGGAAATCGTCCCTGGGTTAATTCACAAACAAATGTCGCCGTACCAGTTAGCTTATACTCTAAGCTGAGACAGGTGGCAATTTCTGGTGGTGTTGATGCGACAGCATTTACCACTTCTGTAGCTAGTAACGATATGAAGAATAGTACAAAAAAGGCCACAAAGAAGAGTGGTTTTATTAAAATCTTTTAAAGGAGGATTAAAATGAAGGTAGAGAGTCATAACACAAATAACGTACAGATGAAGATTAGCAACGGTGACCCCGGAAAGCGTGCTGGAGGAAACAACTTGAAGCTCACAGTATCTTCAGAGTCATGGCGTGTTCCAGACCAGACGGTTAAGATGACAATACGCGAAGCACAAGCCCTACGCAGCTTTCTAAATAAGCATTTGCGATAAAGGCGACTAATGGCATGGTGGAGCAAAACTCTGCTATGCCATTTTTTTTTCATATAATAGTTGAAAAATTTTAACCCCTCGGTATATTATTCTAACAAGGGTGATAAGTATTTAGTGGAGGTACTATGGATTTGAATTCCTTTTTAAAAACGAATAAGGCTAATATTCTTTATTCTTATTCTGAAAATATACTAGCTAATGGCTCAAAGGAGTTCGGATGGGAGGTCGGGGATAACATCCCTGATGAGGATATCTTCGTTTTATCTACCCCTTCTAGGTCTAAGAAGTTTAGTGAGTCAGATTTGGAACGATCAAAACAGCATGGGAGCAATCTGACCACCCTTTCTGATTACAGAAAGTTCTTTAGCTCGTTTACCGGCCACTCTCCGGAGGATTTTATTGGCAAGTATTCTTCTGACGAGGCTCTCTTAGTATCTGACTGGGACGGTATCAGTAAAAATATAGTTAGAGATGATGAGGCTAAGTTTTATTTGAACCTGGCCAAGCTGATTACTGAGGAGAAAAAGTTCTCTATGTATGGAAGAATCTTTAAAATTTACAGCACAGGTACTTGAAAAAAACAGGTTTTATGTTAGGAAAAGATAAGAAGAATGCCACACATGAGATATGTTAGAATAGCGTATCATACTATGATGATGCTACTATTATCTTGCTCTATATAAGTCTACTATACTTTGGGCGCAATAGCTCAAAACTATTAATCTAACTCTATGAATATGAATACCTTTTGGAGGATTTAACAGTATGTCAAAGGATAAATATTCTGAAGATCATTTTATAGAGGTAGCTGGTTCTGCTGGCAACAGTACTCTATACGTTTCAAACAATATTAATGTGCTCCACGAAGTGTCCTCTCGAAGTCTCGAAACAACCTTAATAACTACTAATGATCTGATCGTCGAGGATGACGCATCGTTTGGTACGGATACAGATAGTGGGAAGTTTACTGTTAGTAATTCTGATATTGACCTCTCTGGATGCGAGTTCGTGGGCTCTATTGATTTTGATTCGAACCTTAAAAGCTTCGACTTTATGTCTAGGGGCTTTACCAGCACAGAGTCGATTGATATAAAAATGGTAGGCTCAACAGGAACTTATCTGGCTCTATTCTCAGAAGGTGATGCTCACATATTTGCAGAAAGCTCAATGAAGATCTCGGCTGGGATGGAATCTGGGACTCTAAATTTGGTTTCTCAAGCTACTAGGGACTGGACTATTTCCGATACCACCGAATATGCAGACGATGGGATGGGTGATAAAGATCTATTTCTACAGGCTGGTGAGAATGTAGTTATTCATTCCGAAGATAACATTGTTTTAAAATCTAAAGGAACCTCTACATCATCTCATGACATTAGAATAGTAAACTCAGCTGGTGGAACGTCTATACCATATGGGGCATCTTTGGGTGGCGGGTACTATGGAGCAATATCACCTATTCCAACGGAGTACAAGTATTCTAAATATAGAGATTGGACAAATGACACAGACGCCACCGGGTCAAGCAAGGTTAGAAATGACCATGCTAATAAGTATAAGACGTGGCCTTCATACTCTGGGAGATATCCAGATGGCTGGGTTACTCCAAAGCTAGAGGTCGGGTACACATGCTGGTCTGGTTTCGCCAAAGCAAGGGACTCCGGTGGATTGTGGACTGACAAGTGGAGTGATACCAAAAGTTGGATGATTGGTATTCCGCTACCTACTCTTTGGGATGATGACGTTATTATAATGGGGATTAACTACACAGTTAAGAGGCTGAAGAATGTCTATAACAAATCAGATAACAGAAACTTAACCGGACTCGACTATGATGGTTCAACTGGCACGCTTGAGTTCATAGGTGGCTTTATGCTTCCTGATTATAGGTATGTCAATTCTTTTGGTGATAGTGTTGAGGCGGGTGGCATACCCGACGAATCTGGTCGTCTTTCTCATGGTATGGGTGCTTATATCTCTAGGGAAGATCGGCCATCGGGCAGTCATAGTCGAGGAAACCATCTTATTATTCGAATGGCAGCAGGTGGTGGGGATCATGAGTTTAATAGAGACTACGGAATAGACCCAGAAGGCGGCGGCACCACAACGTTAACTATCCCCATACTTGATGATGACGGAAGCGACTCAGGAGCGACACATAGCATGGGAAATGTCATGGGGGTACAAGTAAAGGTTTTGATATTTTACACTAGAAAGGATTTGTAGCATGGTAAGGAGTTATGAGACGGCTATATCAAGAAAGACAATTGTTATAGAACTGCTAATAATTTATGAAAAATCTAATAATTATCGTACCTATCTAATAGAGAAGTAGTTATTGGATTTATATAATGGATTATCATTTAAATAAGCTGAATTCGCTTTACTTGCACCTTATTAGTAACGGATATATATATGGTGCTAATAGAGTATTGAGCTTTGCTATGGATTACATATCCACAAAGCCTATGGTTAAAACCTCAGTAAGAAAGAATAAGCTTCTTCACCTGCTTGGTCCGTCAGGAGGTAGGTCTGTTGGGATAGTATCTCCGTATAAATCACTTAATTCTAGAAAAGAAAATAAAAATAAATACCAAGAGCTGGTCAGGGATATTCAAACCATGGGTCTTGATACTCTTGGTAACTTTTGGCATGGTTCATGGGAAGAGGATGTTGTTATAGATGATGATGGCGAATCTACAGACAGAAGGAGTCGGGTACAACCAATAGTTGACAGAATCTTTCGAGGAACATCTGATAGAGCTTTGGCGGAATTAAGCGATTTTTCAGATGTAAGCGAGTCTGAAGAGGATGAGTTAAAGTCTCTTTCTGATGACTATGAGGAGAGTGATGGTGAACTAATTAGTTTAAAAATTAGGCAGTCGAAGATACCAGCATGGTATGAGAAAAAATATGAGGGTCCGATATTCGAAAACAAAGAGGGTAATAAATATATAAAGATACCAGCTTCTGAGCGTAGTGTTATAATAAAAGATATTTCTTTTGAACAAATCAAAAGCCTTTCTCAAAAGTACGAACAGGATGCTTTTATATATAGAAGCTTAGACGGCGTAACCGGAATGTACTGGACTGGAGGGGAAAATGCAGGGCATGTTGAGTTAGCAACCCTTCCAGAAGAGGACTCTTCGGAGCTAAACACTGGGCTTAGTATAGACACTGGAAGATTATACACCAAGCAAAGGAGTAGGGGGAATCTCCCTTCTTTTGAATATAACTTCTGGCAAAGAGATATGATTCCTTATGATGGTGAAATCACAAAGGATAATATAGATGCTTCACTGCTAAGATGAGTTTTATAGCACGATACATTCAGGAGCCCAGGTGAGCATTAAAAATCCTAGTGCTGCGCTGCTGGATACGATTGAGCCATCAATCATTAGGGCGAAGAAAATTGCCTTACTTAGGTGCAAAGAAGAAAACAATATGGCGTTTTTATATAGGCATGAAAGTAAGTTCAGAATAGTATGGATGAAGCCTCCATCCGTTGAAGTGCCAGACAACATATCTAGAAAGTTTGTGAGAATTAACTTTTCAGGTTCAATGGATGTTTCGGAAATACTATTCAATATAGGAAGATATGATAGATCATATGACACAGATTTGTTTAGTTCAGACGAACCAAGCACCATTTTGTATATGTATGGAAGTCACTGGAATCATATCTGTGAAGAAGTATTGGCCGGCTCTATAGCATTAGTCAGCGTAAAGGATATATTTAAAAATTAGGAGTATATAATGTCGAATGAAAGTTATTTGTGGACCAGCGAATGTGTTGGTGCAGGGCATCCAGATAAGGTTGCAGACCAGATATCAGATGCTGTTTTGGATTCATATTTATCGGAAGATAAAAATTCAAAAGTTGCTTGCGAGACAATGATTGCACCAGGGCTTATAGTTGTAGCTGGAGAGGTAAATTCCAAGCTGAGACACCTTGATGTTAATGGTTTAGCAAAACAGGTTGTTTCTGATATTGGATATAATTCTAGAAATGGTTTTGATATAGACTCATGCAAGGTTATAAACGCAATTGGCTCTCAGTCAAATCAGATAAATAACGCAGTTGAAACAGAGGGTGTTGACTCCGGAGCGGGTGATCAGGGGATGATGTTTGGTTACGCTACAAATGAAACGGATTCTTTCATGCCAACATCAATTGAGATTTCTAGGAAGATAACGAACTTCTTTGATCTGGCCAGAACTCAGGAGGGTGTAACTATGCTTGAGCCTGACTTCAAAACACAGGTTACCCTAAGGTGTTCTGATGATGGCTCTCCAATCGCTGTCGATGCAGTTGTTATATCTTCGCAGCACAAGGCAGGGTACCAGCTGATAGAGGTAAGGGAAATGCTTAGGTCTTTAGTTAGAAATTGCGTTTCCGGTATGCCTAAAAAGCTATCAAGTCTTTTTACGAATGATACAAGGTACTTGCTAAACCCATCTGGATTATGGACCCTTGGTGGTCCAGCCGCAGATACGGGTCTTACTGGAAGAAAGATTGTTGTTGATAACTATGGCTCTGATTGCCAAATCGGAGGTGGTGCGTTCTCAGGAAAAGATCCATCTAAGGTAGATAGGTCTGCTGCTTACGCGGCTAGATATGTAGCCAAGAACATTGTTGCTTCTGGAATATCAGATAAAGTAAAGATTCAGCTTTCATATGCCATTGGAGTTTCAGAAGCTGTTTCTTTCAGGGTAGACACGATGGGGACTTCGAATGTTAAATACGCTGATCACGAAATAGAAAGTATGGTATCCGAGGTATTTAAAACAACTCCTTCTAATATAATTGAAAAGCTACAGCTCAGAAACCCCATATATAGGAGCACGGCATCCAATGGTCATTTTGGAATTTCTCCTTATAGACATGATAATATTTCGTATTATACATGGGAGGAGCTTTCTGAGGTTGATGGCTTGAAGTTAATGTTCTTTTAAAATAATGGGGGCGTACTGGTTTCGACAGGGTAATAAGGTCGGATAGTGCAGGCGGTCTACGGTAACAGATGACCTAAAAATTGTTACAAAAAACTATAATTGCCAATAACAATTATTATTACAGCAACGTCGCTTTAGCGGCTTAGTTGTCTGGGCCTCTAACGGCCTCGTCACCCAATGTTAGATAACAGGTAGAGATCCTGCGAAATAAAAAAATCAAGATGGATACCTCATTTGTATCGGTGAAAGTCCGACTGTAGGGATGAGTGGACTTCTGAGGCTACATAGGAAGAGGGTTTTTGTGGCTACCTTGCTGATTTGGGAATACATCAGATAAGCTTGTGAATGACTTGAAGGAAGAGTTACTCTGGACGCGGATTCGATTTCCGCCGCCTCCACCATCTATTCTCCGCGCCTCCACTGTTTTTGTTACTAATTTAGTACAATAGACAGTGGAGGTTCAGAGTGAGAAAGAATAAAGCAAAGAAGATAATATTAACGTGCAATATTTGTGACACATCATTTGAGAAGCTATCGGGGGAGTACAAGAGGCAGACTAATAAAAATCCCGATAGATTATGGTACTGCTCCTTATCGTGCGCCGGAATAAAAAATAAAAATAGCTTAGGTAAACACCTTGGAGTAGGAAACCCTAAGAGCTTAGTTTCGAATAATCGAAGAACTAAGCTTACAGAATTCAAGTGGTTTATGAAGGTTATAAGGCAAAGGTCTAAAGCTTTCAATATAGATGAGGCATATCTTAAGACTTTATGGGAAGGTCAGGGCGGCAAGTGTCCGCTTACCGGATGGGATCTGACCCTTCCTAAACACAGCTGCGATTGGTATAGTGATGATAATAAACATGTTCGCGCTTCCCTTGATCGGATTGATAGCTCTAAAGGCTATATTAAAGATAACGTAAGATTTATAGCGGTTATAGCAAATTATTGCAAAAATTCTTTTTCAGATGATGAAGTTAAGTTATTCTGTAAAGCTGTTGTTGAAAATAATAATTTAGCAAAATAACTTTTAGAACATGAATAAGGAGCAAGTAATGAAAGAAGAACTAGATAAAAAACTAGTTAAGACATTTCCCCTCCTCTATGGTGATAGATATGCTTCGATGCAATCAACCTGTATGTGCTGGGGATTCCCCGGTGATGGTTGGTTTGATATCATTTGGGATTTGTCCTCAAAACTTGAACCTCTTATTCAGAAGTTCATTGACGATAATCCTAATGCGCCTTGTTACGGATGTGGTTGCGCCAAGGAGCGTCACTATGGATGGAAGAGTCAGAGCCCCGGCAAGTGCCTAGCAATCCACGTTGACCCAGATTCAGAAGAAGAACCACCTGGAAATTACAGAGCATGTTTCTGTGATGGGTACAGCTCATCCAACCCTAAGGCTTCACAGGTGAAAGAGAAGTACGGGGGACTTAGGTTTTATATGACTTGTGACACTGACGAAATCTTTAGTCTGATTGAAGAGGCCGAGGCATTATCATACAAGACTTGTGAGGCATGTGGAGAACCGGGAGAAAAGAGGGGCGGCGGCTGGATTCATACCCTTTGCGATGACTGCCATGAGAACTGGGATAAGATTCGATCAAAGAGATGGGAGAGAGAAGAGGAATGGAGTTACCAGATAAAGAAGAGCAAATGGCAAACTTAAATCGGAACTTGCGAGAGACAAGCAAATGACTTATTTGACAAAACTCTGGTATTGGTTGCGAGGACAGTATTATATCCTCGCGAGCCCAGAGCACAGAATTAAAACCTACTATACTTGCGGAACAAACTTCCAACATGACCAACAACTAAAAGCTTATAGCTCAGTTGAACTCTTAAAGAAAGACAGAGACTGCTACGGTGAATGTGGAATTGTTAAACTAAAGCTGGTTAACCTCAAGTGGGTTGAGGAACAATATATTCCGTGGAGTTGCGATGCCTGTGGTGCTCCTTGCAAAAAGAGTTTAGGTCCAGAAGGATATTGCGATACTTGTCGCCCTATTATGCTCAACGGCGGCAACACACCAGAAAGAGTTCAAGAGCAGACTAAGTGGCTGGAAAAGGTTATTACATGGAGAGAAGAGGACGTCCTCGACGACGAAGATGAGCAATTGTACGACAGGCTCATCAAAGAGATCACCGCCGAGTGTCATAGCGAGACTCTCGACTGGGATGAGGATAGAATGAGAGCGAGACTCCGAAAAGTATTAGAAACTAGAGGTTAATAATGTCAAGTGGCTGGAAGTACGGTTTAATCAAAGTCGCAATTGAAGATGAAGGTGCCGACTATGAAACGCAGATTAATCTACTTGTCGAACTGTATCCCTTGGGCGACAACGGAGAGTATGACTCGTTTTGTATAGCAAGACTTCAATCAATCGAAGAAATTCAGAATGCCCAGAAAGACATCGAGCACGACGGTATTAACGAATGGTTTTACGATAACGGAGTGTTTGAGTGGAAGGTTTGTAATAACTGTACCCAAGGCGATTGGGATTGGATTCGATCAAAAAGAATGGAAGAAAAAGAAAAACACTCACCAGATTGCAAATGGCATAAAGATTGGCACGCTTGCAATTGTGGAGTGTTTGATAACGCTGGCGAAGGAAAAAATGAAACCTGAAATTGAAGACACAGACATTATCATCAGACGAGCAGCAAACGGCTGGATCGTTTTCTCTGGCTCAGAGCATGAGGAAAGTTGCTTCATAACAACAGTGTATGAGGAAGGAGATACAGAGTGGGCTGAGGCTGATACGCTGATACATCTTTTCCATGATCATTTCCCTGGATACACTCAGTCAAAAAAGCTGGGTGGTATAAAACTAGAAGTGCGAGAGCAGGGATATGCGTTTGAACGAGAGCAGGGATATGCGTTTGAAGAGGATAAGGAACAAAATAATGACCAAGGATGACATCAGTAAACAAAATAATGACTGCTATGTCACAAAAGTCCAAGAGCTGCCTAACGGCGAACTGTTTGTTGAACTGCCTCAAAAACTAATAGACCAACTTGGTTGGGAGGTTGGCGATGAAGTTAAGTGGGAAGAGTCAGAGATCTGTGAAGATTGGGGTGAGCACAAGGGATTTACACTGAGTAATAAATCCAAGCTGGTTCGGGATGATTTAGAATAATTTTAATTCGATTCCCATCGCCTCCACTGTTTTTATTATCTACTTAGTATAATAGACAGTTGAGGTTCAGAGTTGAAAATAACAAAGAAAAGAATATAATGCTAACACAGGGAGCTATAATGTTTGATCCTGGCAGCTTAGTCGGCAAAGAGGTCCGATCTTTAAGCGACGAAGAATACGGACACCGCGTTTTAACTTATAATTCAGATACCCAGAGGTATATTGTTGAGACTATTTACTGGAATAACAGAGAGATAGTGAATCCAGATTATCTTGGAAGCACAATTAGTAAGGATGGCCTATACCGCAAATATGATGTAAGATTTGCGGGGGAATAAGGTTATCGTCAACAGGTATTTGTTGTAATTATATGTAGAACTGCCCATGATTACTTCTGCAAACATACAGATGGATACTTAATTCTTCCGTCTTAATTTCTGGAGCTTAAAATGAAGGAAGAGCTAGATAAAAAACTTGTTAAGGCGTTCCCACTTCTCTATGGAGATAGGCATGGTCCAATACGGTCAACAGCTATGTGCTGGGGCTTCGCATGTTCAGACGGGTGGTTTGATATAGTTTGGGATTTGTCCTCAAAACTTGAACCGCTTATTCAGAAGTTTATTGACGACAACCCCAACATGTCCTGTTGGGATTGTGGCTGTGACAAGAACCGGCACTACGGATGGAAACATATTCCCGGTAAGTGTCTGGTAATACACGTCGATATAGATTCAGAAGAAGAGCCACCAAACAACTACCTCGCCTGTCATTGCGAAAAGTATATGGCATCTCACCCAAGAGCCGCTCAGGTAAAAGAGAAGTTTGGAGGGCTTAGGTTCTACATGACATGCGCCAACGACGAAATCTTCAATCTGATCGAAAAGGCAGAAACGCTATCCTACAAAACTTGCGAGGAATGTGGAAAGCCGGGAGAAGAGAGGAACGTCGGCTGGATTCATACCCTTTGCGATTATTGTCATGAGAAATGGGATAAGATTCGATCAAGAAGATGGGAAGAAGAATGAAACCTGAAATTGAAGACACGATATGACAAATAAACATTCTACATTAACTAAATAATATTAATCCTAAGCAAAATGAAAAATATGGTGCGTTATTATAAAATTAATTTGGTATCATAACTATATGATATTCTTATTTTTAATTAGCTGCATGGCCTCCAAATCAGCTATAGACTTCAACCCAACTAATAGTATGTGTCTTGACGCAACAGTTGCTAATATGAATCTGGCCGGTTGTGATGTAGTATCTGTTGAGAAAACTATTTATGGTATAACTAAGGTTTATTGCTATGAGGCAGATGGCGCAATGGATTCAGAGTGGATTAATAATGAATTTTTTGGAATTTCGTTTGGAATGAAAATTCCAGAAGATGTAAAGCCAATATGCACAGACCCATTTCTAATTATGACTGTAGCTGAAAAAGATTAGAATATTAAATTGCCCTTTGGGTAGAATATCAAACCTGGAGGAAATTATGAGTTTGTTTAATAAATTATTTGGTATGTTTTCTGGTGCAAATCTTTCTGGTAAGAAGCACGCTGTTATCGCACATACAAAGTCTTCTCTTGGGAGTAACACTTTGTCTACAATGAAAGTTTCGGAGCTTAGAGTAATGGCTAGGACTATGGGATTGAGCGGATACTCTTCAATGAGAAAGGCAGATCTTGTTAGCTACATTGAGCAGAACCAAGCATAGCTGCTTGACATACAAATATATGTGAATATAATTAAGTTATCAAATCTATGATAGATTGATGGCGGAATATTTAAACCAATTATGGTTAAATGAAAGGAGAAATACTGTGAGTAAGATTATAGGCATTGACCTTGGTACTACAAACTCTGCTATTGCGATAATGGAGTCAAGTAGTCCAAGAGTTTTGGAGAATGAAGAGGGTGGCAGAACAACTCCTTCTGTTGTATGTTATACAAAGAATGGAGAAAGGCTTGTGGGCGATATAGCTAGGCGACAGGCTGTTGTTAACCCAGATAGAACCGTATACTCTGTAAAGAGGTTTATGGGCAGGAAGTTCTCAGATGTAAAAGAGGAGTCTAAGAAAGTCCCGTATGGCATCACATCTGGAAAGGACGACTCCTGTAAGATAAAGATTGGAAGTGATACATTTTCGCCGGAAGAAATTAGTGCTCAAATACTTTTAAAGATAAAGAGGGCAGCAGAAAAATATACTGGTGCTAAAGTAAATGAAGCGGTAATAACCGTTCCTGCATATTTCAATGATGCGCAAAGGCAAGCAACTAAGGATGCTGGAAAGATTGCGGGACTTGAGGTTAGAAGAATTATAAATGAACCCACTGCTGCCGCATTAGCATATGGGCTAGATAAGTCTGAGGACCAAAAGGTTGTTGTGTTTGATCTTGGCGGCGGAACATTTGATGTGTCCGTACTAGATATATCCGATGGAGTCGTAGAGGTGCTGTCAACAAACGGCGATACCCACCTTGGTGGTGATGACATTGACCAAATTCTTATAGACTGGATGATGGATTCTTTCAAAGAAGATTCAAAGATGGATGTTTCATCTGATAATATCGTAATTCAAAGGCTAAAGGAAGCCGCAGAGAAGGCTAAGATCGAGCTTTCAAGTGCTCAGTCAACTGATATAACTCTGCCGTTTTTAACAGCAGATAGCACAGGGCCGAAACATTTAAACGCCACCCTGTCAAGATCGAAATTTGAGCAGATGATCGAAAGCTTTGTCCAAAGGGTTATGATTCCAGCGGATAAAGCCGTAAAGGATTCAGGCGTATCGCTATCCGAAATAGATGAAGTCATCCTTGTTGGTGGGTCAACAAGGATTCCGATTGTAAAAGAGGCAGTCGAGAAATTTTTTGGAAAGACTCCTAATTCGTCTGTAAATCCAGATGAGGTAGTAGCCCTAGGAGCCGCCGTTCAAGCTGGCGTGTTCTCTGGAGATGTTACAGATATTTTGCTTCTTGACGTTACGCCCCTTTCTCTTGGCATTGAGACTATGGGTGGTGTTATGACTAATTTAATTTCCAGAAACACCACAATACCTTGCACGAAGAGTCAGGTATTCTCAACCGCTGAATCGAATCAGACAGCGGTTGATATAAATGTCTTTCAAGGAGAAAGGAAGCTAGCTGTAGAGAACATGTCACTGGGGTCATTCAGGCTTGATGGGGTGCCTCCAGCGCCAAGGGGCGTTCCTCAGATCGAGGTTTCGTTTGATATAGACGCAAATGGAATAGTTAGTGTTTATGCGAAAGATCAGGCTACTAAAAAGGAGCAGTCTATAACGGTAAGTGGGGTTGGTACGCTTTCGGATGATGAAGTTGAAAAAATGGTAAAAGAGGCTAAAGATAACGAGGATGAGGATAGAGCCAAACTTGAGCTGATAGAAAAAAGGAATCAGCTAGATTCTTTAGTTTATCAATCTACAAAGTTTGTTGATGAGAACAGAGAGTCTCTCTCTAGCGATCTGATAGATAATCTAGAGTCCTCTGTTGAGGATGCCAGAGAGTCGCTGGATGCAGATAATATTAACGATTTGGATAGATGTATTCAAAGTGTTCAATCTGCCCTTCATGAATTATCAAGTCAAATGCATGAAGAAGTTTCGGATACGGAAGGCGTGGAGCCTAATGATGCTTCTAACGCTACCGATGATAACGTTGTTGATGTTGACTTCAAAGATGTTGTTGAATAGAATTAATTCAAAATAATGGTGATTAGCTATTTATTAGAGAGAAAATAAGATAAGGAGGTTATATGAATAATATAAATAGAAACTATAAAATAGCCCCGAGTAGCCTATCGAAGAGTGAGTTCTTAACACCATTTGATGCTATATTTGATGATATGATTAACAGCATGTTTCCAACCGCATCAAGAGATCTTGGAGAGAACTTTTTCAACAAAGGTTCGTACCCAAAGGTTAATGTTATAAACAAGATAGACAGCCTCTTGATAGAGGCTGCAATACCCGGCATGAGCAGAGAAGATGTTGATGTTGAAGTTCATGATGGAGTGCTCACAGTTAGAGGATCTAGCAATCAACATGAGAATATAAATGACGGCCAGTATGTAAAAAGAGAGATAAAGAGATCTTCTTTCCAAAGATCATTTAGACTTGGTGAGAATCTTTTATCTTCGAAAATTACTGCATCTTATGAGAAGGGTATTCTATCATTAAATATCCCAAAGAAGGTGATCGAAGATTCTCCATCAGATCCCGTAAAGATTGAGATAGGCTAGTTATATAATAAGATAATCATAATCGCTTGCTAATTAATTATGTATAGTTGATAATGCTGCTTAGCTTAGGAGGTTATTATGGAAAAAGAGTTAACACCAATAGAGGCTGCCTCTTATTGTGCATATAGCTTTTCTTATAATATGTATAATGATATGTTGTTATTTACTACATTGAATATAATTTCAACTATGAACAACTCAGGGATCATAGGACTTAATGAGTCTGTTGAAGATGACATGACAGAGCAGCTTTGTAGACAAGTATTAACAAATTCAGAATATAGAACCATAGGTATAGCGTAGAATTTAGAAATGAAAATTTTTTCTATTAAAAAGATTCCAATAGAAATACATTATAGTCTAATATTACTCTCCCTTGTTCTGTTTTTTATAGAGTTGATTAGTAACGGATTCTACTCTACGATTACCTATGGCTCATTATTTATAGTGTTATTTTCATCAGTAATGTTGCATGAGATTGGACATGCTTTGGTCGCGAGGAAGTTTGGAATACCAACTAGAAAAATAATATTGTTCCCGCTTGGCGGAATAGCCTTTATTGATTCTAAAAATATGACTCCTAAGCAAGAGTTTTTTATCTCAATTGCAGGACCACTTGTAAATCTTCTTGTTGTATTACTTGGATTAATTATAACATTAATTAGTGATTCGTTTTTCATTTATTGTATTATAATTATAAATATGATTATGGGTATATTTAACTTAATTCCAGCATATCCTATGGATGGAGGAAGGGTTCTTCGATCGGGCCTTTCTATGTTTTTAAGTCATAAGGTTGCGACAAATATATCTGTATCAATTTCTCTTTTAATATCAGCATCTCTTATTATATCTGGAATACTCTATAGCTGGATATCAGTTATTATAATTGGTATATTTTTAATATATTATAATTGCAAACAACTAAAAGGATCTTTCAAAAGGGAGGATGATGATGGATGATGAGAAGCCTAAATTTATTTATTTTAAGTTCTTAGGAAGGAAGCAGGTTCAAGTATCCAAAGAACAGTGGGAAGCTGATTGGAAAATTTGGCATGAAAGAGTTCACAAAAAGGGAGCTTCGTGGCATCTGAAATAGAACGCGGAAAGTCTAAACTATAATAAGTTTATGATGATATTATCTTATCGGTATGCTTCACATTTCTAGAAGCGACAAGCTTTAGCCCGCCACCTGCTTCTCCAACTGGCGTTTGAACTGGTACGTTTTGAGATATGGGTAGCGGAATAACGTTAGATGTAGCGGCTGGTTTCAAGGGTGGTAGTCCTGCGCTTATCATATCTTCTAGTGCGGAGCTGTCGCTAGCATTATCCTGTGTTCTTCGCGCCTCCATTTCCTGATCTGTTAATCGGATGTTTGATAACACGGGAGCGCCTTCAGATGTGGACATTGAAGAAGCCCACTTTCTGCTAGCGTTAGCGAACGCTATCTGAAGAACGGTGTCGTATGCTGAGGATAACCTGTCCTTTATACCTGTTTCAATTCCCATTATAATTATACTAGTAAATATATCTATGCAGACTGCCACAGCGGTTACCACACCTGCCGTTAGTAAACCCGCCAGTTCAAGAACTATAAATATTATATCGAGTACAGCCTGAACTGTATTTAATATAACTTGGTACATGTTATGTTGGAGATCTCTGAGACCCTTTGCATACTTGGCCAAAACAAGCTGCCTAGATGGTTCATCCGAGCTTTCTTGAAACTTAGAGCCGCACTCTTCAGCTGTTTCGTTATACTTAAGAACCTTCATACCGCTTAGGCTAATTCCTGCTTTACTTGCAAGTGGAGATACGTCATCTTGAAGAGCCTTCCATCCATAATAGACTCCATCCACTATTGCCCCGACACTAAATATAAGGCCTAAGAATGGGAGAACTTTTGCTCCATATTTCATTATTAATTTTATTATTGCGATGACACCTCCAGTGAGAAAGGCCCAAGTCGCTGCCGAAGCATCCTTTATCCACTCCCATAGCTTACATGCTGCGGTACTTATCCCATCCCAAACTGTTCCTAGACCTTCTGTTGTAATATCATATGCGTCTGAAATGAAATCGGTTGCGGGGCCAGCTAACTCAACGGCGCCATCCCAAGTATCTTCAGCTACATCTGCAACATAACTAACGGCATCATCAGCCCACTGAGGCCATGCGGTCTTGCTTAATGAATCTCCATTTCCGGCTGTCTTTAATAGCTCTGCATCGTTTCCATTCATATATGATTCTTTATTTATGGGACCCCTGAATGACTGTGATGATTCAAATATTTCATCAAAAGATTTTTCCCCACTCCCAACAGCGTCTACGAACTCCTTAAGATCACTATTTAGAATAGACCTTCCACTACTTCCATACTTTTTAATATAATCTAGCTCAAGATAAGTTTTTAAACATTGTAGGGCATATGAGTTTGAATAATTTGAATAATACTTTTTATCTGATGCTATTTTGATAACGCTGTTTTCTGCAAATGACTTCTTGTCAAAGCCTTTTAGTATCATTTTATTTTCTGTTATTTTATATGTAGCAATTATTACATCATGATTACTTGAGTAGTAAGTATCGTGTCTTTTTGATATAGCCCTCTTTCTTATTTGACTAATTCTTTTTACACTTGCAGTTGATTCATCAATACATTCTTTATTCTCTTCGATAGTGTCGAAAACAGACGGGTCTTGTTGATATTGATCTTCAAGAGCGGGCAAAGCACCTGGGTCTGCCTTGGACTTATTTAATATGTCCTGAGCTCCATTCTTTCCTACATTTCCATCCATTTTTTTACAAAATCCAGTTATTCCCTCAAGACCTGAGGCAAAAGCTGCGGAGGTTGCTTTTTCTTCATGCTTGTTAAACTCAGCCATAACATCCCACCACTCTCTTGCTTCGGGGCTCATATCGTCAACATCAACGCCTTCTGGCATAGGGAATAAGCTTCCTTCATCTCCAGTGGTTGAAACCGCAGCTTTGCCGGTCCCTCTAATGAGAGCAGCTTCTTGCGCTTTTTTGGATATGAATATCCTCTTGCTTTGCTTTTCAGAATATTCTTTGTGTTTTTTAGATATTATCATAATTAAATCTTTTTTTAAATATTACTATATATTATATAAAAAAAATACAGCATATATGGAGTTCACCGCTTAATAGTAAAGATTTTATTAGTAAGTGCTTAATTTCTTTTTCATATACATGGAGTAAAATATGAGCAGCATATCTGAATTTAGAAAAATCATAGACAATGTTTCTGCGATGGAAGAGCTTGTGGCGGCCCAAAACCTTCTTAGGGATATAATGGCCATAAACGATATGAGGGAGAAAATTGACAATCTTGAGAGCGTTCTTTCAAATGGGGAGAGGGCTATGTTTTATTTTTTTGCAGCAAAGTTAGACTCTGATGAGGTAATAGTTGCTTCAGAGAAAATCCTAGGAAAGATAAATAGACTTCGAAAGAAAGAGAAGAAAGAAGTAGAATAGGATATTACCAGGAACTTTAAAGTATGAAAAGAATAGTCCTTTCTGATATACACATCGGTAGCAAGTATTACAAAGCAGAAGAGCTTACTTCGTTTTTAAAAAATGAATATTACGACCAGCTAATTTTAGATGGAGACATACTGGATTTAATAAAATCCCCAATGTTTACAGAGAGGGCTTATGATCTGCTAAGCGCAATTGATTATTCAAAAGAAATAATATATGTAATTGGAAATCATGATATAGCATTACTGGGATTCTCTGGAAAAGATTTTTTTGGCATAAAGTTTGTAGAGAAGTTTGAATTTGAAGAGGGCGGAAGAAAATTCAGAATAGAGCATGGCGATAAGTATGAAGCCGGAATTATTCATTATAACTTTTCAATGAAGATAATATCAATTATTCAAGACTGGCTTGAACATTCTTTTAATATAGACCTAACATCTTGGTTTGTTGATAGAAAGATGAAGAAGAGGAAACTTAGGAGAATTTGGGATATAATAGATAGAAATAAAGATGCTGACGTTATAGTCATGGGACACTCGCATTGTCCGGAAGCGATAATATGGGTTGATGAGAAACAAAATATAAAAACATATGTTAACAGTGGAGACTGGGTTTCTCATCAGTCTTATGTTGAGATAATAGATGGAGTTATAAGGCTTAGAAGTTATGAATCAGAAAATAGTTAAAACATCTTTAGATATAGATGATTGGTTTAGTTCACTTAATGAGAATATTGACCTGTGGATAACAGACCCACCGTATCCGTTTGATAATAAAAATGGAACAAACAGGTTTAATTATAAAGATGGAAATGATAATATGTACCAAAGGCTCAGCTGGTCAAAGTTATCATCTATTTTCTCTGAAATGTATAATAGATCCAATGAAGGATCTAGGGCATATGTTTTTTGTAATCGTGATGGGTTGTTTGAGACCCAGCCCCTATTGAAGAAGTCAGGGTGGACATTCAGAAATGTATTAATATGGGACAAGAAGAGGCTTGGTATGGGCTATCACTGGAGGAACAAGGCTGAATATATCTTATATGTAACGAAAGGAAAGCCGAAGTCTTATGTGAAAGGTGCCGGAAACATATTTTCCTATAGCAAACCAAGAAACATGGGCGTTTCTGCGAAGCCTTATGATATTTGGGCCGATATACTGGAGAATAGCGCCGTGTTGGGCGATACTTGTGCAGACCCGTTTGCTGGTTCGGACCCAATGGAGAAAGCTTTGTTGAGTTATCCAAATCTATATAGTAAAATAGGCTCTGCTTATACAAATTCTGTATAGCTTGTTGGTATAATATAATTATATTTAAAGGAGAATTATATAATGTTAGATAAATTAAAAGAGTTATTGCGAAGATGGAAAGTTCAGGTAGTTGTTGTTGGCGGGGCTTTGGTTGTCGCTACGGCATATGGAACCTGTACCTATGAGCCTTTTGCTCAAGAGCAAGAGGGAGAAGGGTCTGCCGAAGAAGCTTCTATGGAAGCAACTGAAGCAGCTGAAGCAGCTGAAACAACTGAAGCAGCTGAAGCAGCTGAAGCAGCTGAAACAACTGAAGCAACTGAAGCAACTGAAACAACTGAAGCAACAGAGTAATTTATAAGCGGAGGGCTTTATGTCTTTTAAAAATGTAGACCTAGGAAGAGATGCTAGGGAGAAAATGAAAAAGGGTCTTGACATTCTTGCAAATGCGGTAAAGGTCACTCTTGGGCCGCGTGGCAGACACGTTGCAATACAGAGAGAGTATGGCCCTCCGCAAATTACAAAAGATGGTGTTACTGTTGCCAGATCTATAAACCTATCTAATAGTGTTGAGGATATGGGTGCTCAGCTTATAAAGTCTGTTGCCGCAACAACAAATGCCGTTGCTGGCGACGGCACTACAACTGCAACTGTCTTGGCTCAATATATTTATAATGATGGAGCCAAGATGGTTGAAGCTGGCCATAACCCTGTTTTGATAAAAAGGGGAATCGACATTGCCGTAAAGAATGTTTCGAATTCGCTAAAAGAACTCAGTGTTCAGCTTACAGATGGCGATAGCATAAAAAGTGTTGCCTCAATATCTGCAAATAATGATATGGAGCTAGGTAGCTTAATTGCAGATGCGGTAATGAATGTTGGAAACGATGGAATGATATCAGTAGAAGACTCTGCCGGAACAGATACCTCGGTATCATACACCGATGGGCTAAAGATAGATAGGGGGTATTTGTCTCCAATGTTTATAACCAATCCAGAGAAGCTTTTGGTCGAGATGGAAAACCCATTAATTCTTTGCTTTGATGGTAATATGGGCTTTCATAACTTCAATAAAGAGTATCTTCCGTTATTCAAAAAAGTTTCAGAATCAGGGAGAAAGGTTCTTGTTATAGCCAAAGAGTTTGATCATGAGGTTATGTCGACTTTCATTTTGAATAATTCAAAGGGCTCTATATCTTCATGCCTAATTCGGGCTCCTGGGTTTGGTGACTTCAGAAGGGATATGCTTGGAGATATAGCGGCAGCATGTGGTGGAAAGTTGTTCACAGATGACTCTGGAGTTGGACTTTCGGAATCAGAGGTAGATGATTTGGGTACGGCAAGGAGAATCGTAGTCTCTAGATTCGAGGCAACTATTGTTGACGGTGGAGGTTCTATGGATGATATAGAACGAAGAGTATCTGCATTAAAAGCCCAGCTTGATTCGGATATGTTAGAAGGCTTTGAAATAGCATCTCTGAAGAGTAGGATTTCAAAACTTTCTGGTGGAGTTGCAGTAATAAAAGTTGGTGGATCAACTGAGAGTGAAATGAAAGAGAGAAAAGATAGGGTCGAGGATGCTATAAACGCTGTTAAGGCTGCTATCGAAGAAGGCGTTGTCCCAGGAGGGGGTGCTTCTTTGATTCACTGTGTTAATTCGGTCGAGTTATTTGAGTCATCAAAGGAGTACATGAGTTTGCTACCGGAAGAGAAGATTGGGGTGGGCATAGTCAAGAACTCTCTTTCTGCTCCATTTAGACAGATAATGATAAACTCCGGAATGGAAAATCAGTATATGAGAATTATGGATAAGATACTTCTGAAGAAAGGGTTTTCTGGGTATAACGCTTTGTCAAATACTTTTTCAAATAATATGTTAAAAAGCGGAGTCATAGACCCCACAAAGGTAGTTAGAACTGCAATAGTAAATGCGGCATCTGCAAGTGGAATTATGCTAACCACAGAAGTTGCAATATCATCAGCAGATGAACAAAAATAATATATTTTATATGTGATATATATACGTTAAACTACACAGGAGGTTGAGAATGTCGAATAATGTTGTACCGCTTGAGTCCACAGGGGAGTATAAGGAACCGTTGCTGGATGAAAGCATCGTTGTTTCCAAACTTATGTCTGCTGGGGTAAACCAGATACATAGGTCTTATGACGAAGAGCAAAAGAAAGTCTATAGGCAATTTGTAGAATCAAGGCTTTCTTTTATAGCACCGTGCTGGAGCGACCTTAACGATGGTGTTAAGATTGAGGTTATTACAGCACATGCAGAAGATTTTTTGCGATTTGTAAATGGAGAATGATATGTCAAATTCATTAAAAGATAGTCTTATGGGTATTGGAATCAACTCTTTTTTCAGAGGAACTGGGTACGGAAGAAGCACACATAATTATGATCAACTAAAGGAATCTATATTGCTTCATAAAGACTTCCCGGATAAGTGGTTCTGCCTTTTAGATGATGACGGAAAACAATCTGCTCTAGAATATGCTTCTTCTAATATCCCAACAATATATTCTGATGGAGGTGATGATTGGTCGAAGCTGATTGACGATGTTAGCTCTGGAGATGTAGATCCTAAGGATATATCTGGGTGGTATGGAAAGTCATCGGTTGTTCAGGCCGCAACTCTTAATCCGCATTATGATTGGTCTAGCCTATTCACAAGTGTTATTCGTGATAACGATAGCTTGGGGTATATAAGCCCATCTATTAGAATTGTGATAGATTGTTACTCTGAATACGATGGTAGTGATTTTTATGATTATGTTTTTAACAACGCAAAGGGCCGCAAGTGGGAGCTTAGGGCGCAGCTTTATATGGCGCTTGTAAAGAGTGGAACGCTTACTCCGAAAATGGCAAGGAAGATGCGAAGCGATGGTGCATCAAAGGCATCTAAAGCTGCGCTAGAATCTCTGATTTCAAATATATCACTTTATCCAGATAATGAGCCTCTTTTTGTTCAGTTTGTAGATACAGCATATGAAGAAGTTGCGATTTCGTTGGCAAAAAAAATACCAGAGAATATGCTAACCTACATGGTAGGCTCTCAGTTTCATTATGTAAAAAGAATAGTTGAAGATAGAATGAGAGCTATTGAGCTTAGAAAGGATCAGGAAGAATCCGAATCAGAATTGCCATTTTAATAGGATTAAATAATGACTAATATTAATGAAGCATGTTACCTCTCCAGTCCCATTCACAAGAATTCTTTAAACATAGAGCTAACAGAGGATATGGAAAGCAACCTAGTCCTATCTATTGACGGATCAATTATGGCTATTAAAAAAAGCGTAATTTCTAATTATATAGACGACCAGGATATTCTAATGATTAGAATGGGATTTCGAAAAGCTACAGATGAGTTATTGAAATACTCAGATGAAGAAGGACTTTATAAGTTTTTATCCTGTCTTGTTGATTTAGAATAAATAAAAATCAAAAACTTATTCTGCACCCATAGTAAAATTACTTTACTATGGGTTTTTTATTAATTTTTTTATTAAAAGCATAGGGATTAATAATGATAAAGCTATCTGCATTTGAATCAGCAAGAATAACAGACCCTTCCAGTGGAAAAGAGGTTAAGGTTTCCACCACAGTCAGGATGCAGTATAGGTGGCTATATAGAAATTATGAGCCTGAGTTTCAAAGCATGAGAAATAATATTCTTAATGAGATAATAGGAAAAGATTATTCTGGTAGCTCCGGTGATGGCAATATGGTGCATAGGTTTAAGCTTGGAAGCTCTAGCATTGAATCAAAGGAAAGGGAGATTGCTGAGATCAGAAAGTTTTCTCCATCATCAGAAAGAGCTAGGGCTTTTAATTTCTTTATAGCAGTAGAGCGAAGTGATGGAATTTATATATTAGCCGTAAAGCAAAGCTGGAAGTCTCCTAAGTATACCAAAACTTATGGTTATACAAAGAAAAGCAGAACTTAAGGCTCTACTAATTTAATATAAAGTATTGTATTTTAATGAGGTTATAATGAATAAAAAGACTGCACAATTAAAGCCGCCAAACTGGGACCCCGATATTCTGCCAAAGTTAAAGCAGATAAACTATGGTTCTCAAGAGGGTGAGATAAAGAGAATTTTAAACGATCCAAGTAAAATTATATTTGACGCAACCTCTCCATCGGATAATCCCAATGCTTCTGCTTGGGTCACAACCGATGATTTGAAAGATGGAAAAATTGATGCGGTTCATATAAACGCAACAAAGATTCCAAAACCGGGGGATGGCTTTGAACAAATGGCCAATCAAATAATCGCATCAATTTCAGCATTGTTATCTCATGAAGTCGGACACATTGAAGACTTCAGAGAGGAGCTTTATGAATCAGGACAAGACCCGTTTCCGGGTGGAGAGGCTGTAGCTGAAGAAGCACAAAGACAACAGGAGCAAAGAGCAATGTTAGCATTAGAACAAATGGCGTCAGCAAAGAGTACTTTGGTGAAGCTTTCAAATGATCTAGATGGTTCTGGTAATGGAAAGATTGCAGATAGTATAGATAAATTATTATATGTTATCTCAAAAGAGGAAGTCAGTATAAATAAGACGGCCATACAAAAAGATGATGACGTGTTGGCAGAAGAAGTGTTTATGTTTAATGACTCATTTTATAAGAAACCATTCGGAAGGATGTGATGATTGGCAAATATTCAAATAAATGGGTGATATAAAAACCATGAAGAAGAAAACCGTAGAACAAGAGAATGAGCTTGGAGATACTCCGACTGATGCGATAGCTGGTATGCACATGCCAGATCCCGAAGGTTCGTGGAGAGGCTCCGATCCGGGAGAGAATAGCTATACTTATGATAAGAAGCAGATTGCATACCATGAAAGACGCCTGACCGGGAGAAAAAGAAAGGAAAATGGTTTATCAAAAGGGGCAAGAGGTCTTTTGGATATGCAAACGGAACAGGGAAAGTCCGGTGAATATTTTGAAGAGGATGAGACCGGGTTATTTGGCAATGAATCTCCTGAAGATTTACCTACTAATAAACCAGATAGAAATATAAGATATGAATCATCTACCGGCAGCTCAGACGTAGATCTGTCTGATTTTTCGTTCTTGGGGTTTGGAAAAGAATCAAAAAGGAATTATGAAATGAACAATGAATTAATCAAGCTATCAAACTTATTAGACGAGATCGGAAGCGTTAATGCTGCGGATAGAATAGATCTTATGATTATAAAGGAAGCGGTAACTACGCCTTCTGGGTGGAGTTCACGTCCTAGCTCTAGTGCCTCTACGTCTCAGCAGAATCTTCATCGCGCTTGTACTGCATATTATACAGCAATAGATACTATGGAGTCTCAGAATTATTACAGTGGAGGCGACGAAGGTGCTGCCGAGGATGTTATAAATGCAGTATGGGCAAGATATAATGCCTTTGACGGCTGGGGTGATAACGATGATGCACTTCCAAATGCACTTATTAGCGCAGCTCGTTCGGCTGAGCCAAGTCTTACATCAAGACCTGAGGGTTATTCTTCATGGTTTGAAGCTGTTGTAAAAGAAGGGGACGTTAATTTTTCCAACGGAAACTCAGCCTTCTACGGTAATTCTGACGGATTTGCAATAGACGCCAAGAATTTTTGGGGGAAAATGAAGAGTGCAATCAAAAAAAACAGGGCAGCCGAAACAGCAGCCGAAACAGCAGCGGCAACAGGAGGAACCGCTCTCCAAGATGATATGGACCCTGAAGATAAGATGGGAGATGCTCCCTTTTTCTACCTTCTTACTGAAGCACAAAAGACCACTGCTGAACAGCCCGAGGCAGATTTCTTAAGACTAGAATGGGGAGCATCTGAAACACCCCCTCAGTGGAGAATACAGTTTAGAAAAATGCGTGATCTTTCTGTGTGGCTAGAGGCCAATTCAGAAAAGAGAAGCCTTGTAACGGAAGAGTGGATTGAAGAATTATCAGAACTTGGGAATGGGGCATACAAGGATGGGTTTCAATGGACTACGGGAGCTGTGACAGAGTATGCCAACAAAGGAAAGATTCCGCATCCAGGGAAGGGATACGCTGCTTATTACGACTCTTGGGAAGGGTGGACTGACTCATGGACTGTAATGTATGACCTTCTGCGTAACCAAGAAACAGTAAAGGCCTCTGGCGAATTTGCACAACAACAAGCAGAAGGAAGATCGGGCGGCGGCGGCGGTGGTGGTGGCAGTAGAGCCGTTGCTTCTATCGTTGATTTATCAGGTGGAGTAATAACTGATTCTGATACTGGTAACAAATTCAGAACATGGGTCTATTCAGATGCTGCGAGGGCTAGGTGGGCCTCTAGTAATAACTTTGATAGTTCTCACACAGTGTTTAATTCCAGAGCTATGAGGAGTGCTTGGGCGACTTATGGTAATCAGTATAAACAATATTTGCAAGTCGCTGGACCGGACGAGTTACTTGCTGGCTCCGGAACCGGAAGTGTGGCAAGGCGAGAATCTGTGGATGATTTACTTGGGGAGACAGCTCCACAAGCACCTCCAGTTGCAGCTCCACAAGCACCTCCAATTGCATCTCCACAAGCACCTCCAGTTGCAGCGACTCAGCCAGAAGCAGGGTGGACTATCGAGAATGTTGGTTCCGCAGTAGATGAGTTATATAGAGGGGTTCGGATTGGCAAAAACAGTGAAAGGAAAGTAAGAAGAACGACTGCTAGAGCACTAAGAGATTTGGGCCGTGGTTCTACCCAGGAGATTCTAAACTACTTGTCTGGAAGAACACCTCCATCATCTGCTACGATGAGATACAGCGAAGTTTATAACGCTCTAATGGACCTAAAGGAACAGCTATCAGGAGGCCGCAAATCAAGGGCGGCTAGGATTGATAGGATTAATGCCTTGTCGAAAACCAGTGACGATGTCATAGATACTTATAAGAAAGCCGCAAACAACCGAAGAAGAAGGGTGTCTGAGGATAGAAAAAAGCTTTACGATAGTATCTGATGCTTATATTTAATAACTTGAATTACCAAAGAGGAATCTAAAAAATGCAAAACGAATTAATCAAACTTTCAAAGACCTTAAGCGGTCTTGGCCATAAGAAGCACTCCAGTATAGTCAGAGGCCTTGGAGTACCAAGCGTCAGCATTATGCTTTCAAAGTTTGCAGGAGCTCCAAACCCAGGACTTATAAAGCTCATCAATGGAAATGCTGCTAATAGCAAAAGTCAGGTAGGAATTAATCTCAGCTATAAAGGCAATGACGATCTTGGAGAGTGGGCAACGGGTTCGGATGAAATATCCATTGCAACCCAGGAAGTGCTGACAGACTTTATAGATATGGTAAAAGGGATAAATGCTGATACCCCAGAAAAAGCCTATGAAACACGCGCAAAGATAAAGGCTATCACGGTAAGTGTTTATACTGATACCGCAGGTAATGATGCTAATAACGAAGCTCGTAGTCAAAGGCGAGCAGATATAATTGTTGCAGCCCTAAGGCAAGATGTTCCTGGGGTAACCTTCACAGGGAAGGGTATGGGAGAGGATGCGGAAAAGAATAAGAGATACCTTAACTTCCAAATTACCGAAATAGAAGCTAGGCAAGCTGTAATGGATTCCCATGTAGTGGCCCTTAATGATGGTGGAACAGCGTACTGGTTTCTAAGACAAGGTAACTACTTTGTTGTAGATGTTACCAAGCCAGATGCCCATAGAGCCGCTACCAAAGCCGAATCTGCAATCCAGAAAGACAGCACTGGTAAAGGGACCGGTGATGCTGGAAATGCTCTTGTTTATTTTGGAGCAGAGGCTGCTATTGCAGCTGGGGCAATTAGCCCGGTAGAAAATCCAGCCGGAACAATTTATATGGTAGATAGCGCGAAGCTTACGGGTGCCGCAGCCATGATGAGCTTAGAGGATACAATTCAGTCACCAACAACTCCATCTGAAAGAGCCACTAAGCTTGGTGCGTCTGCCGAGGCAGGACAGGTTGCTAGGACCGAAAGTGAAGCTTGGCCAGCAGAGGTCGTAAAAGATTCAATAAGAAGACTCCTTGAGATCAGAGAACCATTGGAGATAGACCCAGATGGAGGTGGCTCACAGCCCGCTGCTCAAGCCTTAGCTGCACATCGCGTTAGGCGCAATATGAGGAGAATGTTCAAGACTAATATGGAAAAAAACCCTGACGGGTTTGACCGTACTGTTCAGAAATTGGCTCAGGAAATGACAGCTAGTCCAAACTTTGTATATAATCCAGATGAAGGTGCCGCAGGATCTAACATAGGAATGGTGTTTATGGCGGCGATGCAATCAGAGAGTGTGGCCCAGTCTACTGGTGGCTCTGCTTCGTCAAGAGCAAAGAACTCAAGAAAGGGTAGGCGAAGAATGGAGAAGGCTAAAGCCAGAGCACGAAAAAGGTCTGATAGAGAGAGATATGATAACCCGCTAATTCCAAACTTTATGGAGCGTGGCCAGAAGTTTAACGAGAGAGGCGAGAGAAAGGCTTCCTCAAGCACAATAGAAAGCCTTCATAAGATTTCAATGAAAAAGTCATCTGCAAAGTCTGCCGCTAAGAAAAGAAGAGAAAGAATTAAAAAAGAAAATATGCGATAAGTTTTTATAATATATTTTATATACAAACTATAAAACCCCGAACAGTATTGTCGGGGTTTTGTTTTGATTAATATTTTCGATGACGGAAAGACCAAGCTTCGTAAGAAGAAAAAGCATAGGAAACTTTCTCATAAAAATAAAAAGCAGAATGAAGAGATAGCGGGGAAGGAGAATCTATCAAAGCTGAACCCAATGGCATATCCTATTCTTGCTCTGCATTATAATAAGAAGCGGCCATCTGAGTGGATAGTAACTACATTTAAAACTATTAACGAGAAGCCACACCACTTAACTGATAAGTGGATTAACAGCATTAATAAATGGGTGTCTGGAGTTTGTGATTCAATGTCTCTAGATGAGCCAGATATTCAGATAGGTAACAGGATTGATGTTGGCCCTATTGAAATTATAAAGATTAAAGAGCCAAACATGATGGCCGAGTTTCCAAGTCCAGCAGTTATAGCCAGAGATGAGAGGGGATGGAAGTGGTTTTTCAAAACATCAAAAGCGTATCTTTATAAGGATGGAGACTTCATAACATTAAGAGCCACCATATCTTCTCATGGGGAGGGCATTACTTTTTTAAAGCGCCCAAGTAAAATTTCAAAGCTATGCCAAGATATGTTGGCTGGCGAAGAATAATATTTAAAATTTTTTTAAGAGGTAGCCGTGATTGACATAGCAGATATTGTAGTTGGATTGGCGTGGGGTGACGAAGCAAAGGGAAAGATAACAAGTCATCTTTCATCAAAGAAGTTCATATCTGGAAAACCTTATTATGATTTTGTAATTAGGTGGGCAGGGGGTAATAACGCAGGGCATACAGTTTACGTTAACGGAAACAAGTTCAAGACGCACCTTATACCATCTGGAATTTTTTATGGTGTTCAATCAGTTATTGGACCCAATTGTGTTTTGAACATTAATTCGTTCAAGGATGAGTTAAGTTATCTTAGTGACAATGGATTTGACACAACGCTGGTAAAGGTAGCTCCAAACTGTCACATTGTAAGTGAAGAGCATATACAATTCGATAAGGACAACTTAGCTGCAAAGTTAGGCACAACATCTAGAGGTATTGCCCCATGTTATTCGGATAAGGCGGCAAGGATCGGGATGCTAGCTAAGGACGTTCTTAGTCCCAATATGATTTGGAACGAGAAGCTTCATGGTAATATTCTATGTGAAGGAGCACAGGGAGTTTGGTTAGACATAAACCATGGAAATTATCCATATGTTACTTCGAGCGAAACCCTCCCTTATGCCGCTTGCAGTATAGGGTTTCCGCCACAAAAAATAAACAATATATATGGGGCAGCAAAAATTTATGATACCAGGAGCGGCGAAGATCCTAAGTTCCCAAACAGTTTGTTAGATGACCCGGTTTTGTCAAGATTGGCTGAGATTGGTAGTGAGTATGGAGTCACTACTGGAAGAAGAAGAAAGGTCAATTGGTTAAATTTAGACATGTTGGTTAGATCAATTAATATTTCAGGGGCAACACATATTATTATTAGCAAGTGCGATATAATTAAAGAGCTAGATATCTATAAGCTTTTTTATAATAACGAATATCTTTCATTTCATTCTATGGGAGATATGCAGAGTTTTATAACTGAGAAAATAGAAGGCTTATGCGCCCTGGTAAGGCAGATTAGATTTTCATATTCGCCAGAGGGATTATAATGAGTAAGAAAAACGTTCTATTATATCATGCAAACTGCCCAGATGGATTTGGTTCAGCATATTCATTTTGGAAGAAGTTTGGTGATAACATGGAGTATATAGCGGTAAAGCATGGGGAGCCGCCCCCCAGTGGGCTAGAAGGGAAGAATGTTTATATAGCAGACTTTTCATATAGCAAAGATGTTCTTATTTTTTTAAATGAGAAAACTTATAGCCTCAAGGTTATAGACCACCATATTTCCGCAGAAAGAGATTTAAAAGATCTTGACTTCTGCCATTTCGATATGAGTCATTCTGGAGCATATCTTTCCTGGGCCTTTAACTTTCCGGACCAGCCCATACCAAAGCTTATTAAGTATATAGAAGATCGGGATTTGTGGCTATGGAAAATGCCACATGCGGAGGAAGTACTTTCTACGATAGATTCTTATGATCGAACATTTGAATGGTGGGACCACATCAACTCAATACTAGAAACACAGGATGGGTTTAATAAGCTTGTGAACGAAGGTGAGGCAATCTTAAGATATAAAAACAAATTGGTATATACAATATCAAAGAACAGCTATGTGATGAATATAGCCGGTGATAAAATTCCTGTAGTTAACACACCTTTCTTTCAGTCGGAAATCGCAGGAACAATGTCTAAGGATGAAAAGTATGCTGCTGCATATTATTATGATGGGGAAGCTTTCGTATTCTCACTAAGGGCTTCTGATGATGAAGTTGATGTTTCTGAAATAGCGAAATCATTTGGTGGTGGTGGACATAAAAAAGCCGCTGGATTTAGTGTTAAAAGTTTGGATTTTTTTAAGGATAAAGAATGAGTTTAAGTAATTATAGTCAAGAGCAAATAAATAGCGCAATAGAAAAAATGAAAATCATATCTGATTATTCTTTATGGCAGGCTTCCGGACTATCTAGGACTAAGTATGTAGGCAGCCAGTCATTTACAAGAGACGAGTATTTGATTTGCCTGGTTGAGGATATAGATGGAGAGTATTTCGTAATGGACTATGTAAGAAGCTCACTATCTTGTGTTATGATGGTAGAGCATCCAGATATGGCAGATTCTATAATTAAGAATACTGTCCATTCCAGTTTAAAGCTGCACATGATAGCGATGGGCTATTATAGTGACATAGCCATTATTGATAAGCTTTGCTCAGATCCAAGTGCAGAGGTTAGACAGTGGGCTTCATATCACTGTTCTATGGATGCTCTTAAGTCTATGATAAATGATAGTAACGCAAAGGTAAGAAGGTCGGTGTTTAATAGGCTAGGTCCGGTCGAATACCTTGATGAAATGCTGAATGATAAGGATGCTCAGATAAGAGAGGCTGGGGCCAGATTTGCTCCAATGAATTATCATGGGTTTTCGAAAATGTGCAATGAGCTTTCCAAGAGAGTATTCCCGTGGGTTGTTAGCAAGATAAAGAGAGATAAGCTTCCAATGCTTTTGGGAAATAGGAATATGAACAATATTCGCTCTAAAAACGCATTGAGCGAAAGAATGAATCAACAATAATACAAATTACTCAAAGAGGTTGAAAATGGCTGCAAGGTATACTTCTGATTATATTAATCAGGCTGAAATTAAAAGTGATGAGTGGACTCCAGACGAAGGTGACTTCGAAGTTATTATTAGAAAGTTTTCTAACTTTGTCTTTGAAAGTGATTGCTATTGGGGGTGGAAGGCTTCGGATAGGATCGGAGAGGTTTTTGACGATAAAATGCTCTCCTTTGTTTGGAATAATATCTCAAGCTTGAGGTTCCATATCGTTGATGCGTTAGTTAATGATTTTACAAATAAGCCTGTTTGCTCGGAATCTTTTAGGAATAGACTTATAGCCGATCTCTATGATTTAATTCCAAGAAATGATAATTGTGCTGATAACATACTAAGGGGAGACCTAGTAAAACTTTTACATCCAGACTATAATTATATGGACGAAATTTTTTCACTAAGACTTATTGATCCAGAGGGTAGTATTATGACCAGGTGGCATGTTCAAGGCATGGCCTACTCAAAAGATCCTGCTTTTTACGCGTATCTCTGGAGTGAAATCAAAAGAAGTAGTGGATATATAGACAAGAAAATCGAAGTTGCTAAAAATATGATCAATAATGATGCAATGTCTGAAAAGGTAATTAAAGAGGCTGCATCAAATGGAACGAAGAAGCTTAAGCGATTCTTTATATCTGAACTTGGTTGTAAGATGACCTATTATCGACAAAAGTTGCGATATATGGATGAAGACGAAGCTCTTTATGGTTTTTATCAAAATAATAATTCCAAGCTTGAAGCATATATGCTATTGTTTGCAAATTTTGATGATGACAGATCTCTATCTACGATGGCAGATGTTTTGTCTATAGATAATCTTCCTTGGATTATGCCGCTACTTGGAAAATATCGTTGGATTTCACAAAGTGTAGAAAGAAGGATTGCTCAACAAGAAAACCAATAGGAGATCATTTCTTATGAATAAATTAATATGTGCTTCAACTTTTATAGTTGTATAGAAGTTTTTTAAGCCTGATAGCACTGGCTTCAACGCTAGTGCTCAGTTCTGTCGGTCGAGCGTCGGTAAGTTATGGTCCTTTAAGTGACATGAATTTGTCAAGAGGAAGCACTCAAAACATTGAGACAGATATTTACCCGGTTACTTATAGAGTATATTCTTATGATACTGTTGATAACCGAACAGAACAAAGGCTTGGAGAGATAATATCAACGGCTACAAGCTTGCTTGGTAGCTATGCTAAAGGAAGAGGTCTTCCTTTAGATGATTGTGGGGGAAACCAGACTATAGAGTTTTTTATAGTTCCCTATTCTGTTTTAAACGACAGAGGAAGGTTTTCCGAATGGCCATATGAAAATGGTGCCGGAAGCAGCTCATCTAATATAGTTGCATTGTTTTCACCAAGGAGGACGGAATCTAATATTGACGCTATAATGTTCACTAAAGATTCTTTTTCTAGAGATCATTATGTTGCTCATGAGTTAGCTCATTACTGGTATGAAAGACTCTGCTGGAGTTCTTCCTCTACAGTTAGAACTGAACCGTTTGCGATGGGGTTTGAATCATATTATTTATCAAACCATCAAAGAAGTGGGTATACTCGCGGCAACAATCACTCTTCTGATGTAGTCACTCCTATTCCCACGATAAGAGGTGGAGGCGGAAGGGTCGGTGGAAAAGGAGAGTCACATAACAGTTATATCCCCACGATAAGAGGTGGAGGCGGAAGAGGGGGTGGAAAATAATATGTTCCACTTGCCATTGTTAAACAAATGATTGGTTGGTATTATATAAATAATGTATATTGAAGAAAAAGAACATTTGGCTTTTGATGACGTTTTGTTAAGACCTTTATACTCCGAAGTCAGGTCTAGGTCCATTCCAGATACTGCAACTAATATTGCAGGAATTGAAATGTCTATACCGATTATATCCTCTCCGATGGATACGGTTACTGAGTATGAAATGGCAATTGCGATTGCAGAGAGTGGCGGAATGGGCATAATACATAGGTTTATGACACCATCAAAGCAGCTTCTAAATCTGAGGAAGGTTGCTAGAGCGTCATCTTCTATGTATAATACAGGCTATCCGGTTGTTCCCGCTGTTGGAGTTGGTAAGAGTGAGAGGGAGCGGTTTATTCAGATCTTAAATGGGATTAATCCATACGCCATTAGTGCGGTTGCAATTGATATTGCAAATGGCCATTCGGTTCTGATGAAGGAGATGATCGACTTTGTTAACCAGAAAACAGGTGGCGACATTCCAATTATAGCTGGGAATGTAGCGACGGGAGATGGTTTTGCCTACCTTGCTGAGTCTGGAGCAAGTGCAATAAGGGTGGGTATTGGCGGCGGTTCTATTTGTAAGACAAGAATAATGACTGGAGCCGGTATGCCAACATTCCAATCTGTTGTTGATTGCTCTGAAGCAAAGAACTCTTCGAACGAGTATGATAGTGTTTCGATAATTGCAGATGGCGGAATAAGGTATCCGGCTGATTTAGTCAAGAGTATCGCAGCAGGGGCAGATGCTGTGATGGTAGGGAGAGTTCTTTCATCAACAGATGAGACCCCAGGTGAATATTTTGATGCGAATGGAAATATAGTAGATTATAGTAGCGGCATAGAAAAATATAAGAAATACAGGGGAATGGCCTCATCTGAGGTTCAGGATGATAAGAGGGGTGGGCTAAAGTCAGGAACCTGTGCAGAGGGGGTGTCTACCCTTATAAAGAGTAGGGGGTCTGCTTCTGATGTGATGGATGAATTCTTTGCAGGATTGAGATCTGGTATGACTTATGTTAATGCTCTTGACTTGAAACAACTTAGAGAAAATGCAATTTTTATAAAAATAACAAAGGCTGGCGCTGATGAGTCACATGCCTTTGGAACAAAGAAATAGGAGTTAACTCATGAACAATGCTTTGTGGAAATGGAATGATGATGCTAACAATATTGACAATGTAAAGGTGGCTATTGATACAATCTTTTTAAGAATGGATCTTCTAGAGTCGAAGCTAGATGACACACTTGATTGCCTTCTTGATAACCTAGACAGGGATAAGCTTGCTGCGAATAAAGCAAAGGAGTTTTATGATGATGATAATGTTAAAGACATACTGTCCTCATTCTCCTCTGGTTTTGAGGGTGGTGGGGCATCTAATGTCTTAGATCTAGTATCTTCCCTTCATGACTTAAAGGGTAAGTTATCAACGCTTGGTAGTAATTTAAATACAGCTCCAAGCGATCTATCAGAAATGCCTTCTGAGGAAGATGTTGATACGGATTAATTAATTTTATGATACTTTTTATATATTAGATATATATAGTTATCAGGGATATTCCTGATTCTGTCTACTTTCCAATATAATTGTAACTGTTGAAAAAAAGGAAAATATAATATGGATGTTAAGTTTACTAAAAAAATCCTAAAGGAAATGCCTAAGGATAAGTCAGTCATGCTTCATGCAAAGCATGGTGTCGGAAAATCATCTGTTGTTCGTCAGGTTGCCGAAGAACTAGCAGAAGAAACAAATGAGCCTTATGGCTTTTGGGACGTAAGACTGTCCCAATGTGAGGTCGGAGATATCAAAGGCTTGCCGGATGCAGACCGTGAAGCTAAGGTTATCAGGTTCTTGAAGCAAGAGTGGTGGCCGCGAGATAAGGATAGTAAGGGTATCTTGTTTTTTGATGAGATTAACCGTGCGTCAAAAGATGTCCTTCAAGCCGTGTTTGAGATATGTTTGGACCGACGATTGGATGGAGAAGAACTGCCGGAAGGCTGGAGGGTTGTTGCTGCGGTAAACTCTGATGATGATTATGATGTTCAGGAGCTTGATCCAGCACTTCATGATCGGTGGTTTCATATTGATTTCGACCCGTCTGTTTCTGACTGGACTCTATGGGCCAGAGAGAATGGTGTTGAGCAGTCGATAATTGAGTTTGTTTCAAGGAACCACAATCTTCTAGACCCCCCAATTGGGAACCTTGAGGCAGGTAGGACGTATCCATCCCGCAGAAGTTGGGTTTCATTGTCAGACTCCATCATGGGGATGGGCTTATTGGCAGAGGGTAATGATGCTATTCTTACGCAAGTTACCAAGGGCTGGGTCGGTCGAGAGATTGCGGTTATGTTTCCGAAGTTTGTTGCAAATGAGTTTACTCAGCTTAGGCCGGAAGATGTCTTGGATACCTTTTCAAAGGTAGAGTCTAAGATTGAAGCAGCATGTGATGATATTGAGGTTATTGCGGCACTAGCACGAAATGTTGTGCAAGAGGTCAATGAACGAAGTGCTATCAAAATGAAGGACAAGCAGAAGGAAGCTCTGAAGAAGTTCTTTATGGTGCTTCCAAATGATGTAGCATCTGACACCTGGGTTGCCCTTCTAGCTGGGAAGAAGAGTAAGAAGCTAGTTATGATGTGGCAAGCTGATACAGCGTTTGGAGAACACCTGAAGCGTATTTATCAAGTCTGATTTCACCAAGGGTACACTTGGCGCGCTCCAAGTGTACCCAATATTTTTATCATTAGGAGGTTTTATGTTGAATACATCAGTTGCTCCATCAGTAGGGCCACAAGTCGTAGATGATGTTAGTCTAAAAAGTAGTGTCAATTCTCGTCAAATTAGAGACAGAATTGAAGGCGATATTGCAAAGCTAATTACATTTCAGCCCTTGTACGGCATCGTGTTTATGAGCTTGAATAAGATCGAGTCAAGGAAGATTCCAACGCTTGCCGTTGGAGTTACTAGGCGAGTTGATCTTGCTCTATATTACAATCCAGACTTTATAGATGGCCTTAGTCGGGCAGAGTTGAGGGCGGTGTTGAAGCATGAGGCTTTGCACGTTTTGCTTCATCATATCTCTAGAGCAAAGCACTTCTCTTATAATATGCGTGGGTATAATATTGCGGCAGATATGGCAATTAATCAGCATATCGAAGGATTGCCGGAGGGCTGCTTTTACCCAAGCACCCTTAATCTTCCAGATTCCGAATCCTCTGAGTGGTATTATGAAAGCTTAAAGAAGGAGTCAGATGAAAATGGCCATGATATAAGCGAGGTTGGCGAAGGAAAGGGCAAGCTCGTAGATGACCACTCTATGTGGCAGGATATGGATGATGATATTATCAAAGAAAAGATTCGTCATATAGCAGAAAAGGCCATAAAGGAACAGGAGAAGAAGGGTTGGGGCGATGTAGGAGCAGATCTGGCAGGAAAGATTATAGCCGCAAACAAACCTGTTGTAAACTGGAAGAGGGAGGTTCGATACTTTATTAACAAGCTTGTCATGATGGGGCGAAAGAGTACTCGTATGCGGCCCAATCGTCGCTATGGATATGTTAACCCCGGAAGCAAAAGGGACTATACTAGTAGGCTTTTAATTGGGGTTGATACATCTGGCTCTGTAAGTGATGAGCAGCTAAAGATGTTCTTCACAGAAATAAATGGAATGATCGATCATGTGCAGGTAGACGTTATTCAGTTTGATTACAATTTACAGGGAGAGCCTGAGCCTTTTAGAAAGAAGTCTAAGGATATTAATATCATAGGAAGGGGCGGGACTAATTTTGAGCCAGTAATTAAGCTAGCAGATGAGATGAAGTACGATGGTCTTATTATATTCACAGATGGTTACGCGCCATTCCCAACAAAGCCAAAGGCCCGTATGCTTTGGGCTGTATCAGAAAGAGACAGCGATGTTAATTTTCCTTATGGAAAGAAAGTAGTTGTAGCAGAAAAAAGAGTTTGACGTGTAGCTTTTGGGTAGCATACCATTTGTGTGCTACCCAAATTTTTTTTAGGGAGATAGATGTTAATTTTGAATAACAAGATAACTAGCAAGTTGTCTACATTGATGGTTGCTTTTGATGCAGGTTCTAGGATTGAGGGGGATGACTTTAATAGCGGAATATCCCATATGCTTGAGCATTGCATTTTCAAGGGAACTACAAATAGGGATTGGCTAGAGGTACAAAGAGAGTTTGCGTTCATAGGGGCAAGGCCAAACGCATTTACTTCAAGTGAGATGGTTTGTTATCATGTTACTGTTCCATATGAAAACTTAGAATCTGCGGCAGATATATTATCTGATATTGTATTCAACTCTACAATTCCAGATGAAGAATTCATCAAGGAAAAAGAGGTCGTAAAGGAAGAGGAGATATCAAGAAAAGACGATGTTGACGGATACATGTGGGAGGCGTTTTCAAAAGAGTGGTTCTCCAACCATCTGTCTGTTCCGGTTATAGGCACAAAGGATTCTATTGATAGATTCACAAGAGATGAGGTGAATTCATTTTACAACAAATATTGTGATAAAAAGGGTGCTATAGTATCCTTAGCGAGTTCTCTTAACAAGAGGGCTTCAAAGCAGTTATTAAACAAATACTTTGGAAAGTCAACCGGAAGATTCAGAAAGAACTATTCTTTGGATGACTCAACATATGAGCAGTCTAGAACCGTATTGCTTTCGAAAGATGGAATAGAACACTCCTATGTTTGGATGGCATATCCGGGGATAGTCACCGGTAGTGATTGGGCTGCGGCCTCTCATGTTCTTATGTCAATTTTTGGAAGCGGCATGGACAGCAGACTCTTTACAGAGGTTAGGGAAAGAAGCGGCTTGGTTTATGGAATAGGGTCCGGTATGCAATCTTTTCAGGATGGCTCAGTGTGTCTTATTGACTTCTCATCAAGAGAGAAGAATGTGGAAAAGGCATTGTCAATCGTAGATGGGCAAGTTGACTTGATAAAGTCAGAACGAATTACAGATGAGGAGCTTGAGCGGGCTAAGAACAAAATACGTTCTTCTGTCTATTCTTTAAATGAGAATAGCTTTGGCGTTGCCTTTTCTAATTTAAAATCAAGATTTAACTCGACTTCAAATATAGAGGAACTTATGAACAAAATAAACTCCGTAACAAAAGATGATATAATTGATGTTGCAAATATTGTTTTTGACAAAGATAGGCAGCTAACGATGGTATGTAAAAATAATAATTAGAAATAATTTATTTAGTATAATTAAAAGATAGTTAAAGAATATATATGTCGTTATTAAATATAATTACTGTTCCAAATAAGCTGTTGAGGCAACGATGCTTTGATGTTACAGATGATATGTTTGGAGAAGAACTCGATTCCTTTATGTCATCTATGGCAGAGACGATGTATTCTTTAAAAGGTGTCGGATTAGCAGCCCCGCAAGTCGGCTTGGGTTACAGGGTATTGGTAGCAGACATGTCAGAGGGTAGGCGAGAATCTTATGTCAAGATGGTGAACCCTGAGATTGTGGATTTGTCAGATGAAACAATAAAGATAAGCGAAGGTTGTTTATCTGTTCCAAACTTTGAAACAGAAGTAGAGAGGTCTTGGGAAGTGACTGTTCTTTATAGCACCCCGCTTGGGGAGAGGACAAAAGAAAGGCTTTCTGGATATTATTCTGTTGTTATTCAGCATGAGATAGACCACTTGAATGGCATAACTATTTTGGATAAAGCTGGAAACCTCACTAGACGGATGTATATGAACAAGATTAAAAAATCTAAAAAGAAGTTCGAAAGACTTCTTAAGAAAAATAGCCTAATATGAACACAGTAAGAGAAAAGCATAGCTGGGGAGGCGTTGAAATATGGGCAAAGAGCAAGCACTTTGTAGGCATATTTTATTCTATCGACGCAAGAGAGAGCGTTATAATACCAAGCTGTAACTCTTCCGTTTCTACATATAGGGTTTCCTCTGGAATACTATTGGTACAGGAGGAGGGATGTGATAAAGGCTCCGATGGAGTTATTATAACTTCGGGTGATTCAATTTCGTTAAATAATAATATCGGACATATTTTTTCTGCAATAAGAGACTGCGAGATTTATGGAATTATCCCGCCGTCTTCGGGAGAAAAGGTTGGCAAAAAAAAATAGATATGTTTATTATGGTTAAATAATGTATTAGTTGAGAACTATTTACATTAACAGTAATATTATGATTATCATTAGTAATTTTATTTGAGGTTAACTTTGTTTTATAATTTATTATTCTTTGTACTTTCTTCGTGTGGTATAACTTTTCTTATAACACACTCTTCGATTTTTGAGCCAGTTAGAGAGTTTATAGGGCGCAGGTCTGATTTTTTCGGAGAGCTTGTAAACTGTCCGATGTGCTCTGGTTTTTGGGTTGGTTTCTTCATATCTATTATTGATTTTCAAGATTATAACCCAATATATTCGGGAGCGATAGTCAGTCTGGTTTCTTGGCTTATTGCTGTATTTGCTTTTTATATAAACTCCATAGCGCTGGCTATGGAGACTTCGATAGAAGAGGATTGATTATGAACAAAAAAGAAGAAGTTGCTATCAGTAAAAGAAAAGTTGCATTACCAGGAAGAATTATAGATCTTCTATGGTCGGATGATGAATTTTATAGAGAAGTTGTATCTTCAAAGAAAATAACTCTAGATAAGTTTCCCAAAACAGACCAGTGGGTTGACGAAATGGGGTTTCATATGGAATTTGCATTGGCCGGATATTCAACAAAGGATATAAGTATTAAGATCCATAACAGCACTCTGCTTGTTGAGAGCAGAAGAGATAGAGGCGATGACATGATTCCATCTGAAGACGGAGTTAGGAGCGCTAAGCCAAAGATAACTTACGGATCAATAGTTAGAGGAATTGCTAGAAGAAATTTTAAAAGCAAGGTTATAATTTCTTCTGATTTTAGCATAGAGGATGCTGCCGCAAGTATGTTAAATGGATTATTACATATAATAATCCCAAAGGGAGTAGAACAGGAATGTACAATTGTTCGAATAAAAGAGGTGTAGTATGAGCGATATAAGTTTATTAATAACCACAATGGTTTCGTCTATAGTTGATGACACAGACAGTGTTTCTGTGTCAATGACCGAGGAGAATAATGGATATCTGTTTGAGATAAAAGTAGACAAACAGGACGTTGGAAAGATAATTGGAAAGAAGGGAAGAATTGCTTCTGCTATAAGAACTGTAGCCAAGGCAGCTGGCGCTAAGAATGGCGTTAGGGCAATGGTAAATGTATTAAATGAGTAGTGGAGGAAGTATGCCTAAGACATGGAGACAGAGGTGCTTGTCTAACCCAGATACAATGTTTGTTAGAGCTATAAGCTCAGCAAAGAGAAGGTCCGTTCAAAAAGAAGTTGCATTTAATATATCTGCAAAGTTTTTAAAAGACCTGTATCTTGAGCAGAACGGTCTTTGCCATTATTCTGGTATGCCTATCAGCATGGTAAAAAGAGACCCAAGGGTTTTACATGATCCTTTTAAAATGACTCTTGACAGGGTTGACCCAGGAAAAGGATATGTGAAGAATAATGTAGTCTGGTGTGCCTATTGTGTAAACTCTATGAAGCAAAAAATGCCGTTAAAAACTTTTGTTAACGTATGTAGAGCTATAGCGAAAAATTCATCTAGTCATAAAAAATGAAAAAAGAAGAAGAGATATCAGATACAACCATAAGGGATGGCGTAATTGAGATATATCGCAATTACGGAATAGACATATCTGATATTGAAGATGATGACATCAAGAGGGTTGTAAGGCATTATAGAAGAAATCCAGATTCTTTATCTCAAGATATAAAATCTTCTAAGGAGAACTCTCATAATGTGATTGATAATGATATAATATAGTAATTATACAAATATATATGAACACACGAGTGTGCGTGTGTTAATGGGCCAAATATTAAATGACTAACAAGAAAGAAATATCTAAAATGCTCTCTAGGAGAACGCTGCTTTCCCAGAGGGAATCACTTCAGGTTGTAGAAGAGGTTTTCTCAATTATTAAAGAAGAAATAATTAATGGTAATGACGTGTCTATAGTTGGGTTTGGAAAGTTTTATATATACCAGCATGCTTCTAGGCCGGTTAGAAATCCAAAAACCCAAGAGAGTATGCTGCTTGAACCATACAGCTGCCTTAGGTTTAAAGTTAGTAATTTAATCAAAAACAACTTAAAGAACTCTGGTGGTTAGGTATATTTAAATGAGTACTAAAATTACATTTATCGGCCTTGATGGCGATGCCGAACTAGAGGCAATGCTTAGGGACGCTGCATCTTCAGATGGGGAGCCGACCGGAACGGATGGGGTTGTTATTAATATACAATCCCTGGAAGCAACGTGGAATATAACTTCTGAAAAATGGGACATTGAGTTAATTGTAAAGATATTGGCAAGCGATGATTCCCTGTGGACTCATTGGCATTACGCAATAAATTCTACTTTTTCTGAGTCAGGAGCGGCTGGCGGATATATGGTTTTGGGCGGCGGCCTCATAAAGGTTATCTCGTCTGTTAGCCCCGGAGCATATAGCTTTGCAGTCGTAGCTGTAAATGGAGACCATGAAGCTGCAAGCAATGTCGATGTAACAACTGTATTATTACCTGTCGATGGGTCTGCAACTGTAATTACCGACGCACTAGGCATAGACGGAGAGGAGACTGTATCTGTAAATCTACTGAGCTTGGCAGACGAGCTTGGTATAGACAAAGAAGACCTGGTTGAGGCGATAGTTGCGTCAACATCTGTAGACACAGAGGTCACATCTGGAACACCACTTGTTGGTGGAAAGACTTATTATAAAAATGCGGAAACAATAGTTACATCACAAGTAGCTAATGCATGGTTTGGTGGCGAGCGCAACCAACCATCATCCATTGGGCTTCCCTCCAATGACCCGAAGGTTATAGGAATAGTACATGACGGGAGCCTAAGTCTGGATGGGCATGCTGAAAAAATTATGCTTACAACCAGCGCCAACATAAGGGGCAAGTTGCCTCATGTGAATCTATCTGCTCAGGGTGATATTGATGGCCCGGCTGTATTTAAGGCAAACGTAAAAACATGGCCAGCGTCAGAATATGTTGGTAAAGCTATTCCTGAAATTGATGCGTCAACTGGAGAGTATTACCTAGATTTATCACTTCTTAGGGCTGAGTTGGAAGATATGAGTGGAGGAGCTTTTGAGGAGTATCCCGATTTTTCCACAACTCTATTTGAAGAAATAAGTAGCGTGCAGTCCGAGATAACCTTAACGGACGGGTTAAGCTTTCCAGATTCCGGTTATGTAAAGATCGAAGAAGAGTTTATACTTTATACCGGAAAGACCGGAGATGACATACTTACAGGGTGTGTGAGAGGGATTTTGCCAAGCGCCGCGCCCACAGAGCATTCAGAGGGAACTGTAGTAAGAAGTATTCCGGACGTTATTAAAACCGTGCATGAAAAATATACCGATATTGTTATATCGGCAAATGTTGATGAGAGACTAGACTTTGTGTTCGGGTCCTCCTCACCAGAGTTTTCAGCAGACACCTTTACACATAGGAACAGGTTCTTGTTTGACAAGCATAACGCGGCATTTAGAGCTGGCACAGTAACAGGCACCTATTGGAACGCCGCCCACAGGGGTATTGCGTCTGCGGCGTTTGGTTATAATGGGGTTGCAAAGGGAGACGCGACGTTCGTAGCCGGTGCTTTTAACTACGCGGAGACTCCAGGTTCTGTGGTCATGGGGTTTGGAAGTTCGATTTGGGAGGGGGATGAAGAATCTAGCACCACTAGCCTTGGTGTAGCATCCTCTTCAAACACTATAACTGGTGGAGAGTATAACGACATTTATAATGGATACGGCTCCGGAGCTCTCTCTGGTGCAATAAACTGGGTTGACTTTTCAAGGTCTTCCGCTATTGTGTCTGGTGAGAAAAACTGGATTAGAGGCTCTTGTGATGAGAGGGTTAATTATTCGTTTATAGGTTCTGGGTATCAAAATATAATAAACTTCTCCAATGGTTCCGGAATAGTTGCTGGAGATGAAAATATTATTGGTGGAGAGTCAACGGGTTCTTTTATAGGAGCTGGGGAGAATAATAACATCCTCACAAATGAGGATGCCACAACTTCTTCTGGCCTTAAAAACGTGCTTAAAAATAGGGACAAGCTAATAGAAAATTCCCCATTCGCTCCCGGCGTGCTTGCGGATAGGTGGACTTGCGAGGATGATGACGGATATGGGAGATCGGAAAGAAGAAAGAAAATGAAAGATTCCGGTTCTAGTTACTTTGGTACTTCATTCAACTCAGTTATAGGTGGTGGAAAGGAAAACACCATTGTCAACGCAGACCAGTCTTTTGTGGGCGGTGGAGATGAAAATATAATATCGGTATCAAGAAGCTCATCTATACTCGGAGGAGAGAATAATTCGATTGAGCCATATATTATCATCACAGGCCCCTTCGGAACTGGTTTTCACAGGTCATTCTCGATATCCCCAAGTTATGTCTCGGCAATAGTCGGAGGAAGAGATAACTTCATAATGGCAGACGCAAGCGCATCCACGATTGTAGGAGGTGTTGCGAACACCATAGTTGAATCCGAGGTTGGGTTGCTATTCGGAAAGGATAATGCATCTCGAAAGACTCCGACAACAGAGGTTGTCACAAGGTTTACTCATACAACAGGTTACGCGGCAAAATCTAATTTATACGGGCAGCACGCTCATGCTTCCGGCGGCTTTTATTCTGCAGGAGGAAGCACATCTAAGAGTGGAGCAAAATACGTTAAGCACACTTCTTCTCAAACAAGAAAGCTGATGGGCTATGAGGATCTTAGCAAAACTTCTGGATTCTTGAGAACCAAGGATGCTTCGTCAGATGTTTTATTGCAAAAAGTAATAAACCAGGACGCCAAAGATATATCCGATGAAAGGGAGTTTGCCGAACAGGTTGGCTCTAAAAAGTCAGATATTATTAAAGCGGGACAGGCAAAGTATATAAGCAAAGTAATGGAGTCTGATCCAGACCCAACAACTGAAAGCATTTGGAGCTCTAACTCTGATATGCACATTGGGTCGGCTCAGACATCTGTTCTAACACTTAGGAGAGAGGTTACCTTTGGAGACTTTCTTACTCAGATTAACCCTCCGATGCTTTTTGGAGAAGAAACCGAAAAGGTCGGATATGGATTTCAGGAGGTAAAGACATTCTCCACTTCTAACTCTGGTCCTAAATTTCTTATATTCACAAGAACCTTAGATAGGGATGAGAAGGGGAGCCATGAGAGCAAGACGTTTGATAGCTGGTATCACTCACCCTCCAGCTATTTGAGTGATAGCCAGGGAAATGGCCTGCCTCTAACTGCAGATTATAGTTCTCGCGGTTCAGTCAGCGGCCTTCCTAGGCAGTCAGCAGAATTCCAATGGCTTCAGATATCTGATGTGCATCTTAATAGGGCGTATAAAATTCCAGCAGTTGGATTTTCTTCTTTCACCTGGGATTGGCTAGAACGCCTTCTATCTTGGACAGAATCTATGTTCCCAGCTCACCATGGCGTCACTGGAGGAGTAAGGAGTAATGGGGGGCTGAACTTCGAAAAAGTGCTCAAGGGCCTGATCCCCTCGGCTAGCGACCCGTACGGAAACCCTATTTCGAGCCATACAGGTGTACCTATTAAGAGAATTACTAACGCGTGGAATGGAGGGTTTTCCCCATTAACTGGATTACCCGATCTAAGTGAAGACGGATTGTCGGGGATCGTTGATGGCGTTACTCTGACTGACAGAACAATAAGCCTTGGAGATGACCTAATACTTCACCCGGTTGGCAAGGGAACGATTATCAGCAAGCTATCTGGAGCAGGTGATGAATATGCAACCCCCCTGACTATTATCATCACTGAGGATATGTTCGATGCCGCTGCTGCTGGTGAGGATGGATATTTTTATTCTGCCAATTCAGATGGAACTTATACATTTTATTACAGATGCATAGATATGAAATATGACTTAGGTAAGGGTTACCCCTCGGAAGCAGATTTTGAGGCTATGGATAGAGTGCGGGTTGGAACCGCCCTCCAGGCTCAGTCTGATCAGGTTAGGACTGCAGATACATTTGAGATAATGGAGATAGGTCAGGGTTACAATATTGATAAGTTTTATATACCTTTTGAAAATGAAGTTGAGGATGAAGAGGATATTACAAACTCTAGTGAGTTTGAGCTATTTTTGAGTGATCCTGAGTTTGCACAAGTTTTGGAAGTTGAGCCATTTTCTGTTTGGGCGTTTAGTATTACTGCGGTGGTAACTACACACAATACATCTTATGATGATGCAACGATGCATACTGCATTTGGTGGAAACAGGGGGATGCTTAGAACTGCAGTAATGAAGGCATGTGGAGGTATATCATATCCGGGGCTTCATAGTGGAGAATATGGTGACACAATCGACCTAACATCTGCGGTAGTGTTCTCCAATGATGAGAACGGCTTTGATAAGACCACGTATTCAGATGGTGCGCCGTCTTCAGGAGTAAATTCTCCAATTATGGTCAGCGGAACATCTGGAAATTATATGGATAACTATATGGATAACGATGATGACGCCGGGTTTTATCTAAAAGTTGATGCGGGATCAACCGCAATTCCGTTTGGTGCAATGTCTTTTGCTCCATCTCATAAGGATTATTTGAGGTTGATAATCGGAACAAGGCATCCGTGCAGGGTGGTGGCTAGGGTTGAGCTAACTCAGATATCAGGTATAGAGTCTTTTGTTGAAGACTACGAACTAGTATATCTTAAGTCCCAGGAAGAGAAGGTGGCTGGGGGCAAGACCCCAACATCTGTTATTGAAAAGGCGATTGACGAAATTAATGATAGCACTATTTTGGAAATAGAGGATTTCGATATACAGGAAGCTTCTGTTATAGCGAAAGGCAAACAGTTTGCTGACCTAACATCTAAAGAGCTTAAGAAGATTGTCACAATCGTTGATGCGACAAAGGGTGCTTTGATAACATCAGATATTGAGTATGATGTACTTACTGTTGATTCTGTAAATGATAGCATAGAGCAGTATGGATTAGACACTGTAACACAGAAAGAGTTAGAGACTGCCTCGCTAGAAAGCGCAACCCTCGGTACAAGTATGGACACTTCAATTGATAAAGTGTCTCAAGATATCTCTGCAGAAATAGACGCCTCAGTAGAGGCTCTCGGGGTTGACTTGAAAACAGATGCCAGCCTCAATGCTTATTTGGATAATAAAAATACTAAGCTATATTAAATTATAATTTTACAATTAGCCTTTTTATTCTATCGTATAATTGTGGGTGGCTACTTTGGATGCATACTTGATACTCGGATGTAATGGAAATATTGACCCCGATGGGTTTTTATATTGTTCGGAAACATGCAACATTGTTATAGACCTGGCGGAGCCAGTATTCATTGGAGATGACAATCTTTTGGATTTTTTAGATGAAACGTGCAGGCTATTTGACAATCCAGAGTATAATTATAACGCTTGTATAAATATGATAACGATGCTATATCGAGACTACGAGTGTTTCGATGAGGATTTCTTGCACAAGCTTCAGTTTTATTTCAGAAACCATCGAAGTTGCGGTGTATATATAATGTTAATGACAAAGGAGGATTTTGATAATGTCAGATAAAGTTTCACTTCCGGGGGGATCTAAGTACTTGGATTCGAAGAAAAGAACGGCTAAGGATAAGATAACTGACGCGTTTGATGGCTTTAAGTCTTTGCTTTCGGATAAGACTCATCCGGATAACCAGACTACTGCTTATCATAATAATGTCGTATCTATCCTAAACCGCCTCCTTGTATCTGCAGATGAGTTGGATGACTCAAACCCAGGCGAGGGTATCTTTGGGCTAATAATTTTAAGCCTAAGGTCCTCTCTGAAGTTAAAAGATGAAATCATAAAGGTAGAGGTCGAAAATAGGGAGCTCAGGATTGAGATAGAAAAGCTTAAAAAAAGAAATAGTTAATGCAGGATAATATAAAAAATAAACTCATAAGGAAGATTTCCGAAATGTCTAAAAAGATTAGGGGCGTTGAGGATTTTTCTAAAAAAGTTGGAGTTAGCACAGATAGTGATGTCTACTATGCTTCTTTGAGGTCATATAAGGCAGCCCTTGAGGACATATTGCACAGTATAAAGGAGTAAAATGCTTGTTGAAAAAGTAGTTGATATATTTGAAACTAGAAAAGAAGAAAGGATGTTTCATGTTCTGAGGTCCTTTGGAGTGGCATGTGATGCCATTTCTTTAAACGAAAAGGAATATTTTGATATTTATGACATAAGGTTGTCCAGGGGTGTGAAACATTCTAAACTAGAAAAGCTATTGGTTGATATCGGACTCTCTATATCCGCCCACTGCACACCAAAGGGCTCTGCTGTTATGAGGGACGGCATATACAGAATAGAGGTACAGACCAAGGAGATTGACAGCCCTACGTTTTCAGATATATACAGTAGAATGAATCGTAATTTGTATATGCCGATTAGTCTTGGTACTACAATTTCTGGTGATTATCTGGTTAAAGATTTAAATAGCCTTCCGAATCTTTTAATCGCGGGGATTCCAGGCTCTGGAAAGAGTATGATGCTACACTCAATAATATTGAGTTTAATGTCAAAAAATTGTGACATACATCTGGCTGATCCCAAGATGGTTGAATTTGGAATGTATGAAAGAATGAGTTCCGTATCCTCTGTGGAAAACTCAGTAGAAGACATATCAGAGAGGATCGAGGCTATAAGGCAAGAGATGGATGCGAGGTTTATATTATTGAAAAAATATGGATGCAGAAACGTTCATGAGTTTAATGATAGAGGTTCTAAAAAACATATGAAGCCTATTGTTTTGATTATCGATGAGTGGGCGGATATCTTCCTACAGGATAAAAAGATAGAAAAGCCTCTGTGTTTTATAGCACAAAAAGGTCGCGCTGCTGGTGTATCAATTGTGTTGGCAACACAGAGGCCATCCTCCAATGTGATATCTGGGCTGATAAAGGCAAACTTTTCTGGTAGGATAGCATTAAAGACCACTTCTGCGATAGACAGCAGGGTTATTTTAGATAGAACTGGTGCGGAGAAAATTCTTGATATAGGAACTGGTATATATGTTGATCACACAACTCCATCGCCAGTTATGTTCAGGTCTCCATATATAGAGAGTATTCCGCTAGAGATAGAGAGATGTGGGTATGATGACGGATGTAATAAACCATTTTGGAAAAAGTTCTGGACTTGATTATGAAAAGAGCTTCGAAGCAAGACATTTTAGATAACATAAGTATAAAAGACATAGCCCGTGAGAACTCCATTGGTCTTGAGTCTATTCTTAGTGGGAACTTTACGCACCGATGCCGGTGCCCGTCAAAGGATCATAAGCATGGTCTTGAGAGAACAAGCTCACTATACATTGATTCTGTTAATAATAATTTTTACTGCTTTGGCTGCACTTCATCATCAAACGTAATAGACTTTCATATGCTATGTAAGGATGTTACTTTTTCGGACGCAATCTTGGAACTTGGGAAAAGGATCGATGTAGAGTTAATAAAGCCAAGAAAGTTTCACATAGTAAAAAATAACTTTTCTATATTTGTTGAAATTTCAAAAGCAATAAGGGGTTATATAATGTCCAATAAGAAAGACATGCTGTGGGTAGACAAGCTATGCGAGAGGGTTGATCTGTACTATGAAAAAATTGGCTACGAGGACATACTCTCCGCTAGAAAAATACTATCGAATGTTAAAGATGCAATATCAAAAAGGGAGGGTCTAAGATGAGGGTCGTTATTTGCGGAGACAGTCATATAGGCGCAACGTTTGGGCTGGGCAAATCCAATGGGTCTGGTGGAAATACAAGGGTTGATGATTATGAAAAAAGTCTTAATTATATTGTAGATTACTGTATATCAGAAGGTGTTGACGCATTTGTTCAAACCGGAGACATGTTCGAGTCAAGGTCACCCTCTCCAGAGCATATGGATATTGTTGATAGCGCTCTTAAGAAGTTGTCTGATGCAAATATAACAAGCGTAGTTATAATGGGTAATCACGATTATAGAAGGTCTGGAGATTCGTTCACTAGCGCAATATCTTCATTGCCGGCAAAAAACTATCCAAACGTTAGGCTAGTTCTTGAGCCTCAAAACATTCTAATATCAAATGACTTAGGAGAGGGCGTGAATGTAGTTCTTATTCCATATAGGGATAGAAGGATGTATGATGGTGAAAACATAAGAGAGCAGTCTCAAAATTATAATATTCACATTAAGTCAATTATTGATTCGATATCGAATAAGCATCCAATAATGTCGGTCGGCCACAATTTCTTTTACGAGGGAAGCTATAACGACTATGGCGGAACTGAGATATTAGCGGGGGTAAATGTTTTTTCAGACTGCAATCTTGCTGTCATGGGCCACCTGCATACTTTTAGAGAGCTTTCGTGTAAAAGCACAAAGGCTATATATATTGGCTCCATGGAGAAGGTCAACTTTGGTGATGAGAATATAGATAAGTTTTTCATAGACTACTGCTCTAAGGGGGATATCGCTAGATATAAAAAGGTACCAGCACGAGAGCTGCTGTCTATTGACATAGACTTGCGTGACTGTGATGTATCAAATATAAATACCTCTATCGAAGAAAGGCTGAAGTCTTTAAATGTGGATAATAAGATAGTAAAAATAAAAACAACAATAAGTGAGCAATTACTGTCATCTATAAACAAAAATTCTATAGAGAAGATGGCGTATTCCTTTGGGGCGTTTGTAGTATCAAGAGTTGCGATAGAGACCATAGCCTCTAGGATTGTTAGAGATACTTCGATACTTTCCAAAAATGATGATTTTTCAATGTTCAAAGCCTTTGTTGAGGCTCAGAGTTTAGGTAAAAGGACAAAAGAAAGTATTTTGTCCGAGGCTAAAATAATTATGAATGATAAGGATGGTTAATGCTTCCAATAAAACTAAAACTAGAAAACTTTTTTTCACATAGAAATTGCTCTGTTGATTTTTCAAAATTCGAATCAGCATTATTATTAGGCAACACTGAAGGTGACTATACCAAATCTAATGGATCTGGTAAAAGTGCGGTGTTCGAAGGAATATTGTGGTGTCTGTTTAACAAGTCTAGAGCATCGATGATGGATGATATAGTCCTATGGGGAGAAACTCACTGTTCTGCTACATTTGATTTTTCAAAGTCTGGGTACTCATACAGGGTAAAGAGATCTAGGAATAAAATAAACTCGACATCTTTGGTTGAGTTTTATAAATTAAATGAAAAAGATGAATGGCAGAATATATCTGGCTCGACCTCTGGAGATACTTCTAAGAAAATTCAAGATACTATAAAGCTTGATTCTAAGACTTTTACAAATTCAATATACTTTAGGCAAAACGATATATCTGAATTTGCAGAGTCTGAGCCGTCAAAGCGAAAAGAAATTTTGAAGTCGATAATAGATATATCCAAATGGGATGAGTATGAAAAAAGCGCTAAAAAAGAAATAAGGAGTATAAGTAGTGAGTGTAAGATTCTGGAGGCAAAGTCAGAGGGCCTTGCTGAAGATGAAGAGGCCTTATCCTGTCTTGGCGAAGACCTCTTACTCATATCTATGTCTCTGGATGAAAAAAGCAGCAAAGCAGATCAGCTTAGAGAGACTATAGAGAATAATAATGTGGAATACTTAGCCATGAAAAAAACTCTAGATACTGATTCTTACGATTCTATAGTCGACAATATTGAAAAGCTGAAGAGCAATGGAAGGAATGGCAGTGAAAAGTTATCTCTAGCCTTAGATCAGATATCCAAAATAGAGTTAGACTTAGTGGGTGCGAAAAAAACACTTAACAGGAAGAGCAATGAGATTATATCTATAGTTATTTCTGATAAAAATCAAAATTATCTTGATGATATTAATAAAGATATTTTGAAATGCAAAACAGATATATCTTTATCAAAAGAGATGATTAACAAAATAAACTTAAACGATCTAAATAATGATAATTGTGATTTCTGTGGTCAGGATATATCGAGAGGCCTCCACGATAAAATTTTGCACGATAATAGTGTTAAAATAAACAAATATAATGATGCCATAGAGATATCAGAGGGAGAGCTTGTATTGCTAGAATCTGATAAAAAAGACTGTAAAGAGAATATATTAAAAATACGAAGACTGGGACAGTTGAATAGTGAATTATCTCCAGCAAAAAAAGAAGTAGAGATATTGAGATCTAGAAAAAATACTCTTGATAATGACAAGGAATCTTTAGGACTAGTTTTGAGCAATACGAGAGCGGAACTAAGTGTGCTAAAAGATTCCTTGAATATGCTGAAGGATGATAATTTTAAAGCCCTAAGGGAAAGGTCGGCTTCGATGAAGCAGCGGTATTCTGATTTGCGTAATATTATAAATCAAGAGCATCAAGAGGTTGGTGCGCTTAAGCAAAAGATATCTATAACACAGGATATTTTGGAGCAGAAAAGAAAAAGTAGGGAAGACTTGCTTGAGAGAAAGAAACGAATACAGCTATTTGAAAGACTGTCAAAGTTTTTTGGAAAAAATGGAATACAGACTATTCTTTTAGACGCAGTAATAGAAGATCTGGAAAAGAGTGCTAATAATATTTTATCATCAATCTGCAATGAGCCCTCGGCTATAATGTTAGATACACAAAGAGTCGGATCAGACGGAATATCAATAATAGAAACTTTAGATCTGAGGGTCAGGCGGGATAGCGTTATACAAAATTTTAAGTCACTCAGCGGAGGTGAGCAGTTTAGGATATCTCTCGCACTAAGAATAGCGCTAAGTGAGATGTCAAGCCTTCATGGTGGCTCAAGCCTCGAAATGTTGCTTCTTGATGAGATAAACTCCCCATTGGACAAGCATGGAACAGAGACATTATTTTTGAGCGTAATAAAGTCTTTAGAAAAGAAATATAAGATTTTAATAATAACTCATGATGACTCTCTAAAAGAAAAGTTTGATAACATATTAAATGTTACAAAAGTTAACGGAGAGAGTATTGTTGAGTTCACAACAAGGTAATAATTATATATTTATTAAAATGATATATTTTTGGAGTGAAATATGAGTACATTAGCAATTACATTGATCGAAAGCCCTACGGATCTTGTGTCTGGAATCCCAGAGTATATAGCATTTAGCACAAGTTCTCCGGCAACTGTTTTTTACACGGTTGATGGCACTGTGCCTACAAGTGGCTCGTTTATGGCGGCAGGAAACATTTACCTATCATCACACTGGTCAGAACAGTGGGTTTTAAAAAAGAACGACACTATTACGATTAAGGCTTATGCCGTTTCTGGAGATATGGAGTCTTCGGTTTTAACACAAAAATACAATACTGGGCAGCTGGACTTGGACAGAGTCAGGCTATTTAGCGAGGAGGGGATAAGGGTTCTTCCTCACGGTGGAGACGTTGTAGACAACTTATCATACACATCATCCGGTGATAACGCACAGGAGACTGCTATACCGTTTAACGATCTAGATATAAAGGCATCTACAACTGATCATAGGGGGATCGCCATATCTGGAACTACTGTTGGTTTCATTAACAAGGTTGGTGGAAAGGCTTCGCCAGATTATAATGATATTTCTCATGTAAACAATAATTACAACTTTGATCCAAAGGCGAAGGTTATCGTTATAGACGGAACCACACAGGCAAAAACTGACGAACAAGTAGTTAGAATTATAAATAGGCCTTACAATACAATGCATCCCTTGGATAAGGATAAGGATGATTGGTACAACGACCACTTGAAGCAAAATCCAACCATATCTGGAAATCTAGTTAGGCAGGTTTATGACAAGTCCACTGGATATGTGACGTTTTATTATTACGAAAGCAGAGATTCTAGGTGGATTATCTCAAAACAAAAAGTGGATGGAGATAACTTCTCCATACAGACCCCATCCGTTCAGACTCCATTTGTTTTTAAATGGATAAACGATAGATCAATGACAAAAATATACTGAGGTTAAAATATGATAAAATTATCGGTGTCTTCAATTGGAACTTATGAGAAGTGTCCAAAAAACTATCACTATAGATATATAGAAAAACCGGAGATAGAGAGTTCAACTTGGGGCTTTCTAGAGTTTGGTTCTTGCGCCCATGCTGTTTTAGAAAACTTCCATAATTATATAATGGAAAACGGTTCGAGCGATGGGTATGGAAGCATAATGAAGAGATCTTTTGAGTCTGCTATAAAAGATTTTGATATAAATATCTTAAGGGAGCCGGTTTGGACGCCAGAGGGGGAAAAGCATGGTGTAAAGTATCTTAAGGAAATTATGAAAGATTACCTATCTATGATGATAGAAAATGGCCACCCAGATGTTGTGGGGGTTGAGACATCTTTTGATAGGGAGATTGACGGATATAGAATAAGGGGCTTCATAGATAGGATAGATAAGGTTGGAGATGGACACTATAGGGTTGTCGACTATAAGACATCAAAAAGTCCAAAGTATCTGACACCCTTTCAGCTTTGTGTTTATGCCTTAGTTATAAAGGATATGTTTGACGATGCCAAGCTTATATCCGGTTCCTATTCTTTGTTAAAGCATAATTTTAAAACTATTGATTGGGACTTTTCAGAAGACGATATGCAGAGAGCTAGAGAGAAGATAACTACGGTTGGCGGATATATAGAGAGTGAGGAAAGATGGGTTAAGAAGCCATCCACTCTATGTAATTGGTGTGATTATAAGAGTATTTGCCAACCAGATTCATGGATATAGGAGGTTTGTTTATGGATAAAGAATTCGCAGGGAGCGTGGACGTGTATGATGAGAACTTTTATGTTGATACAAGGACCGGAGAGGGCCTGGATTTGGTTCTTGATAAGATAGATCCGCTATTATGCAAGATGGCCTCTAGGACATATATTCCTGGATATTTTTTCGATGATATAAAGCAAGAGCTTGTCGAAATTGCAATAAATGGCATAAGATCATACAATCCTGATAAAAAGGTGAAGCTTAGTACTTTTTTGCACATTCATCTTAGGAACAAGATTATATCAAAGATTAGATCAAAGAATAAAATGTCAAAGGATGCGTTTGGCCTGGGTGATTTAAGTGCGTACACGTGTAAATGCGGAACTAGCGAAACGCCCATCGAAGATTCTGTTCTGACAGAAAGTGGCTCATATGAGGTTAAGGTTTCATGCGCCAGTTGCGGGTCTACTTTGTCTAAGAAGACGAGGAGGATAAGGGAGGAAATTCTCTTTACTCAGATCAGAACGAATAACTCTGAAAAAAATGATGCAATAAACTTTGAAGATATGATTTCAGATGATGACGCTATGTATAACTCCGGAGCCTCTCTTTATAGGCATGTTGACTTCATAGACTCCCTTGACAAGTTGTCAGAATCTATAGATGAGAAAACGGCAAAGATAGTTAGATTAATATGCCTTGAAGATTATTCAATAAAGGATGCTGCTAGCGAAGTTGGTTTATCTGGATGGGCAGCAAGCATGAGGTTAAAAAACTTATCAAAAAACAAAGTAATAAAGGACATGTTCGATAAGAAAGAATAATAATAATATGATATCAAAATCTATTGAAAAATATATAGACGAAGAAATAGAGATATCAAGATATAAAATATCTTCTCTAAGCAGGGTTTCGAACCTAAAGCCATCTCAAAAAAGAATTTTAGAAATAGAGGAAGAGCTTTGTTCGACACCGTTTAAGAGTCTCGGCTTTTCATCTACATCGGAAGCCGCAACTGCATTTAGAATTTTCAGAGAGTCTAGAGCGATGTTCTATGATATGTATCTTAATGAGAGTCGGGGCCCCACTCTTTCTGTGGGTAGTGCGAAAGAGCTTTGTCAATGTATAGATAGGAAGCTTCATTTTTTAAACTCAAAGGCAAAAGAGCTCTCCTCTTTTAGGCCTCAAGAGGTCAACCTAGTACAAGATAAAGATAGCAGGGATCTGTTTTTTAGGCATCTGGCAGATAAAAACAGCTCTCCCATTGGGTTGGAGGTTGACAAGTTTCGTAATAAGAAAGTAAAAGATTATGAAGCATATGAGCCATCTGTTATTTCTAAGTTTAGAGCAAGAAAGCAGGCGTGCATAATGTCTGCAGGAAGACATATGCACGACGAGTGCCAAAGATTATCTAGTGAATACAGGCATGAGCTGTTGTCAAAAAATATCTCTAAAGAGAGGCTGACCACAATAGAGGGCTCTATTGATAGTGTATTTTTTAATTTAAATGATAATATTTATAAAAATTATAATTACGCTATAGACAGCATGCATGGATTGATTGAAAAAACAATGGGTTCTAACAAGAGTTTCCGCAAAATTAGAAGATTGAAAAACTGCTTAGAGAGCAGTGATGGTATTCCAAATACGATAAACTCTTCAAATGGTAAAACCTCATTTAGGATAGAAAATATTTTTTGTGGAAGTAAAGAGCCAATAAAGCATTCTTTCTTAAAAGATAAAAATAAAAATATATCAACAAAGGCTTATGGCATTCTGTTTCCAATAAAAAGAATTGGTAATGAGAAAATGACTCCATTGTATATAGATATTTGGACAGATTCTGATGTGTGCATGAATAATATAATTTGTAATAAATTATCAAATGTGAAAGCAACAGACCCCGTGTCCAGTGATGATATTTATTATAAGTGTATTTTTCTACTACCTATGTGGAAAGTTTTAGAAGCTTCTTTCCTGGATGATGGCATAAAGATGTTTTTATCTAAAATTTATAATTTAGATATTGAAAAATTTAATGATATAGACTTTAATGATAAAAAAAATATATCGAAAGAATTATCATTCTCTGAAGGTTTTGCGAATATAAACGATAGCAAGAGCTCTATATTAGTTCCGAGCACGAGATCTGAGGAATTCTTTTTTTCCACAAATCGTGAAAAGATACAAAACCACATAATTAATGTGTCTGGGTATAATGAATATGTTGAAAATTATACTATTAATAATCGCGCAGTTAATGTATAAATCTTCACATTAGTACTTGTCATAACAAACCTGGGTTTTATTAAATGAAAAAAGAAAAAAGATTAACTTTATTAAGAAAGTATTTTAAAAAGTCTGCAACGGATAAGTCATCTGATGAGCCTAGGGTTTCCCCTGTTATAGTCAGGCTAATTACAGATCTGCTAGAGCTTCATGAAGAGGGCGCTCTTTCGGAGATTAGCGATGAGGTCTCAGGGTCAGTTATTGAAAACCTATTGGGGGCATACGAAAGGCTTAGCGCCGGAAGAGATGATTCTGAGGGGTTGCTTGTAGAAGATTACGACGTGCTTGATACAAGTGGAGACCGGATTAGTGACGACAGGTATGTGCCGGAAGATGAAGATGACTGGCTTGCGGAGGAGCATGAGCCTGGGGCTACGGTACAGACTACCATGCAGGAGGACTATGAAAACGTTCTGTCGGACTATGATGAAGTCATCTATACGATAATAGAACAATCATTTGGCGAGGGAGATATAGAGACTGGCATTGAAAATATGATATCAGAGGATAAAGACTTTGTCTCATCCTATGTATCAAGTGCTTTCTCAACCCTAAGCAGGGCTCTCGATAGTCTGGATAAACATTTTCCAACGGATTCGTTTTCAGGTAGCAGTGATAAGGAGCTGGCCAGCAGAATAAAGTACATAGAAACGTACAGGGAAGAGGTAAGGGGTATGTACAAAAACCTTAGTGGCCTTTCCGGACTTGGCAAAACCATAGAGAATGCGAATGACGCTATATCAATCCTGAGAGGCTATAGAGAGGGCCGAAGCGGTGGGACAGTTGAGGAGCCCGCTGGTGATCCTGGTGGCGAAACAATGATATTTGGACCAGACCGGCAGCCGGGGAAGCCCGGTCGGAGAAAGATTCGCCCCCTCGACGACCCTGCGGGGAAGGCCTCCAGGCGTAATAAGAAGTATTTGTTAACAGAGGAAGTTGCGCCATCCCGTGTTATGAATGATCATTCTAATATCGATCAAGAAGACTTAACGACTGATTGGTCAGTTGTTTCCAGCCAGCTATCTTCATTTTCTGAAGGATTTTTTACAGATGTTGATTCCGATATTTTAAATGGCGTAGAAGATAGGATGACCATAGAGCAGAAAGAGCTGCTTATTAGAGATAATTTTGAAAAGTTTGCTACAAATCTTTCTAGTGAGATAACTTTAATAAGGAATAGGCTGATAGATACTTCAATTGGGTTTGGTGGACGCATATCTAATGAGGCTAACATCAGCAAGGCAATATCTAGCTTGAATAACCTATATGCATCCTTATGGGTTTGGGATCAGATAAATAAGATAAGAATAAAGAGTATGGACATAGGGTATGTAAATACGATCAAGATATCTGGAACATACAGTATCATCAGGCACCTTAAGTCTGTCGGAAGATCCACGCTAAGGAATTTCGTGGAGAGCGCAATTATATGCTCAAGAACAAAGCTTATGTTTAGGAAGGTTAGGAATGACGAGGGAGCTTATGACGAAGACTTAACCGCTAGGTTTATGCAAGAGGTTGTAAATCAAATTATAAATAAGATGTCTGCCGCCATTAAAGATGGGAGTAATAAAGAAAATATAATTAAGTATATAGGTACGATTCCGATAAACCAAACCTTGTTGCGAATAAATGCCAAAAATATTATAGATGTAGAATCCGGGGTTGTCGCATCAAAGACTGTTGTTAATAACAAGTATACAAAGTGCCCTGTGTGTAGCAAACAAATACTTTGGGGATTAAATGGTGGTGGTTCAGATAAGGAGAAAATCGATAGGTTTAAGGAAAAAAATCTTGGTAATTTTAAGTATGTTCAATATTCCTTTTATAGGGCCGATGGATCTCTAATAGATATAAATGACTTAATCGAACCTTCAAGCACCTTAATTAGTGACGCCGATGCAGACGCCGATGCCGATCACGGATGGAAGTCTAAGGAGTATTCCGGAACAAAAACGTGGATAGAGATAAGCAATATGATCTACTCTGGAGACAAGAGTGACCACGCAGAGGGCCTGAGAAGAAGGTCCGAAGTGCTTGCTTACTTTGGCGGAGAGCCGCTGAATAATGGAGAGGAGGTAAGAATAAGGGACTCTAGGTTTGGCTGCCCATATGATTCTGAGAATGACCACTGTGGACTTGCGGTTTCTGAAGACGGAGATGAGTTTATGTTCGGATGGAATGGATCCGGCAGGACAGTTATTTCTGGTGATAAAAGCAAAGGGCCTACTAGACTTGATTTTTATGGCAAGAGAGATGGAGATAATTATTATACAAACTCAATAACCGAAGGCAATGAGCAGAACGCGAACCATATGGCTAAAAAATATGGAAATGGTGGATATAAGTTTTCAAAGCATTGCTTCTCATGCCCATGCAGAATTACTCAAGACGTTGCAAAAGATGATGGCAAATTTTTATATAAATATAATTATATGGCGATACCGTACTTTGGAGTGCACTCTGCAGATAATATATCTAATTATGAATTATGGAAAGAGAAGTCTCCAATAGGGCTTCCGACAGCCCCCGATGGTAGTGTTGATGATACAATTGGTGATAATACGGTTGGGTATGTTATTTGCGGTGCATCAACATCTCTGTCATCTTTCTCCAGAAGTGGACAGCTCTCTATCAGCTCTCTTTTTCAGTCGATATATGAAGCAGAGGGGTCTGGAGACAAACCAAGGGGAACTGCGAAGAGGCTTTCTGAATGGCTAATATCAAATGGCGTTGACCCATTTGATATATATGAGTTTGTACATACTGGAAAATACCACTCTGTGGATTTAGAGATTCCTCCAGGGGAAGGGGAGGCATCGGACCCGATTCCTGCCGCATCTTTGCCAGAGGGTTTTTTCTCATCACCGGCTGACCGAGGATATACAGATCTTTATATGAGTGAGCAAGACCCTAAGCCGCCCGCCTTGGATGAGAAGGGAACTGTGGTACGAAGAAGGGGCGGTGTCGACAACAAGGAAAGTGCGCTTATACGCAGAAGTAGGAGAAGAAAAAACAATCTTAAAATTATAAACATTACATCTTCTTTGGATATAAATAAGTCAAAGAGGTTGCACAAAATATCGGAGCTTTTGTCTACAGCTATGGCCAAGTCGATTGACTCTGATATATATGACATCATCGGAGGCTTATCCCTATCATGTCCTAATGGACATAAGTTTTCCATATCTCAGAGTATTAACTTTGCGAATAATAATATGGCAAGAAAGATAAGGGGGATGACGAGGATAGGTGAATATAGTTCTGAACATAATGCTCTAATGGCAAATGGATCATTTGAAAATTATAAAAAATTAGGAATTATAAAGGAGGTTTCTGATTTCGATAACCATCAGCAATATGATAAATGGACGGTATCATCATCGTCAAAAAGAGACCCGTCAAGGCTATCGTTCCTTGGGCCGGATGGTAGGTATTATAAAATAAGTGAAGTGTGGAACCCTGGAAAGGGTGGCTTTTTGGCTACAGCCTGGAACACTAGATCTACCGCAAGGGCTCCTTACTCATTTACTGATCCGATAGTTGAATTTAGAATGAACTATGAGCTATCAGACAAAGAGTATGTTAAATCAAAGTCAACCACAAAGGGAGAGGATGATTCTGGAGAGTCCTCGGCTTTAGAAGGGGAGATGGTAAGATCAGTTGAGGAATCTGTTGGTGGAGAGGAAACAAACGTCACCGATGATGCAAGGACAATAGACGAGCAACTTTCAGAGGGCTATCATCTGGTTCAGCCAATACCTCATCCAAGCAGGCTTTCTGCGAACGCAGATACCGTTAGGATCCAGGTAAAGCAGCTCTCTATATCTGTTGAGTCTATTTTAAATGTAATAGCCCAATGGAGGGATAACGCAGTCGACTCTTCGTTTAACATGGCTTTTGCATATCCAGAAAACATTTGTTGCACTGAGGATGACTACCGGACTATAAAGACGAGCATTCCGGAGATAATAGACATTGCTGTTGGGCCAGAAGACCTGGAGAAAACCTCCCTACAGGTATTTGAAGATCTGAAATCAAACTTGTTTGATTCATATCTAGATGGTGTTGATTTGAACAGAATTCATTTAATGATTCCAAATTATACATATGAGTATGTATCAAATATGATATATGAAAATATATCGAGTTCGTTAAAATCTGTAATTGGGTTAGAATATAATGATGAAATCAGACTAGATACAAAGTCCGAAGCCTTTTCTGACATAGTCAACATACTCTTTCCGTTAAAAAGATTTAGCCCGGTGTCTCAAAAGGCAAGTTACGGCAAGGAGTTAGTGAGGAAGGAGTTTATAGGGAAGTTATACATGGTTGCTTCTGCAATATATTTATCCAGAGCTATGGAGAAATACGCAAATAATTACCATAATCCGGCGTCATCAAATTATGTTGGATATAGATTGCCATTAGACTTAGACGCAAACTCTGCTTTTAATGTGTCAAAAGAGCAGATATCTGGATTTCCGTCAGAAGTCATAAGGGATCTGGAACGCGGAACAGATCAGCTCCTAGACGCAAATGGAGGCATTGTCGGGGAAATACAATATGATGTGGATGAGTCTGGGGCTATTTTGAATGAGGATGAAATATTAAGAAAGATTAAATCTGCATATCACTTCTCAATAAAAGAAGATTTGGAAAATATAGATAGCATAGTCTTCTCCAGGGATGTTTTAGACGCCGCTAGGGAGTATATATCAAACATGGCGATCGACAAGATCATAGAACCCATATCTAATACGGACAGTGTTTTGCAATATATGGATGAAAACGGCTATGTTAAAATAGATGATGGAAGTTATTCATATGAAGACAGGATTAGGGCAATATCAGGCATACTAGATCAGGCTAGGGCGATTGAGGATAAGGGGGTTAGGTCTCATAAAGCGGGAGCTAAGAACAAACAGCTTATGTCATTTTTGACAGAACATGGTATAGACCCGGTTTTCTATAGGAATAAAACAATCTTTGATGCAATGACCTCTTCCTCTCAGGTTGCAACAGTAAGCTTTAGGCCATACATGGATGAGTGGGAGGGACCTAGCGGTCAGGATTATGTTCAGCCATATAAGCCTCAAATTCCATCTTCTTTAAAAATTATGTTTGCGTACCCAACAAAAGAAACTGTTGCCGCCCAGAAGGACTTTTTTAACAAAGATACGATGACTATTAGGGCCTTCATGAGATATCCGATAATATCTCTGCCATCACACAACAGTGGGTTTTTAGTATCGCAGAAACGAGGAACTGAGGTTGGCCATTTTGTTGTGTCAAGGCTAAGGCCGCTGGGCTCTAGGACGGCAAAGATAGAGGGCCAAGAGCTTCAGGATTTTATATCTTCAAAAAGGTTGTACGAAGTTGATGCATATACAGAAATGCTGGATAATATGGGCTTTAATATATGGTTTGTCTCTCAACTAGAATACCCCGCGAAAGGGGTTTCTTCCAAAACATATTCACCATTATTTGGGCATCTTGATAGCGAGGGGAGCCCCAAAAAAGATCTCAAGGCAAACATTTCAAGCATCTTGGATCATCCAGCAACAGAGGCTGGGGTGGATGAAAATGGAAATGATTTTTACATAAATTCATTATTCAATTATGATAGCAGGTTGTGGCAAATTGGAAGGGTTGGGAAATCTAGTGCCACTGGCGCTGTATTTTCGTATCCAATATCTGAAGAAAATCTTATGAGGTATGATAGTCCAATCGGAGTGATCCTTCCTTTTGATCTATCACCATCGTCATCAAACATGGGTACGAACCAGGAAAGGAATCTGGCCAAAGTGTTTAGGAATGCGCTTCCTATAGCAGATATAAACTTTATTGTCGAGATTGACAATATGCCAATAGATATAGGGTTTCTTGTCCAAAAAACGAAGGGGGCGTTTCTGAAAGGCCTTTCTGATATAGATAAAAGTTATAATTCATATAGGGCAGGGGTCAATAAAATAAAGTCTAATAGCTCTACTAGTGCGGAAGAAAAGTCTCAATTGGAAATGGACGAAGCGATGAAGTTAAATGATAGAGCCGCTGGAACTGTAAATTCAATATCTAGGCTTAATTATTCAGTAAGAACATCTGAGTCTGCATCCAAAAAGCGTTCGGCGCCAGCAATTCCCGGCAGCGATCCTTACGTGTCTGCTATTTCAAAGCTGGATACTCCAATTTGGAGATCGTCAATTAGGCCGTCAATACCCCTCGTGGATCCTCAGACTGCGTACAGGTTGGTAAGCGGAGAACAATACAGTATTTCTGGACTAGTGCCAGAGCTAACGTCCGAAGAAAAGAACGCCCTTTATAAGTTTATTGTTGATGTATATGGATTAAACGTAATTGGAAAAGTATTTTCGCCGCTAATGGAGCGAGGTGTTGGCTCGACGTTATCACCAGAAGAGACGCTGGACTTAGAAAATGTTGTGAAGGATTATGCCGAAAATAAACTTGGATTCGAGCTTACCGATGATGAGTATATGGGTCGCAAAAAAGTAAAGGGCGCCAGGGATAAGGGAACTCCGGCAGAAAGGGTACAGCTTATTTTAGACAAGCTCAATGCGCTAAGGCCGAATGTGGTCGGCATTGGGAAAAAGACAAGCCTTACAGTTAAGAACAACAACCACCTTGCAAACGTTATGGGAATCGATCCTGGAATGTATTACAACCTATCCCAAGAGTCGGCCATATCTTACGTGCCTGTTTCTGTTCCGGTTGAGTTATTTGGACAAGAGTGGAAGAAGGGCTGGACCCCTATAGATACGAAGACTGTCTTGCAAACTAGAGATGTGCAAAGAGGTTATAGGGTAGACGAAGACGGTAGAAAAATTCCAGTCAGGGATTCGCTTCTTGCCGGAAGAATTAGCGCCGCAACATTAGATTATTTCCGTGGAACACAGACGGGGGATGTTGCGAGCATAGATCAACATGGCGCAGAGATGTCAAAAGTTGTTCCTGGCACAGCATCCGGTGTAGAGGGCATTGTCGGATTGGCGACGAAGATGAAGAGGAACTTATTATTACACATGGAAAGAAGACTCAAGGGTTTGAGCATAGAAAAATTAAGTGAAAAAAATGATTTATTAAATAAAATTTCTTACAGGCGGAGGAGACTCTTTAGTATAATTAAGACCAATGGGCATGGTGCCGATTACAAACTTAAATAACATGCCTGGAGGCGTTATGGATAACAGCATTAATATTTTTGAAGAAGAGGCTAGGCCGAATAATCTAAACGGAATAGACGTAGACATTGTTCGCTCTATGGTGAAGCAGATGAGCGAAATTGATGAGCAGATTAAAGACCTGAGGGCAGACAAGAAGGAGTTGATTGGTGACTTCATTGATAATCATGACGTTCCTAAGAAGGAGATCATGATTGCAATTAGAATGCTAAAGGGAGATATAGATCCAGATGTAACCTCATATTTGTATGCAAACTTAGCGGACATAGTTGATATTTAGGGCATATTTATGGTAGGATTTGCTCTTGGATGGATATATGGCCACCTTTTTGAGTGGGCTATACACAAATACGTGCTGCACTCTAGCCGTTGTAAAAAAAAGAATAATATTTTATCATTTCATTTTTTAGAACATCATTCTAATGCCAGGGCAAATAATTTTACAGACTCATCGTATAGCGGACTTCCAGTTAATCGGGATTCTGCAGGAAAGGAGGCCTTATCCTTGCTCTTAGTTCTTATCATACACGCTCCCTTGCTGTATATATCAAAAGGATTCTTTTTAGCGCTAATGGTTTCTTTAGCCGAATATTATTACAAGCACAGAAAGGCTCATACCAATCCGGAGTGGGCCAGGCATAATCTTTCATGGCACTACGAGCATCACATGTGTAAGGATCAAGATTCTAACTTTGGAGTTAGGTCAGACTGGGTAGATGTATTCTTGGGAACAAGAAAATATACAATAAACAATCTAAAATAGGAGCTTACGTATGGAAAAATCACCATTTGTTTCTTTGCACAACCATACAGAGCAGGGTTCCCCTCTTGATGGTATGAATAACATAGACGAACTTTTTAACCAAGCAAAGTCATTGGGTCATAAGGCTATTGCTATAACCGATCATGGCACACTAACTGCGCATTATGACGCATGGAAGGCCTCTAAAAATACTGGCGTAAAGCTCATTCCGGGAATGGAGGCTTACTTTGCCCCCAGCTTGGAAGACAGAAAGTCTTATCACCTTGTTCTAATCCCAAAAAATCATAATGGGTATAAGAATATATTGAGATTAAATTATGAATCATATAAAAACCAAGTCTCTGGATATATGGGAAAAAAGACGCCCAGAATAACATGGGAGCACCTAGAGGAGTTTAATGAAGATGTTATATGCCTAACAGCATGTTCGAACGGCCCAATTGCAAAAGCATTAATTGCGGACGAAGAAGAGAATGAGGCGATTTCGAGACTGATTAGGCTAAAGAGTATTTTTGCTGATAGGCTATATCTTGAGCTTCAGCCACACAGTTTGAAGACTGATGACGGAAAGGTTGATCAAGTAAGGTTAAATAATGCTTTGATAAAATATGCTAAAATACATAATGTAAAATATGTAGTTACGTCTGATGCCCACTATCTTGATGCCAACCATGCAAAGTATCATGATATGATGCTTGCGATAAAAGACAAGAAGGCTGTTGATGATCCAGATAGATTTCGTTATGGTGTTCAAGATATGTATCTTAAGAATCATGATGAGATAACTGAATTCTTCGGAGAAGAAATCGCTACAGAGGCTATGAGGAACTCTTCTGATATAGCAGATATGTGCGATGAGCCAGAGTATCTTGAGCCCAAAGGACCACGCCTGCCAAGATTCCCCATAGAGAGTGAGAGCGACTATGGAGAATTTAAGAAATGGACTGGCAGCGGAAAAGATGACGTTGATGAGGATAAGGCATTTCTCAGGTTTAGGTGCATGAAGAGCTTCAAAGATAAGTTTTCAGAATTAAATATTTCTGATAAAACTAAATATTGGAGCAGGGTTAAGTATGAGTTATCTATATTGGAAGCTAGAAGTTTTTCCTCATATATGCTTATTGTGTCTGATTACATAAATTGGGCTAAACAAAATAATATTCCAGTTGGCCCAGGAAGAGGCTCTGCTGGCGGAAGCCTTGTTTCTTTTTTAATTGGAATAACGTCTGTTAACCCGATGGAGTTTGGATTATTATTTGAAAGATTTCACAACAAAGAGAAGGAATCCTTTCCGGATATAGATACGGATTTTGCAGATCCATCAAAAGTTAAGGAATATCTTAAGGGGAAGTACGGAGAGGATAGGGTTGCATCTATATCTAACTGGTCGACCCTATCCCCTAAGGTTATAATAAAGGATGTAGCCAGGTCGCTAAGGCTAGGTGGGGATAAATCGACTGCGTTTAAAATAGCAAACCATATAACATCTATAATGCCTGATGCGAGAAGCATAGAGGACGCCATGGAGGTTAGCAAAGAATTTAAGTCATACATGCTAAGGTATCCGAAGCTGTATGACTATGCGTCAAAGCTGCAGGGCCTAACAAGAAACTGGTCTGTTCATGCGGCAGGAATTGTTATATCGGATGAACCATTATATAACTTTGTTCCGCTAAGAATTGACGAATCAGGACATCTTGTTACACAGTGGGAAAAGACGAGATGCGAAGAAAATGGCTTAATAAAGATGGATATATTGGGGCTAAAAACCCTTACTGTTATTGACAATGTATTTAAAAATATAAAAAATACGAAAGATATAGAGATAAGTATAGAGGACATACCTATTGATGATAAAGAAACATATGAAATGATATCAAGTGGAAATAACGCTGGAATTTTTCAGCTGGAGGCATCACTGTCTCCACTCTGCCAGAAGATAAAGCCGGTAAATGTAAGAATGATTTCTGACATTAATGCAATGGGCAGGCCGAGCTGTTCTGCTCAGGACAGGAAGAATTACATACAGAGAAGATTCGGGATAGAAGATGTCAGTTATAGGCACTCTACACTGGAGAAGGCCTTGGGTGGTACGTATGGAGTCTCCCTCTATGAAGAGGGAATGATGGCTATAGCGAAAGATTGTGCCGGATGGGATCTAAACCAGGCTGATGCTCTTAGAAAAATAACTAAGCAGAAGGGAAAGGACCCGGGCTTGGTCCTCAGGACAGAGGCATCTTTTTTGAAAGATTGCATGAGTAAGACAGGTATGTCTTATGAGCAGGCCAAGGATATATGGGATAATGAAATAATCCCATTTGGATTGTATGGCTTCAATAAGTCTCACTCTATTTTATATTCTCATATATCAGTATATACGGCATGGCTAAAGAGGCACTATCCAACCGAGTTTATGTGCGCACTGCTAAATTCAGAAGATCCTAATTCTGACAAAGCTCAGGAATATATAAATGAATGTGGATCGATGAGCATAAGCATATTGGCTCCCGATATAAACCATAGTGATGGAAACTACTCTATAAAAAGTGGCTCTGAAATCGTAACTGGGCTATCTGCTATCAAAGGACTTGGGGGTGCGGCGATAAAGGAGATGATAGGTAATAAGCCATATGATAGCTTTTCAGAATTTTTAGTTAAAAATAGCGGAAGAACGGTTGGAAAGACGGCAATACAATCCCTATCTAAGTCTGGTGCGTTTTCAACATTTGGAAGAACCAGAATGGATATTTTTGAGAATTATCAAAAGTATCGAACAAAGCTTAGGTCTGCTGTGGCAAAGGATAAAGATATTGATGATGTAGTTCTTCCGGAGTATAATGAAGAGTGGGATAGAAAGAAGCTGCTACTGTTTGAAAAAGAAGTTCTCGGCAGAACTATAAGCGGGTCCCTTCATGAGGTTTTTGATGGGTTTTTTACAAAAAGTTATTCCGTGACTCCATTAAAAAATATTTCACTTACCAATACTGGTGATAAAATAAAAATCGAAGTAATAGTTAATTCAAAAATAAAAGAATTTAAAATAAAGAATGGGAAGAATATAGGTAGGAAGTTTGCAAAGTATCTGGTGGAGGACGTTGATGGAGAAACTTGCGATTTGACATTGTGGGCAGATCAATACGATAGACTTAGAGCGCGGCTTGTAGACGGTATACCAATAAAGGCAATTTGTAGAATAAATGAGTATATGGGGCAGAAAAGCCTCAGCCTTGTTGAAATAGAAAGGATATATGGAGGATGATATGATTATATGCCCAAAGTGTGATTTTGAGGTCTCGTACAAAATGAGGCATTCTATAGAGCTAAATTCATGCCCATCCTGTGGCAAGGTTCTTTTGAATAATATAGAGATTAGGAGAATATCTTCGATAAGCTCAAGGTTAAATTCTCAAGAATTTTCTGAAAAAATGGGAGACTCGCTGATATCTGATGTATCATTTTTTATATATTTTCATATAGTCAAAGCCCTATCTAAAGATAATGGTGAGCAGAGCAATCCGGTCATTAAAGATAGCATAGATGACTCTGAAGGTTTGGATGACGATGATGATGATGAACTAGATCTTAAGGCAATAAGGGATGAAGTTGAGACGGAAGTGCTAATCAAAGAAGACGCTCACCCACTTGATGATGATGAGTTGGAAGCCGACAGAGTCTCTAGGCTCAGAAGTTTGGCCAGAAAACAAAAAATGGCTTCAAAAAACCCTCTAAAGGTAAAGAGAATATCTAGTTAAAATGATTAAGGCTATTGGAAATAAAAAAATAGAACTAAGCAAAGAAGAGTATTCGTATTTTCTATCATTAAAAGATGTATTTGGAGAGAGCTCGTTTATAGGCCTGTTCGAAACAGATGATAGCGGGAGTATAACATTAATAAAGCCAGGATTGGATAATCCGACCTCTATGGCTGTTATATTTTTTCTTTTAAATGTTATGTTAAATCAACGGTTGAGAAGGCTTGATAATAAGATTGCTAAAATTGAAAACATCGAAAGCAGAATAAGAATTCTAGAAGAGGGAACAAAAAATGAAATCACTTAGTGAATTGATATCTATTGATAATTTTTCTATAGAAAATATAGATATAACAGAGATAAATCGCTTGGCTACTTTTTTGCCAAAAAACGGTATAATTGATGTGAACATAGCGGAACGATGCTTGGTGTACACAGTAGAGGGCCAGAACCTATGCCAAGAGAAAATAGTTCAATTGGAAAGATGGATTGGTATAAAAGAATCTGATAAAAATAAGGCATGGTCCACAGCAGCGTTGGAAAGGGCGAAGGCCGGTGGGCTAAAAACCGTAAAGGAAAAGGAATGGTTTGCACAATCTGATGAAGATTATATAGCGGCGTACAATAACTTAGCACTTGCTAAGGCGTCGAAGAAATGGTTTGAAAGTAAGGCTGGTTACTTTAGTACATGGCACTATGCATTAAAGACATTTTTAAGAAGAGATTATTCTTTAGAGAGGTTGGGAGATAGTTCAAATATTAGTTTTGAGTCATCGCATGAAAATAGTCATGCAGATGATGATATGTGTGGAGATATTGGTTGGAAGTAGCCAATCTTTAATTAACAAACGTGGTAAGAAACCACAACAAAAAAGGAGATAAAAATGGCGAATGTAACATTTGGAGAAGTAGATTGGAATGCTGGAGACTCAGGGGGCTCTTCGTCTTCGGCTAGTGATTTCATGAGACTAGAGCAGGGTGAGAATGTAGTTAGGGTTATGGGTAATCCAACTCAGTTTTATGTTCACTGGTTGACATGTTCAGATGGTAGTAAGAAAAAGGTTGTTAGCCCAATCGATAATCCAGAAATGGTAAAAAGGCTTGAAGATGCCGGATTCAAAAGACAAGCACGCTGGCTTGTTAAGGTGTTGGACCGAACAGACGATAAGTTTAAGGCACTTGAGATTGGAGCGCAAATTTATAATGGGATTAGGGCGCTATATAACAACGAGAAGTGGGGCAAGGTGACTTCGTATGACCTAAGTGTGATGAGGGGCTCTCCCGGCCAACAGCCGTTGTATAACGTCACTCCAAATCCGAAAGAGGATTTAGATAGCACATTTAAGACGCCATGGGTTGACTTCAATGATCGCATGAACTTTGAAAAGATAATCTCGCCAACACCTTCAGAGGATATATGTGAGATGCTTGGATGGGCCATTTCTGATGTGAATAGCGGATCTGATGCGAATAGCGGAAGCTCAGATGAGTCTTCATCTAGCGATGAGTCTTCATCTAGTGACTTTGAGTTTGATTTTGAATAATCTAACTTATTAACTCTACCAAAATGGGAAGATAGGCACACGCTTATCTTCCCATTTTTTATAATCATATAAAGTATAATTAAGATTATGGTTAGAACTCTCGGGCTAGATATATCTTCAAGTGTTATAGGCTGGTCTGTTCTCTCGAACGAGAACAATGTGATGTCACTTGAACAGTATGGACATATAAAGCCACCACCTTCAAAAGCTGGCAGCCTGGCATTCAGAATGAACTCCGCATTCGATAGTATGTCGGAACTGTTTAATAAAATAAATCCAGATGTAGTTGCAATAGAATCATATGCAAGTAAGTTTTCTGCAGGAAGAAGTAGCGCGAGAACCATTATAGTTTTGTCATCATTTAATGAGATGATATCAATGGCCTGCTTAAGGGAGCTTGGCTTCGAAACAGAGAAGTATGCTGTTTCGAAGATTAGATCAATTTTATCTAAAAAATATGGTATGAAGTTAGTTACAAAAGATGATGTGTTTGATTTAGTTAGAAATGAATTTTCTAATTTTATTATAAGGAAAAATAGGAATAATAAAGTTGCAAAAACAGTTTACGATGAGAGCGATTCGATAGCTGTAGCATTAACCAGTATTTTAATTAATAAGGGAGAATTTTAAATGGCAAAAGATATATATTACGGCGCCGATGCCAAAGCTAGAATACTATCTGGTGCTGAAAAGCTGGCAAAGACAGTGGCGGTAACCATGGGACCAAAGGGTAGGAATGTAATACTTGAGATGGAGCATGGGGCGCCGATAGTGACAAAGGATGGCGTATCTGTTGCCAGACAAGTTGTTTTAAGAGACCCAGTAGAGGAGCTTGGCTGCAAGCTGATTAAGGAAGTCGCAGGAAGAACCGCAGATCTTGCAGGAGACGGAACAACGACTGCTACTGTTTTGGCACACGAAATATTGAGGCTCGGGTGTGAAGCGATTGAGTCGGGCAGCATAAGTCCTATTGATTTTAGAGATGGAATAACTATGGTCGTTTCTCAAATTATAGAAAATTTAGAAACTTCGTGCAAAAGCGCTACAACAAACGAGGATATTAGGAATATAGCAACAGTGTCATCAAATAGTGACAAATTACTCGGAGATAGCATAGCGGAGGCGTTTGCGTCTGTCGGACTCGATGGCGCCGTTCTAGCGGAGGCAACCCCTGGTCAGCCCACCTCGGTTAGAACAGTGGACGGACTAGAGCTGGATGGAGGATACGTTACAGACTCTCTTCTGGTGGATGGTGAAAACTATCAAGCTGTACTGGAAGACTGTTGTATTTTAATATCAGATGAAGAAATATCCAATATAAACGAATGTTTGAGCTTGTTTAATGAGTTGTCGACGCATAATAAGAAAGTTCTGATAATTGCAAAATCGGTAAAGCAGGAAGCTCTCGCAACACTAGTCGCAAACAGAAGGCTCGGAAGGCTGAACGCTATGGCTATGTCTACCCCTACATTCAGAGGAAGGTATGATAAAAAGGCATGGTTCTACGATCTCTCCTTGATGTGTGGGACTACAATAGTTGGGGCAGCAAGGGGAAAGCCACTTAGAAACGTAAAGATGGAAGATCTGGGGCATGCGTCAAAGGTTATAGTGGGAAAGTATAGTACAAAAATATTAGGAAACATGCGGAACGAAGAGGCTATAAAAAATAGAATTGAGGATTATTCCACAGATTTAAACTTTAACCTTGAGGACAGGGTTAGAAAGGACGTTGAAGATAGAATAGCTTCTCTTGGCAGCAAAGCTGCTGTAATAAGTGTTGGGTACTCTACAGATGCTGAGTTGAAGGAAGCTGGAGATAGACTGGATGATGCGTTAAATGCGGTTAAAGCTGCGATAGAGGAGGGGCTTGTCCCGGGGGGTGGAGTTGCGCTGTTGAGGGCTTCTGATGATATAGACCTAAAGTCTATTGATGATAAATATTTGCCTGCATTCAAAGTTGTAATTTCTGCGTGTAAAAGGCCTATAACTCAAATATGTGAAAACTCAGGTAAAGATGCGGCTAGCATTATTTCAAAAATCTTAAAGAACAAGTCTAAGCAGTTTGGGTATAATGCGATGACAGATGAGTTTGGAGACTTGTTACACATGGGTGTCGTGGATCCTAAGAAAGTAACAAGGCTTGCTCTTAAGAACGCATCTAGCGTAGCACTTCTGATCATTAACACGGAAGCTGTAGTGGCATATCCTGCGGATATACCGAATAATTGGGAGCCTCCACCCGGATGGAGGCCACCAACTGACGGAAGAATTATAAAATAAAAATAAAATTGGAGTTTATTGATGCCTAAAATTATAACACAGAGTGAAGCAGAGAGAGAGATTATAAAGTTTTTTGGAGATGACACTGTATTTATGAATGGAGATATATCATCGATAGGAACATATGATGTCATAAGCACTGGAAGTGAAACTCTTGATTTCGCGATTGGAATAGGGGGAATTCCAAGAGGGAGGGTAACTCAGCTAGCAGGCCAGGAGAGCTCTGGAAAGACGATGCTCGCCCTGTCATGTATAAAAAGTTATCTAGATGAAAACCCAGATAACACGGCATTATTTATAGATGCCGAATATACATATGATCCAGAGTGGGCGTCATCTCAGGGGGTTGATGTCTCTAGGGTTATGGTGATAAAGACTAATGATGCAAAAAAAATATTCGAAGGGCTGATCGGAAAAGTATCTGTAAATAGCGCTACAAAGAAGGTCTCAAAGAAGATGAAGGGTATATTGGATTACATAATAGACGGCGAAGATCCAAGGTTTAAAAATCTTGGAATAATAGTCCTAGATTCAATTGCGGTTTTAAACACCCCGCTTGAGATGGCGGCTGACATTGGAAAGGCCAATATGGCCCCAATACCGAGATTTTTATCAACAGAGTTAAAAAAATTAACACCAGTTATAGCGGAGGCTAATGTAGCCTTCGTGGGAATAAATCAAGTGAGGGTGAATCTCGGCCAGATGTTTGGAGATCCCACAACATCTCCTGGGGGAAAGGCACTCAAGCACGCGTGCAGCCTTATGATTAATATGGCTCCAATATTTAGATCTGAAACTGTCATAAACGACAGCTCTGGAGATCGGGTTGGACACATGGTTCGCGCAAAGATTGGGAAAAACAAAGTTGGAACCCCATTCAGAAAGGCAGAGTATAGCGTGAAGTATTCAGAAGGAATTGTGAATCAAAATATAGAGGCTTTGGATCTGGGAGTTAAGTTTTCCATAGTTGAAAGGCCAAATAACAGAAATTATATTATATATGGTGAGAAAATACTTGGAAGAGATAATGCCATTAAGTATTTGGATGAAAATACAGAAGTGGCAAATAGAATTTTCTCTGAAGTAAGGGGGATATACTTGGGTAGGAGCTATATTAGTGCCCCATCACATGAAGAGCCTGATGAAGAAAACCCATTAGTTGCTTCGCTTTAATAAGGACGATAAGAAATGCTTGTAAATTGTAATGTCGGATGTAAGCTTGGCATAACCACTACTATTGCAAAATTAGATATGGATACCAATCAGGCTATATGCATGGAGTGTGGGTATGAGATTTTAAATATGTCTTACTTCTCCAAACAAAATATGAAAAATAGTGGAGACATTATAAGCAAAAGGAAAAATAGGGCTTTTTCTTTTCAGTGTATTACTTGTGAAACAATCGTCGAAACAATGTATTCAGATGATGGTATAATTGGGGTTGGATGTGATAACGGAGATTGTTCTTTTAAGATTCCATCGCCAATGATCGAAGCCTTAAAGCATAACAGAAACTATAAAGAAGAGGGCACCCAAGAGGATGAGTAATTATCTTGAAATTTTGGCTAACATATGTCATTCAAATTTGAAAAACTCAAAGAAGTCTATGGAATATTTGAGAACCGGCAGGGGTATTAGCGATGATATTATAAAATTATATAGCATCGGGTATTTTCCTCAGAACCTTGAAAAAATATACGACTATATACCAGAAGAGTTTTTAATAAAACTAAATATATCTAGAAACAGGGCGGGCAGCCAGTTTTCGGATTATTTCTCTTTGGTCTTCCCAATAACCTCAGAGTACGGCAAAGTTGTCGGAATAAGCGGCAGAACATTAATTGATGAAGAGCAAAGAAGTTTTATAAAAATACCAAAGTATAAAAATAGTTCATATAAAAAATCAAATTATTTTTTCGGATTAGACAAAGCAAAAGAACATATTGTTAGGGAAAATTCAGTTTATGTAGTCGAAGGATATTTTGACCAGATATCAATGTTTCAGTATGGTATAAAAAATTGTGTAGCGATATGTGGAACATCTTTTTCAAAAAATCATTTTATAAAGTTATCTAGATATTGTGATAAAATAATATTTATTTTAGACAATGATGATGCGGGAATGGATTCTTCATTGAGAATATATGATAAATATATTAATAAAGGAATTAAAATTAGGTTAAAAAATATTCCTAGTCGGTATAAAGATGTTGATGAGTATTTTGCTAATCATGGTAATTCAAAAGAATCTTTTTTAAAAGATGCAGTAAGTTACGTTCCAAATTTTTAAAGATAGTAGTATGGGAAACAGTAAGTCATATCAGTACAAAATCGTAGAAATATCCTTTGATCAATCAAAGTTGAATAATTTTTCAACTGAGAGATCCATAGGTAATGTTCTGTCTGATAACCAATTTTCAGAAGAGATTCAGGAATTGCGAGAAGACCTCTTGGATGAGATTTATTCTATTATAAACGGAAACTATCTAACGGAACATCAGAAGAAAATATTATTTATGAGGCTTATGGGGAAGACGCAGAATGATATAGCGGAACATCTTGGCATTACACAATCTGCCGTGCATAAGGCTATGCATGGAAATATAGATTATAAGAATAATAAAAAAAGATATGGTGGAATAGTTAAAAAATTGAAGAAAATATGTACAACTAATCCTAACATTCAGAGTATTTTAGAAAGAATAGAAGAAGTAAGAAGTATTTAAATATACTAATTAAATTATAATTAACTAGAAGTTCAGACTTGTGTATAATTTATTTTCTATTAATAAATAAAACAAATTTTGTAGGAGTATCATAAGAAATGTCAATAGATAAAGCGCTTATAGATTTTTTTGAAAAAAAGAGTAAGAATTTAGCATCTAAAAATAGAATTAAATACTCAGAAGACATTCTTATAAAGAAGATTGCCTTTGATTATTTCAAAGTTGATAATGACCCATATGAAGGCCTCTGGAAGATGGAGGAGCGCGATGGAGAAAAGTATTTAGTAAGAAGTTCCGAGGCGGACAGTCATCAAAAGACAATTGGTGATTGGACCGCAGTTAGCGATCATTCGAAATCAAATATTACTTTGGCGTATAAGAGCGTTCCAGTAGCTCTATTATCGTCCAGCGAATATAAATTTGACAAAGAAAGCATAATGACCTTCAAGTCTGCACTGCTAGATATCATTGGTAAGGATGATGGCGTGGTTAAGGATATACTAGGTCTGCAACCAAGGGCTAAAACCGAAGCTTTGTATAATACGTTTCCGGAGTTAAAAAAGTTTCTATAAAATGGGATGAACTAAAGAATGGATAATATTTTAAAAATTGCGTCTGAGGCCAGCAAGATGCTGGACAGACTTGAAAACGGTACAAGGTATAGGATCTCCGAAGTTTTAGGCGAATTTAATAAAATTGCTGATAAAAACTCTTCCGATCTTTTGGTTTGTAATGCCAGAGATGTATTGCACAAGGTTTCTAAAAAGCAAGAGTTTATAACTCAGAGAGAAATAACGGAAGTTTACAACAGCCTGTATGGGCTTTCTGGCAACAGAAGTATATTCAAACAAGCGCTCGGTGGGTTCCTCTTGAGTGGACATGGAGAGCCCCCTAAGAGCTCTGCTAATTACTCGAAAAACAGGGATCGCCACGAAGTTGCGCTAGAGCCAATGTATGAAAAACAAGCTTTGGCGGAATCATTTTCAACTATATTTTCTCTAGATGGAACACCATCTATTGGCCAATTTAATAATGGGGTTGAGAAAAAAGCAGAAAAGTTTGCAAAGGCTCAGCTAAATTCTATGGAACATTATCCATATAGTGTAAAGGCCTTGGATGGAAATGAGCATTATATACTATGCGTTGCATCTTTTGACACCCCAAGCTTTACCAAGGTTGATGTAAAGATCCCAGTTCAGGTTTCTGGTGGTATTCCAAAGTTTCCAGATAGCTTTATTGACGGGTCTTCTGTTGAAGGTCTGAATAAGAAAAATCTAACTGTGTATATTAAAAATGCAGTAAATCAGGTTTCTAAAAACTCTGTTCACAAGTTCGCCTCAGAAAGAAGTCTTGAATTTTTAAGAACAGAGCCTGCGGTTTTGCCAACAAGTTTAAACCAATTGGCAGACCTGGATAGTCATATAGTCACGGCAACATCTAAATTTGAAAAAAGAGAAGTTGACATGGGCAGAAATGTTGTCGCCGCTGAATTAAAGTCCATGGGGCTTTTTAATCCGCAGGTTAAGGTGTCTCATTGTACAGATTCTGATATCGTATTTGCAGCACATATAAAGACTGCATCTGGCATTCAAGAAATATTAATCCCAGTAGAGGTTCAGAATGGCTCCGCAATCTTGCCTAGTACGTTTGAGCATAATTCAGAACTATACAGATTTAACTCTAAGAATATTAACAAGATTACAAAAAATAGCAATCATAAATCTGAAAACATAACGGTTAGGGACTCTGGCTCTATTGGCAATATGTCATACCATGAACTCATGGATAGGGTAATAGACGGAGTTTCTGGTGGTGATTATGGAATGTCAGAAGAGGCGCTCATCACGATAAGTAACAAATTTGATGGCGAAAAGTATAAAGTTGCATTAAGTACATTTACAGACATATTAAAAGCTTCATCTAAGAATACGAAGCGAGAAGAGATGGTTAAGAGGGCTATGAATAATGGCGACTTAATAAACATTCCAACGTCAGTTGAGCCTTACTCTCCAAAATTTGGCACGCCATTGAGCAAGCTAGACTTTGACGAAAAAGGTGATTTGTACCTAAGAAGAAGAACGGCTAAATCAGAGAACTTGAAAGATTCTGGTTCTGGAATATCATCCTATAACATTGTATTAACTTAGGAGAAGGTAATGTCTAGATTTTCAGATATCTTAAAGAATGGGTTTGAGTCAGAAAGCAGAAAGGGCAGAAGGCAGTCTAGGGTGGTATACCTAGACTATTGTACCTTTAAAAAGATGGCCCAAGAAGAGCAGCACGGAATACTTCAACACTTCAGATCTGAAAATAGAGGCTATCCGACTAGGGACCAGTACCACACAATGAGAGGTGTTCCATCCTCTCCATCTCCCGGTCAAACTCCAAGTGATAACTCTGAGATAGCAAGGATGTATGGCGTTAACCCCAGGCAAGAAGACTCTGAAGTTATAGAGATGAACAGGCCGAGGTCTCTATCTACAAGGTACTCTCCAGATAGAATTGGGGTTCAGGCACGAAGGGTTTCCGATGGTGTTTGGCAAGATCCATATACAAATAGAGTGTATGATTACAATGATGGGTTTAAAACAGAATCTGGAGAAGAGTTTCCTGGTGGCCATGTTGCGTTGCAGAGTCATATGATAGGGTTAGCAAGTCATCTTGATTCAGTCGGTCTTTATAAAGAGGCAGACTATCTTGATGCTATAGTAAAAAAAGCTGGCTCCTTTGGGGGTTTTGAATTCTCTTCCACCAATAATGAAGAAGATACTTTAAGTCATGAGGAACTTCGCACTTTGCACAAACTATATGCGCAAAAAAATGGCATAGATTACAGTCTATATGACGATATTCCGAAAGAAATTACTGATGCGTTTATAGGTCTGGATAAGCAAAGCCCACTCGTAAGGGAGCTTCTTGGGCTGGATAGCGGAGAGGCTATTGTGCATGAGCCTGCCGACGACCCACCAGCTAAAGGATTACTCGATTGGGACAAACCAGTGGGAACGTCTTACGCAGACCGAATGCTCGCAGGAAAACCAACTCGTTCTGAAGACCACCCTGAGGAGGGGGCGGATTACAACATAGCTGTTGCTTCCGCAATTCAAATACTTAAAAATATAAGTCGCTCGGCTTCAGCTCGGAGCAATGCTTATGGTTTCATGGAAATGGTGTTCGAAGAATTGGCCGGAAAAGAGGCAGTCGAGGCGCTAAGTGCAGCAAGATCGGCTATAGACCAGAAATCTGAAGAGGGTGGAAGCGGAAGGGGCTTTTTGGGGTAATGAAAGCGAAGGGTCCATGGGGCTCAATTTTGTTTTTTTTATCAATGTATGCTGCAATATTTATAGCTCACTGCCAATTATAAATTTTTAAAAATGTATAAAGCTCGCTACTATTAAGTAATATTATAGTAGCGTTTTGTTATTTTTGGAGAAAGTATGAACAACAAAGTCTTGAGACATCCGGATAAAGAAGAGATAATAAAAATGCTTCTTAATGGCGAGTCTGTAAAGGAAGTAGAGAGATGGATAAAGAAAAAGCATCCAAGGTCAAAGAGGCTTCAGATATCTTATATGACGCTTCAAAAGTTTAGAGCAGAAAGTTTAAACTTAAAGGGCGATATTCTTGATGATATAAAAAACCGTAGAGCGGAAGGCCAGAAGCAAGATGAGGTTCTGGAGCAGAAGATGATGATTGAGGCATCTTCTGCATATCAAGAAAAGATAGACGAGATAGCATCTGCAGAATTAGATGTGACAAGAAGGCTTCTTGAGATGGACAAACTAGTTACCTCCAGGATTGAGTTCTATTACAACTTGCTGCAACAGGGTGGTTCCATAAAGGAAGATAAGATCTTTCTTGAATACATAAACACTTTAAAGTCATTGATGCAGGATTGGAAAAAGTACATTGAGGGCGTTGCAGACCAAAAGATTGAACATAATATTAATTTTAATGTTATTAATACGCAGGTTTCTGTTCTAAAAGATTCTGTATGTGAGATTCTTCAAGATATACAGCCAGAACTAATACCAGTATTCCTGGATAGAGTAAATGATAAAATACAAAAAATAGATGCGGATTCAATAGATTATAATGAGGTAATAGATGTCTGATGAGAATTTAATATTAAAGATAGAAAATTTAGATAAGCTGAGAAATCCAGAAGAGCCTATCGGATTTATAAACTGGATAAAGAAAAACCTAGATCTGTACGGGGATGACGAAGAAGAGGTGCCTATAGAGCACATTAGAACGTACTTAAAGTACATTATGGATGAGGTGAAATCCTCTAATTCAAATATAGATGAGTCAAATAAATTATTATGGATTAGAAAAATAAAAAGACTAAGAAAAGGCCTAAAGGCTATTGAGCAGTAGATGGGGAATATGTTTTGAAAAAATTTAATAATAAAATAAATAATTTTTTTTTAAAGAATGCGTCATCACTTCATAATACGTCTGATTATTTTTTAGACCTGTATATAAATGAGGCGGAAAAGATGTCTAAATTTTCTGTAAATAATAAAAAAGATTACATAGTTGCATCAAATACCATAAAGTTTTTAGAATCTTTAAATATTGAAAAAAATAATAACTACATTGCAGATATTGTAAAAAAATCTAGAAGTGCTAATATTAAAAATAGTAATGATTGTTATTACTTTATATTTAAATCTATATTGGAAGATGAAATGATAAATAAAAAATCATATCCGTCAGTTTTTGCTATACCAATTGATGGCATAGTGGAAGAGTATGATTTAAATAAGTGGGGAGAATTAGTTCATAAAGTTTATGATGCTGTAAATTCCGGAGATATGACATATGCAAACGCTATTGATTACTATTCTGGATTTTTGGAATCCGACAACGAGTCTTTTAATTTTAAAAAATGGATTGAATATTACAAATCTGGAGAGCATCTAAAGTACAGCTTAGAAGAGGGAGATATGAAGAAAAAAGCAAATATGCCAGTTGAGTTAATTTCTGGATTATACCACGACACTCCGACTATAGATCATGATCATATAGCTGAAAGCTCTGGTATGTCCATGGTGTTAAAAGAAAATTATAAAAAATGGAAGGGTCAGTTCAATGCCGCTCTAAGAAGGATTGATAGGCTCTTAAGAGGTAGCGAGGATTACGTTGACCCAGAAACCTATGATTCTTTAGCTGACGACCTGCATACTTTGAGCAAACATGTGAATAGGGTTAGGATGTCAGTAACTGCATCAGACCTCGCGATAAGGACTGCTAATAAGTTCGAAAAAAGAGGGTTCTCCGAAGGTGCTAGCATATTGAGAAAGTTCGCACAGGAGGTTCCTCCAGACATGGAGATGACCCCGGGACCGGCAGAGCAGGCTCCGGTAGCGCAGGAGCAGGCTCCGGGGGCTCCTGGGGAGTTGGCTGATGTGGTACCTGCTGAAACACCAGAGGAGCCTGAGCCTGAACCTATAGACATAAAAGATATCAAGCCAATACCCGGCCCATACGCGGGTGAGTACGCACAGCTTGCAGGAGATATAAACCTATCTGATGCGTCAGTAAAGCTGGAAGAGGTGGCCGGAATGCTTGCAGACAGAAGGGTTATAAGGTTGCTGGCAGAGTTTGATATAATGTTGGATAAGCTTGGTATAGCGTCTATGTTTCCAGAACTTGCAGAGTCTCAGGCAAAATTAATCGATTCGTATGGATACGCGTTAACAAGGGTTTCTAAAATGCTTGGTATGATTTCAAGTAGCAACAAACTTGTAGAGATGTCAGATGATAGTGGCGCTCCGGAGCAACAAGAAGAGGGCGAGTCTACGGTCCAGCAGCCAGAAGTGCAGCCGGATCAGGAGCTGGTCTGAGATTTGCCCGGGAGGTTTAAACAATGGACTCAGATCTAAAAAATATTTTTAGCGAATTATATGCGTTGTCAAAATATTATTTAACGGACACACCATACCTTGTCGGGGGTGTTCCAAGGGACCAGATTATTAGTGGTACCGCAACTTTGGGAAAAGTTAATTCTATTGATCTAGATATTACAACAAATAGTTCAGATTCAATGAGGTTGGCGATATTATTTGCCTCAAGAAATAACTTTAGATTTAGAATTTTTGATGATAGGCACATAACAGTTTTTCTTAAAGATTTTAATATAGACTTTTCAAGTAATTATATATCCAATAGGGCTGTCAACTTTTTAAAATCAGAACAGTGCGATGATTACCTGTGTCCTGCATTTCCAGAAATAAAGGATAAGGTTACTGAGGTTTATAGTAGAGATTTTACTATAAATGCATTGCATCAAAATATCAAAACCGGAGAGATTGTTGATATATTAGGAAGGTCTTTTGACGACATAAGTGATAGGGTGATAAAAACTATTCTGCCACCTGAGATAACAATATATGATGATCCAAGGAGGGTGTTCCGAGCTATAAGGTTTTCGACTAAGTTTGGCTTTGATATTGATAATAATATAAAAGATTATGTTAAAAATAATAAAAATATATTTACCAGCCCATCTGTAAAAGATGGTTATATATCATCACAAATATCAACATCCATGGAGCATAATTCTGAAAAAACAATAGAGATTTTAAGAGATATGGACATACTTGGAATCATCCCAATGACAGGCTTGTTTAAAGAGTATATAATAGACAATAAGCTGGTTATAGAATATCTTGATAGCTCAAGCGCATAGTGGACAAGGTGGAAAGAATTGATGATGTTTTGAGAATTTATCATGATGATTTTGTGTTATATGAAAATAAAATAATTAAATGATTAGTACTAATTACTAATATTTTTATGATAATTGAATACTTTTAGGATTTTTAAATTATGATTAGAGGAAAAAGCACTTCGAAGCAATGCCCTTTTGGGCTAGATATTCCATTTGGGTGTAAAAACGCAGGCAGTTCTGTGTCTTTGATGATTCCGGTGGAAGACTTAGATGATGAAGAAAAAGAAGGTCATATTGAGTATAATAATAAAAGCTTAGTATCTGCCATCATGATTGAGGCTTCAGTCTGCCCATTTGCGAGTCAAATTTTTGAAGAAAGCCAATGTACAAATTGTTCTTTTAACACAAAGGGCATTCCATTAGCATCTGGACTAGATGGTTTAAATTCCGGCATCGATTATCCGCATGTGTGGAGGTCGACCACAGAGTCTACTTTTGGCCCAGAGGTAGATGCTTTTGATTATTATTCAGATAATCAAAATAGATTAATCCCGAATTCTATAGCTAGAAGCAGCTATATAGGTCTAATAAAAAATATGTTGGAGAGTAAACATGAACCAAAATAATACAAAAGTCGCCTACGAGGAAACTGTCAGCTACCTGGAAGATGTTAACTATACAGAGGATGGTGACAGAGAGCACGATCAGGAAGAAGGCATGGAGTCTGTATCTGAGTTTCTAGAAGAGTCTGCAGGCGATATAGCGAAAGCCCTAGAGGACCTTGGATCTGATTTTGATGAAGATGACTTAATATCAATAGAGTTCGACGAAGGTTCATATATTCCAGGAACAAAAAGAAAGTCCGACGAGTTTCAAGAAGATGAGAAAGAGGGTGACTGGGCAAATGATAATGATGTATCAAAATTCATGGGATGGCTGGGCGATGCATACCCCACCGGAATTCCAGAGCATGATGGGACATCTATAACCGGCTGCGAAAGGGCTTCTAATTATTTAGATAGGGTTAATTCTCAAATATCAAAAGCCTTAAAGATGGACACGGAAGACGCACTAGACCCGGCCACAATTGAGGGCGTTCGCGTTCAGATTCTAAAAGATATCGTTATATTGAAAAATCATCTCAATAGGCTAAAGAAGATGAAGAAGGATTCTTCCGCAAATAAGCCCTCTAAAATTAAAAAAGAGGCAACGACGCCGGGCATTCAGGTTGTGGCAACCCCGTTCGAAAGAGCCCTAGCTGGTATTTTGATAAACTCAGTTATATCTGCAGGAAGGCCATTTGAAGATGTCTATGACTTTTTAAAGAAGAAGTACAAGCTAGAGGAGAGAGAGGAGCTGGCACTAATGCAACTTGTGATGGATATGGGATTTCATGTGTTTAAAGATCGCGGCTCTATGGGTGGCGAAGATAACCTTGAAGTTGATTTTTTAACAAATTATTTCGCATAAGATTTGAAAATTGAACAAATAAAAAGAAACAAACAGGAGCATTAAATGAATATTTTAAAAGAATTAGTAACCTTGGCAACCCATCTGGATAAGAGGGGCTTTGTAAAGGAGGCAGATTATTTAGACAAAATTGTAAAAAAATCTCAACAAGCACAGCAGGTTCAGCATGCGTTACCATCCTATGTGAATGACGACTGGATAAGAACTAGAGTTGCATCCCCGAAGGGGGTGGAGGCCTCAAAAGCCTTGGAGGCCTATAATCAGGCCTATACGCAAAATGGTCAAGCTATACTGCGATCAATTAATTCGATTGATGTGAAAGGCGAGCAAGGCCTTCCTAGAGAAGAGAGGCGGAGAATCCGGGCAGAAGGAACTCCGGAGGAGCGAGAAACTCTTCGTGCGAACCACTATGAAAGGATTCAGAACGCACTTTCTATGTTAGGCGGAAAGGCCTTTGAAGAGATAAAGCAAACGCTTGGAATGGACCCAAGAGAGGCAGATATGGGGCAGGCTCTGCCTACAGCAGCACATCTCTTTGTGAAGTGGGCCCCAATCGTAATGTTCGGAGCAGCCCCTGGCTCTCTCTCCATGGCCGAAGGTTTATCTTTAGATACCCCAGGTGATATCACCAAGGCAATGAGCGGACTATCAAGGCTAATAGAGGAGGGCTCTAAGATCGCAGGAAGTAATCTTCCTGACGATGCTAAGGCTGCGGCTCAATTAACCGTAGATAAGGCGGGTGCCGCATTATCAGCTATAGGCTCATGGGTTTCGGATCCATCACTTGCTCCTAGGGTTTAGTATGAAAGTAACAAGGCAGAATATAAATGAAGAATATAACACAACTGTTGGTTGGGTTAATGACTTTGGAAAAGATTTAGAAAAAAATGCCGACTTTCTTAGTAACTTGAAGTCTATTTTTAAAAGTAGAAGCGAAACATTTTCTACAATAGATGAAAAAATGGCTGATATAAAAACTAGAGTTGGCTTTGATCTTATAAAAGATGTTGATAATAGTCACAGAATAAAAACATCTTCTGCAAAAAAAGAGGCATCTGGGTGTGGCTCAGAGAAAGATGGTGGCGACAAGTGTGGCCCTTGCAGCTCAGGCGGCTCATGTGGTGGTCCGAATAATGACCATGGAGTAGAAAGAAAGGGGAAGGTGGATAGCATTGTAGAGCTTTTAAAGTATATACAAGATACGATAAAAAACGAACCACATTTAGACGAACCTGTTATTTTAGATCGATGTAGAAAAGAAAAAAGCTATGGCCTTGAAAATATAAATGATATGTCTAAATTAAAAAAGTTTATATCAAATGCAGTATCAACTGGTGAGCCGATGTCTATAAAGCTAGAATATATTCCTCAAGAGCCTATAACTTCTTCTGAATCGATGTTTGACGATACTGCAGATTATTATGAACACGGACTTGTAGGCTCAGAGTAACGATGGAAAATGAAATCTTCTCAAAAAGAAAGGCAAATATTTGAATCATTAAAGTTAGATTTTCTAAACTTTGATCCGCCTAATTTTGTTCAAAACAACCTAACGTTAGATGGTTCCACATTTCAAATAAAAGGAAATGGATGGAGCTTTATGTCTGATATATATAGATATATCGCCCTGCAAGCTACAAAGAGAAATGGAAAGCCTGTGGTAATAAAGAAGGGTCGACAGGTTGGCGCAACAGTCATGGCTGGAGCTCTAGATCTTTATTTTACTAACAGCGGGATGTTTAGGTCCCCAGGGCCAAGGGTGTTGCATTTATTTCCAGCCCTAGCTCAGGTCAAAAAGTTTTCTCAAGACAAACTTGAGGGTCTGATCAGAACTGCAAAAAATGACTCAATAAATAAAAACAAGCTAAAAACCCCAAATGCTGTAGACAACCTAACAATGAAACAGTTTAATGACGGAACGCTATGGATAGACAGCCTGGGAACTGATGGAGACAGGATAAGAGGTATGTCTGTGGATATAGCCTTCTTTGATGAGGTTCAGGATATGATGGGGCATGCTATTGGAAATGCAACAAAAACATTAACTGCAGCAAAGTATGGGCCAATTGGACAAGGCGTTCAGGTTTATTTTGGAACGCCAAAGGAAAGGGGTAGTTATTTTTCCAAACTTTGGGAAATTTCAGATCAGAGGTATTATCATCTGGGTTGTAAAAACTGCAAAGAAACTTATCCATTTTACCTACCAGATGATAACAGGTGGATGGATATATGGGTAGAGGGCTACACGATAAAGTGTCCACTCTGTGGTCATGAGCAGCACAAGGTTGACTCAATAGAGCTTGGGAAGTGGGTTCCCTCCAAACCATCAGAGAGCGCAAAAATGACCGGATTTCATGTAAATCAGTTATATATTCCATATTTTTCTAAAGAAAATATATTAAACTTAATGCCAGAAAACAACCCTTCTCAAACAGAGAGGATATGGCAAAATGAAGTTGTCGGAGAGTTTTATTCTGGTTATGATGTTCCTATAACAAAGGAAGAGATATACAATAAGTGTAGGGATGCGGATAGGTTCTTTTCTAAGAGGATAAACCCAAGGGATAAGGTTACATATCTTGGTGTCGACTGGGGAGGGAAGACAGATAGCAAAACAGATTTGGGCGGACAGTCTTTTTCTTGCGCTGTAATATTGTCAGTGGGAAATGATGGGGAGCTGCTTATTGAGCACGCGCACAAATTAACTAAAAAAGACTTTAGCTATAAGAAAGAAACTATGCGTGAACTGTATAGAAGGTTTGGAGTCAGCAGGGGAGTATCTGACTGGTTCTTTGGTCAGGACGTTGTTCATGATTTGCAACTTGAGTTCGGAGAAAGATTTTTGGGAGCCCAAGGAAGTGGAAGTCTGATAAAGCCAATTAAATATAGAGAGGATGAGCAAATTATATCGTATAATAAAGACCTAATGGTAGAGGAGATTTTCGATATGATGAAAAAAGGGAAGATAAGGTTTCCATGGAAGAGCTATGAATATATAGAGTGGCTTATAGATCACTGTGTATCTATGGATGCTAAAATAAGGATATCGGGTGGCCAGCCAATCAAGACCTATACAAAAGGGTCTGTCCCAAATGATGGATTGATGGCGCTTATGTACGCATATATGGCTTATAAATTTGACTTAACAAAAGGCTTTTCAATAAGGCCAGGCATGAATACACAGTCTCAATACCCGATAGGTACTTTGGCTCATGCGCCAAAGATTAGATAAGGAGTTGAAATGAGTAGAAGAGTTTCTAGACCAAGCAATATAAATAAAGTGTCAAAGGCTGCCAGCGAAAGTGTTTCTGATATGAGAAGATCTGCAATATCTGATGCTTTAGAGAAATCAAATTATGGCTCAGCTACCACTGATCTATCCAAGGCCGCAATAGCTCACAGCCCAAATTTTGCAAAGAGGGGCTCTATAGTCTCTCCAATGACCGGCCCCTCATCTTCTCAGACTACCGAAAGAATGGCCCCAGACATATACTCTCCATTGTTTCAGCTGGCGAACCTAAACCTTCCGAGAGACCGTGTGACTATGAATGCGTGGAATAGGATATTCTACGATACGCATCCAATTGTCAGAAACGCCGTAAATCTTCATGCGTCTTTTCCCATCAGCAAGATAAATATATCATGCAAAAGCAAAAAAGTTCAAAGATTCTTTCAGGAAATGTCGGAAAAGATAGACCTATATTCAATAGTGTATGGTGTTGCGTTGGAATTTTGGAAAATGGGCGAAGCTTTTCCATATGCAGAGCTGGATAAGTCATCTGGCGTATGGAAGCGGGTTACGATTTTAAACCCAGATTATGTTCATGTTAAGAAGTCTGTCATAGGGGATGATCACTTGATATCCCTAAGGCCAGATGCGGGACTTAAGAGGATAATAAACTCCACATCTCCTGCAGATATGGCCATGAGGAAGAGGATTCCTGGGCATATTATTGATTTCGTCAGAAAGGGGCAGAACATACCTCTTGATAATTTTAACGCCTCTCATTTAAAGCTTCTGAGCTCTCCATATGATATACGTGGAACATCTGTCATTGTATCTGTATACAAAGATTTGATGTTATATGACAAACTAAGGGAGTCTAAGTTTGCTCAGGCAGATGGAATGATAAACCCAATGACATTGGTAAAGCTTGGCGCTGATGGCGACTACAGGCCATCTCAGGCCGACCTTGAGTCTTTCAAAAATATACTTGAAGAGGCTCAGTACGATAAAGACTTTAAGCTAGTTACTCACGCCGGGGTCACCATAGAGAGGGTCGGCTATGGCGGCGGTGTGATGGACATATCTAGTGATGTAACTCATATTACGGAAAATTTATATGCCGGGTTAATGGTGCCTAAAGCCCTAATGGATCAGGAGGGGGCAACATATGCCAGCTCTTCGGTAGGTCTTGAGGTATTGAGACAAAGATATGATATATTTAGAAATATGATAAAAAAATGGCTGGAGATAAAGATATTCGCCCCAATATGTGAAATTCAAGATTTTTTCGAATATGAGGATGGGGAAAAAAGGCTTCAGGTCCCATCTATTGACTTTAATCATATGAATTTATACGATATGGCCGATTACGTCCAGAACCTGTCAACCTTTGTTGGTAATAAGCAAGTGTCAATGCAGACCGTATGTCGAAGCCTTGGGCTTAGCTATGAAGAGGAGCAAAAAAGATTGAGGGAGGAGGCTATTGATTTTGCAATTATGTCTAAAGAGCAGGCAATATTGCAGGGAATGAGACTTTCCGAGCTGATGACATTGGATCCGGAGAAGGCAATACCAGAGCCGTTGGGCGAGACTCCTGACGGGGGTGGCGAAGGCGGGATGCCGGAACCAGGTGGAATCCCGGGAGTTCCTCCCGACATGGGAGGGGGACCTCCAGAAGGTGGAGGCCCAGGGGGCCCGATCTGATATAACATGGTAATAAATTAATTAATTATATAGTGTATTTTTTATAGGTTTGTTATATGAGTAACTTTAATTTACAGTCTTTTGCAGATAGATCAGAGCAGGGTAGCTCCGATGCAGGCACAGGTGTTGGTGAAGCCACCCATGATGTCACTCCTCCTTCGGAATCAGAAAATAATAAGTCATCGCCAGAAGAAGGCACGGCGGCGGCGGCTAGAGTTGCCGTAGGGTTTGCAACTGCAATTAAACAGGGTAACGGCAGTAGATGGACGATGTCAGGCAGTGGGCTCGCTGACCCACTCACATATATGATGCCGAGCAGCGTATCTAGCCGGGCCAAGGCTTCCGCCGGTTCCACAGAGAGTAGGGGTGACGGAGTAATCAAATTTTTAACAACACTATTAGGAGAAGCTGAGTCTGTTAATAAGAAGTTTAATCCTTTATTTGATTTGGTTAAGTCAATGGGTGATGATAAAAATGCAAAAAAACTTTTAGTAGCTCCACCTGCCAAATGGATTGAGGAGATTCTATCTGGATGGGAGCTTGTCCATGATTACAAATCTTGGTATGGGGAAGAATCCGTATATGATTTCGTAGCAGGAAGAAGTGACAGCCTTTTGGATAAGTTTAAGGATTCATGGTCTAATATAAACAGGTTTAGAGAAACAGATCTGTTTGATGATATATTTGATCTGTTTTCACAATCAAGAGGTTCTCTTGATACTGGGCGCTCCAATGTTGAAGACTTCTTGCAAAGCATTCTGCTATGGAGGGCGGTCCTTCGCGCCATGAAAATGGTTATAGATGGCTCAATTGTTGTCAAAACAGAAGAACCTGTTGCTACGAATAAGGACCCCGAAGAGAAGCTGGAGGAGCTGAGGATGTCAAATTTGAACATTCAGTTGTCATCAGTAAGGTCTGCAAATAATGCGGCATCCGTAGATAGAGCTACTAAAAATATAATGATCGACAGGAGTAGGCTTTCCTCTGGAGAACAGGTAATCCTCGTATTCTACTTCGACGGACCAGATTCTAAAAAACTTTCAAAATCGGATAAAGATTATGCTATGTCAGTTCTGATGGAATATATAGACATTGCAGACTACCTGGATGGATATAAGATTGGAGAGGTGATTGGATTAGAACATATAGATAAAAAGACAAAACTATATTTAGAATTAGACAGAACTCTTTTAAAAGACCTTATTGAGAAATTTGATGATATTTATGAGCTTTTTAAAATAAAGTATAGAGAGGGCTATTTAAAAGTTGAGGCATGCAATTTGGATCTATATAATAAAATAAAAAAGATTGCCAACTCTACTACCACCTCCTACTACACTGTAACAACGCCTTCTGGCAAGAAGACCGATCTAAGTATTGCGGATATAGTTATGGGCAGAGGCTACTCCTCGGGCCTGGGAAATAAATTTAAGGCAAAATCATTGTCTAAAAAAGTTTTGAAAAAAAATAAAAAATAATTGGCAGTTTATTGTTATGAAAAAAAAATCTTATAGTTCTAAAGAACAAGTTATCAGTATTAAACCGATATCAAATACGCCGGTGCCATCATCGCCAGAGGGTCTCACCGAGGAGGGCGCAGGTTCTGCAACTGACAGTGCCGGAAGATCCGGATTTGGGATGACTTTTCAGCAAAGCGCTGTAGATATAGACGGAGTCCTTCCATATGATGTAACTGGAGTATATGATGATTTTAAAATAAAGCCACCGGTTGATAACCTAGACGCACTAGTAGAGCTCCTGCTTAGCCTGGGAGACACAATGGACAAGGAAAATAGAAGTCTTGCAGACTTTTCAGATTTTTTACTAACAAAGTACGCAGAACAGCGTGATGCAGATGTAACCAGAATGTTTAATGACGTTATAATTAAAATTAAAGATTCGGATTCTTTTAATAAAGATGACATTATAATTAAAATTACAAAAAGATATAGCAGATATATAAAGAATTATTTTAATAAATTTAATGATTTGTATAAATCAAAACAATTTGCTTATAACAAAATACTAAATGAAATAGGTAGTGATTTTTAAAAATGATAAATAAAAAATCATATATATTAGAATCAGACCCAAAGTATGTTGCAGAGCAAATACATGGCATTGTAAAGATAATGGTAATGAGAATGCCCATGGATAGGAGGGCGCCTTCTTTTCAGAATATAAAGGGAAGGCTTGATGACTTTAATACAACAGAAATAGGGTCTAAAAAAACCCCAGGTGGTGCGTCAATAGGCGTTAGTATAGGGCTTATAAAAAATATTTTAAATGGAAGAGATCCGTTTTTTATAAGATTGGTCTTAGATGAATTATCTAATATATTGTAGGGTTTGTTATGGATAGAATAAATAGAATTGTTTTAATAAAAGATATGTATTGTGAGATAAAAAAAGAATCCAGCGCAAGTATGTATGATTTTTACGAACCAAGAAGTGGTGGCGCTAATCACAAGCAATATGCTTTTAGATATCATGAAGGTAGAGATGAGTTTGAAGTTATGGAAACCCCGGGGTGTGAAAACATCGGAAGTCTTTATCAAAGTGGTTCTAATGTATACAATTCTTTAATGCTAGTTAGAGAGCACTGGTATAAATTTCCCTTTAGTGGCGGCTCTTGTACTCCAAGCTCTCAGGCGTACCCCATATCTGGAGAACAGGTAGATGTTGTGCCTAATTCTAAGGGCACGCCTGTTCCACAGGATGCGTCTCATCTGAGCCCAGATGAGCTTCTTCAACTCTCGCCAGATGAGATGCTTGGGTCTGCAAAGCCGACGAGCCGCGTGCAAGAGCTGTTCCCATCTGGAGCGATTAGAAATAGGCTGCAGAATATAAGACATTCTGATTCAGATTTTGCAAGCGTTGAGACCGTTAGGCCGTCTGGAGGCCAGCTTGCTGAGTTTTCGGGGGGGAACTGGAGATATCATCAGCCAAACCTTGGAGAGATGAAGTGGTTTATAGAAAATGGAGTCACAGACTTTATAAGGCTCAGTGGAGATGGCTCTGGAGATATTATAAAGGATCCTCAAGTGGGCGTCAATATAACGATAGCTGTTCAAAAAAGGTTTGTAGAAGGGCTTGGGGCCAAGCTTCACAGGCCTAGCGCTCATAGCGGCTATAGGTTTGGTCAAGGATACACTGGGTCTATAAAGCGCTGCAACCCCATATTATCTGGTGGGAACTGCCTTGTTCATTGTCGGTGGGGAGCGGATAGAACTGGATATATTGTGGCTGCATTTTTAAAAGAATCTGGAGCTATGACAGATTTGGAAGAATTATGGAACTATACGATTGGTTTTAACAGATGGGAGAGTAAGGTCTGCAGAAATGCATCAAATCTTGGATATTCTAAATATTTAGATGGCTTTTACCCATTAGATCAGTTTTGTAAGCGACATAGTGATTGCGATGTTTGTGATAAGCTAGAACAATTAAGATAATTACTAATAGATTTAGTATAGTTTGAATATTATATATAAAATGGGTTTTAAATGAAAAAAATATCTTGGCCATACTTCGAGACAGAAGAGGAGCAAAAAGCAAACTTAGGCTCTATGTCGGAGCCTGATGATTCTGATATGAGCATTGATATGTATTCTAATGTTTATGATACGATGGTTCCAGATAAGTCGGTAATGGAGGAGGGGCAGGAACCCTCCTATGGGTATGGCGAAGGAATGTTCAGTCCGGTTGCAGATAAGGACTATGATGACGTATATTTAATATCTAATGCGTCAAGATCCTACAAGATGCTAGACAGGCTCAAAGAGGGGGCGTCTATTTTAGACATAGAGTCATCACACAATGACTCAGAACTTTTATCCAAATCGGGATTTAATGTTGTATCCATATGTCAAGACAAAAAAAGGATTGCTCAAAGTACGGATTATGAATTAATAAAAGACGATGCTAGATATTATAATTTTTCTAGAAAGTTTGATGCTTTCAGATGCCTAAAGATACTTAAGAGTGATATGGATTATGAAATTCTTATTAAAAATATATATAATCACTTGAGGCCGAGATCTTTTGGAGTTATAAGAACCTCTAACTTAGATTTAAAAATTTTAAAATTATTGAAAAATAATAATTTTAAAATAAATAAAATATCAAAATTTAAGAATGCGGGTTCGATATTTTCCGACATCTTTGTTGAGAAAAATGATTTAGATAAATTCGCAAATATAGAAATTTATTCAATAAATGACAAGAACTTATGCCCAGTCACCGGAGGCTCAGTTGAAGATAACTATATATCCGCTATGTTCTTTGGAAGCGATTTTAACTTCAGCTCTGCAGAGTCGTTGAAAGAGTTTGAAAAAGATCCATTTAAATACATAGAACCTATTGCGAAATTTTCATGTGATGTAGCCAAGACGTTTTATGAAAAAGTTGCTGGATTGCAGGTATATCCATCTCTAAACTCCGAGGCCGGGCTTGTATTCGAGTATGAAGAACCACAGGATGTTTTGTATCATATGGGCACTGTTCCATACTCGATTGATATAATCTTTATAGATAGCTCAATGAGGATTAAAAAAATATCTAGAAGTATAGAGCCCGGAAGTCTTGCTACTTTTGGATGCCATAATGTAAAATACGTATTGGAAATATCCGGGGGCCTTTCTAACAGGCTTGGCATAAAAGAGGGCAGCCTGATAAACATACAAAAAGATGAATCAAATATTATAAATTCAATAAGCAAATTCTCCAATCTGTATAATATTGGGAACAAGAACGTTATATTTAATTCAAAAAATAAATCTTTTAAATATGGCGATTATAACATAATTACTTTCGATAAGTTCTCCACACCATTGAAGAAGATTGGTGCCGAGAAAAGAACTTCTGATGTGCATAACTCTGTAAAAAATCTTCACAGGAAAAACCCAAGGGTAGATGTTTTTGATATAGACAGAGAGTTATTTTCAGACAATTCATTTGTTAGATTGTACAGGGCGAGGGCTGCTACGAAAGATGATAAGGCTGTACATAGGGGCTTCGATAATAAAGCGTTTTATATAGAAAAGAATGAAGATGGAGATAACATATACATAGATATTAAACTTTCAAATATCATAGACAACGAAGCTTTGAAAAAAATATCATCTAATTACTGCATACTGTCTAGCCCAGAAAAAAGCTTCAAGGGGTTTGCAAATATTGATAAGAAGATGCTAAGTAATATAATAAGCTTATCTTCGAAGGAAGGCTCCAAATCAGTGTTTGTCACTAGGGCTTCCGGAAATACAGATATACTTAGAGATATTATATGTAATAAAATCAAAATGCATAGCTCTGCAAATATTTTAAAAAATTGCGATATAATGCAAATTCCAAATAATTTTAGTAGTGAGGATATTATAAAGTCCGCCTCAAAGAAGTACTTGACTAAGAACATACATTTAAACAATTATAATATTAAAAACGCAGGATTCCCAATTGCAAAAGAAGTGAGGGGTAAGGCGGCAGATGCTGAGAAAATGCTTGAAAGTGCACAGAAAACATGCCAGAAGCTTAGAGAGTCATTTCAAAAAAATCTCAGCGAGTATGAAAAAATACAGGCAAAGCCAGATGCAGTTAAGGCTTCGAAGGGAGAGTACAGACTTTCTTCGAAAAGACTTATTAAAAAAGTGAGATCCATGCTTTTAAATATAAGAGATTCAATACGAGTGTTGAATGATATAAAAGATGTGTCTACAACTGGAGAGATAATAGATGCGCTGATAAGTTCATGCTCTCCGGCATCAGAGTCTGCTCAGGAAATCTTTAACCTTGTTGATAAAATTGAAAGCCCTGAGTTTTTCGCGGCACTTCAAGAAAATTCTTCAAACTTCGATCAGTCTGCAGAGGATTTGAGCTCATCCATGGGCCGGGCCAGAGACTATATAAATAACAACATACTAGGTATAGTGTTAATATCTGAATAATTTTTTTACACAAAAATTTAATATGATTAATAATAATATATTAGCTGTAATTACGTGGAATTAAAATTTATGTTAAAAAAAATATCATTTTCTCCGAATACTAGCTTAGAGACCGTAGAGCTTAGCGAGATAAAGGCTAGCCCACACCTCTTAGATAGAATGGATAAACTAGCTAGCAACATAAGAGAAATTGCACCACAGTCTGATGACTTTCTATATTTTAGTATTATATTTTTAAAATCAGCAGAGGCGTGCCTTATTAATGAAAGCGGAGACCTTAAGAAGGTATCTGGTGGCGAAACGGCATGGGGATACTTTGATGATGACTGGAAGTGGCATGGAAACGTTCAGCCGCACAGAAATAACAATAGAGACATATTCCCGGAGTCCGAACTAAGAAAGGCTGCGAAAGACTGGATTGGAATGCCATTATGCAGAGACCACGAATCTAGTTCTGTAGATGGAATAAGGGGAATAATATTAGACACTCATTACGATGAAAAGCTAAAGCAGGTCGTTGGGCTCTGCGCCCTCGATAGAATAAATTATCCAGATTTAGCAAGAAAGGTTCAGACAGGCCTGGTTAGGTATGGCTCAATGGGCACTGCAGTCGAAACATCCGTGTGCTCTGAGTGTGGAAATAAGGCGCAAACGCAGGAACAGTACTGTGAACATATAAACAATAAGAACGCCTGGGGCGAAATAAACGTTGGGCTAAAGCCAATAGAGTACAGCCTTGTTGTTCAGCCTGCAGAGCCGGGAGCTGTGCTATTACGGTGTATAGCCTCTCTAAAAGAGTATAAGAGTGAGTTCACCCAGCATGGCGTCAAAGACTTAAATTATATGTTAAGCTCTTTGAGCGAGCAGCAGGCAGAACATCTTGATAGGATAATGAAGACGGCATGCGGAAAAGACGGATGCTCTATAGTTGAGCGTAAGAAGATAGTTAGAGGGTTTCTGCTGAATAATGATTTAGTTAAAGATGCAGAAAGAAAAGTTATTTCGCTTGAAGAAGCGGAAAGAGCTGCTAATATAGTTAGCAGAATTTCTGGAGGGAAGTCATTAGAAGAAATAAGTAATGATACAGACTCTCCAGAGTACTCCTTCCTTAGTAGACTCGAAGTGTCTATTTTGGGAGGTGGTGGTCGCACCGAGGTTACTGGAGACCAGAGGGCTCTTACCGGAGAGTCTATATTACCCGACGAAGGCTCTCAGATGGATGGTATGAGTCCAAGAGATCTGACTGGATCTTCGGGTCCTATGGTTGCATCGACTGATGGTGAGTCAAGAGTTGATACTTTCGATACAGGAGGTGTTATCGAAAGAAACGTGTATTCAAAACAAAACAAGAATGAACTTGAGAAAAAAGCAATTAATTCCATATTGGAGGATATTATGAATGAGGCAAGATTGAGAAAGAGGGCGGAGCTCCGCCGTCGAATCGCATACCATCAGGGTGGGTCCGAGGGCGTAGAACCAAGCACTTACAAGGATGAGAAGGCACTAGAGGGTAGGCTGAGGGGCGAAGATCGCCAGATGAAGCAAGATAAGGGAATGGGCGGTGACTCAGGCATGATGCCCGGTGACGAACAAGTTAAGCAGAAGCTTAGCAGGGCTCAGATAGAAGAGCGCAGGCTTAAAAGAATGGCGTACCATCAGGGTGGCTCTGATGGTGTTGAGCCGAGCACTTATACTGACGAGAAGGCCCTAGAGGGAAGACTCAGGGGCGAAGATCGTCATATGAGGCAAGATAAAAGTATGGGTGGAGACTCCGGCATGTTTCCTGGTGATGAGCAGGCCAAGGCGAAGCTCAGCAGGGCGAAATATGAAGGGCCGTCTCTACGGACAAAATTTTCTGCAAAGACAAGAAGTGGAAGGCTAGATAGAGCTGGTTCGGTATTTGAGGTTTTTGCAGGTAGTAATAAAGTCATTACGGCAACTGCTAAAGAAATCTTTGGAACCGAATTATCTGAAAATTGGAACTGGCTATCTAGCAAGGAGTATGGACAAGAAGTTTGTAAGCAGATTAGAGCACACGGTTTAGACTATGTGTCGGGACTCCTTAAGGTTGCGCAAGAAGAACTTCCGCCGCCTCCAGCCGGAGGAGATATGCCTCCACTTCCAGGTGAGGGGGGAGGAGACATGGATCTTCCGCCCATGGATATGGCAGAACCCGCAGAAGAGCTTCCTCTTGCTATGGAAGATGATGCAGAAGGTGAGTCAGAAGACCCGAAGGACGCGATCGAGAGCGCCTTGGTTGATATAGAAGAGCGGGTTGATGAAGTTAGAGACTTAGCATCCCAGCTTGGTGGGGGTCAGGACGTTGACATAGATATCGCAGTATCCCCAGAGGGTGCAGACATCGGAGATGATGGTCTTGGCGAGCTGCCAGTTCCTTCTTTGGCGTCTGAATTAGTCCAGAACCTAAAGACGGCAATGTCTGAGTTAAATGAATCTGCAGATGAGCTAGCCTTAATTGCGGAAACATTCGAAGGAGAGAAGCAGCTTACTGCCTCACAGCGTACAGATCTTAGAAAAATTGCATTTGATGCACTTAATGATTCCTATGATCTAAATGCCGAAACAAAGGCTCTAGTTAGGGTTACGGCAGGATTGGTAAAGAGTGCTAACTGGGGTGCTGAAAATACAAGCAGCATGGACGATGGTCCTGCTAATTCTGTTAATTATGCGGAAGACAAAGAAGACAAAATGGATGACAACTATGTAATGGAGCACGATCTAGATGAGGGTGACCTGAATAATCCCAGCATGGAAGCAGAGGCTGATGATGCCGAAGACGGGGCGAGTAATGACCTAATGGTAGAAGCCATGGTCTTAAGAAAAGAGAGAAGGGAAGCTATTCTTAAGCATGCTGAGAAGTCTGAGTTGAAAGATAGAAAGAGCAAAAGAGAGTCTCTTTTTAAGAATGCACAAATGCAGGAGCAGGGTGTTGAGGAGTTGGTCTCTGAGGTCGCCAATGATATGCAGAGTCCAGACGAATTGCTTGGGGCAGCTGCTGACGGAGATGACGATAACGATATCAGTGATGCTGACGATGACACTAGCGCAACAGTTGCCCTTGCAGGCTCCTTAAAAGGAAAACTGCAAGATGCTCTTAGCGATAAGCATGCGGAGGAAGAACGAGAGACTTATAAGCTCAGGTTAAGAAGAGCTTATGACGTTGCAATGAATATGCAAAGAAAGGGTCTCCTCTCAGAAACAAAGCCATCCTTGGATAGGCAGGTTGATGAGATAATGCAGTTTGACTCAAATGCTTTTGAGGCATTCAAGAGAACGATTGCTAACACAAGGCCTCTCTCCTCGGTTAAGACAGCTTCTGATCTTGGAGGTGTTAATATAGGGGTTGAATCTCCAGAGTCTTCGACAACGGTGAGAAATACGGTAGATGTGCTAACATCAATGTGGAAGTAGGTGATATTATGATTGGAAATAAATATACAGGAGATAATATTGCTGCTGAATTTATGAAGATTATAAGCTCAAAGTCTTCTCCAGGGAAAACCCTGGAGAAGGCTGCTTCTGTCGAAAACGATCTAGTTGAAGCGGCAGAGGGGATGCTTATGGAATCTAAAGATGAAAGTCCAGCGAATAACCCGATTGAAAATGCTTTGGAGGCTGTTGAAAATATGCTCGGAGACGAAGGAGCCCCCTCCGCTGATGCAGATAGCTTGAGTAGTGTCGATCAGGACGGGCTAGATGCCCATGCTGCATTTAACGCTTCTGAAGCTTACCTTATAAAGGGACTCGGCAAGATAGCTGGAGGGCTGAGGAGAAAGGACGAATCATTTGCGGCGGATATGGTAGAGGCAACGGCAAGAAGTATTTATGGAGACATAATGAAAGAGGCTGCTCATCGTAACAATATAATGAGCGGCCTTTCCAAGGTTGCTCGCGAGTTGTCAAGCTCCGGAGATAATTTTGCTTCAGACTTAGTTAAAGCCTCCATGAGGAGAATTAAAAGGGGATAATTTAAATATATTTGGTAGAATAAAAAAGAGGGAGAAATTCTCCCTCTTTTTGCATTTAATATATTAATTTTATTAATGATATTGAAGTAAGTATATTCGGAGACTGATTTGTTAAAAGTTATACATTCTGGAAACGCACTGCCACTGAGTTTAACTGTAGATCCTACAGCTGAGTTTGAGCCTGGCATTTTTGCGCAATTGAAATTAGTAGGTAACGATATAGCGGCAGGCGTTAGTGACGGAACGGCCCCATTGGGAATAATAGATGATGTCAGAACTACTGCATTTACCAGTTCAAAAATTGATGAAATAGTTTTAATAGAAGGCGTCTCTTCTGAAATAGATTCAAATGGGGATAGGGTCAGCTCCGCTGATTTTACCGGAGTCCTAGATAGTCCGCATGTTGTTGAGGCTAGCTTTACCTCCACCATATCTGTTGTTCTGAACGCTATAAATGGAATAATAACAGTTCCAAAGGGGACAGAGCTAAACCATGATTCTGATGGCGACGGGACTATGGACGGCTTTAGAATGATAACCAATTATATTTATAGGATTGCAAACAAGCCGGGAGATGATTCTACTTTGGGGTCGGGAAGAATAACGGTCCATTATCAAAGAGGAATTTATGCTACAGATCAATTTGATACAACTCAGACATATCCTCTAAATTCCACCCTCTATGTTAATCTAAGCGGCAAGCTGACTACAAAGCAACCTACTGCTAATCATCCGGGAGTTGCCTTCGTAACAGGGCCTCCGTCTGCCGCAATGGGTACCCTTGAGTTTCTTTTATTGTAATATGGCAATAACTACTAATTAAATAAGTTTGTTGAGTTCTAAAATATCTTTAGGAGTGGATTAAAATGTCAAATCGTTGGGTAAAAGAAGACAGGGTCGCTTGGACCAGAAGCGAGGTTATGCAAGAGCTTGAAAAGAAGGTTCTGGATAATATGCGTCGTGTCGAAGCTATGGCTCAAAAAATAGCACAAGATAACACTCAGGCAAAAGTAGACGCTGTAATGAGCTCAAGCGCACCTCTACATGAAAGAACAGAGGCAATAAAGAATTTAGCTGATGATGAGCCTAAAGATTCTGATGTCGTAGATGATAATGAAGTCGATGACGAAGTTACAAAGGAAGCCATGGTTGCGGAGCTGAGGCTGATGGCCCAGGCCGCTATATCTAAGGGAAATATAAAGGTAGCTTATAAAATTGAAAGAACAATTGAAGAAATTTTAGAAGAAGAAGTCTAGAGGTTTGTTTTAATGAAGGTCAACACGAGCAGGTCGTCTGAAATATTTGACGAGTTTATAAAAAATTACTCTACATATAAAAGCGGTGTTGATACCGGAACAAAGTCTAGAATATCAAAGATAGCGGGTAGTTCGAGAATTATAAAAATCGCATCGTTAAGAGCCGGAGTGCAGCTTGCTTCTGGAGTGGCCGACGCTGGCGGGACGATTGCTATTGCAGGAAAGGTTATAGGTAATCTTGCAGATGTCGTAAAGCACGTAGATGTCCTTCCAATCGGCGTTTGGGCCAAAGCGGTTGGGGCGGCTGACAATCTTCCCTCTATTATGTCAAGGCTTAGGGCCGGGGCTGTAATAGATGCCTCGTCTGAGGGTGCTGGTGAATTGGCCAAGCTTTCATCAATGGTATCAAAATTTGATCAAGTTGCCACTAACGCTATAAAGAATAGTGATGAAATGATTAACTTTAGAAAAACTTCATCGGCAGCATTTCCCGGTGGAAAAAACACATGGGTAGGTGACTTAGAAACTGCAATTACAAGAGTGTACATTCAGGGAACGATAGATGCGGTTGGAACTGGAAAATCCGCTTCAAAGATAATGGAAGATAGCATTACAGAGGTAATAAGAAATGGTGGTGCAAATTTTAGGTACGAACTTCCAGGTAGCATAGCAGGGTGGAAAAATATTGCCTCCAGGCAACCAGAGTTTATAGACGCAGTAGAAGGAATGGTTAAGGGAACGGCCAGGGTTGAGCCAGATGAGCTTGCGGGAATGTATAGGCGTGCTGGAAGTGCTCGAAAAGGCGGCGAAGGTGGCGCAGACCTCAGGCAAGGTGGAGCAAGGGAGCTCACCAGGGGTGAGGGTGGAATAGAAACTGGTGTAGCGAGGTATACTGACGAAGCAGGAGATGCGGGAGCTGGTGCCGCCAAAGGTACGGATGATGTGGATATACGAGATCCTGGTGTGCCGTCCCGAGTAGATAATCCTCAGCAGATAGACCAATTGGGTGCAACTACTGCGAAAAATGCAGAAGATATCGCCGCAATAAGTCGATTCAACGAGACGATGCGGGGCCAGGTTGGCCAAAGCATGAACCTTGAACAAGTAATGGCGCTATTCCAGGATATGAGCAGGACTCAGCAGGAAACGGTACGCGAAATGGCGCGGTCCATGGGAAGTCAGAGCGTAACTGTAAAGCAGATTAACCAACAAAGCGTTGATGGGGCAGTGACAGGAGCGGGAAGAAAAGCTTCTGCCCGGGCCAGAGAGACTTCCCGTAAGGCTTCTGATGGGATACCGAGAAGAAAGCAGAGGCTCAGACAGGCTCAGGCAGGCGGAAATCAAGCTGATATTACAAGACTTCAGGATGAGATAAGGCGTCTTGAAGAGATAACAAGAAGGTCGAACGCCGGAACGCAGGCGGTCAAAGAGACTGCAGGCTGGAAAGCATTAATTCCTGGATCGGCAGCTACCGCATGGAAGTGGGGTAAAAGAATTTTAGTTGGCGGTGTTCTCATCGGGGCAGGATATCTTTTATACCAGTGGCTGACCGGACCAGATGGGGATGAGGCATTTCTAAGAGTTAAGAATGCGACAATTCAGCCACAACTGATAGAAGATCCGGCGGGCAGGCTAGTCCCCGTTGTTGAGGCGGCAATTACAGCGCTTAGGGCTGTGGAGTTCACTCCTGCCAGCGTTTCAGATGCAAGGACTGGCGCCTATATAGAGTTTTTACAAAATACACTTTTGCCAGCCGTATCTTCAGTTGCTCAGGATGGTAGAAACTTTGCTCTCCCAGAGGGAAATGAGAACGGCCTTATAATAACAGGTCAGGCAACTTCAAACACTGAAGCTCAACATCTTGCGATGCAGCCGGCAGGTTCTTTCGAGCCGGATGTTGTCTCTGGGGATGAGGCTGATTTTATTGCCGCAGAAGATGCAGTTGAGAATCTTAAAAATGAGTTGCAAAGATTCAGCGAATCTGTGTCGAAAACTCTTACTGACGGAATGCAGGCTCAGGCAGGAGATAATGCAAACCTGGGAAACCGCGACTGGAATCCTCGTGGAGGTGGTGGCCAAGTTGGAAGTGGTGGCGCTAGCGGCGTCGGCGGAGCACCCGGCCAGAGAGGTCAGCAGGGTGGTGGCTCGGGACTGGAAGGCCGAAGAGATCCGGGTGGTCGTGGTGATTTAAGAAGAAATGAAATTGCTTTAGAAATGGATCTATGGGGAGAAACGTGGAGAGTTGTTCTTCCCGCAAGATCTAGAAGAATTGGCGGACAAAGAGTTAGTACTCTTAGATCTGATATAGCGGAAAAGCTTGGCGATCCGCCACCAGATGGCACAAGGCCTGGTCCAATATATAGGGCTTTGAATACCGCCATTGGAAAAGAATATGTTGGGCTTGGTGAAAATAATGATCCACAAATTGGCGGCGGCCATAGTGATTGGTCAAATATAATGCAGTCAGACCAGGTCAGGCTGAATGATGCTACTGGAGCTAGAATATCATTAGCGATACAAAGAATGGCCAGATACAATATAGATTCTGTAAAAGAGCTAAGAAAAGATTTACTAGAAGACAGCAAAGACCGCCTTGGCGAGGGGCTTTTCAATACTTCTCCAGCCTATAGGGATGAGAAGAGGTCTCTTAGGGCTCCAACTAGAGAGAGCCGAAGGCAGGAGCGGAAAGACAGAAAGAGGCGCAGAAGGGAGTCAAGAAGAAGGGCCGGCCTTGATATAGGCGGTCTTCATAAGGTCTCAAGTAAAAAATCCTTATATGAATCTACTAATATAGATGATTTAATCGAAACAAGGATTCAATATAATATGAGTTTCAATAAAAAAGCAGACAAATATTCTAATGAATATTTTAGAGATGCCGTTAAGGGTCTTAATGACAGTTCTGTAAAGACTTATTATGCAGGGTTTAAAGACATGTATAATGAGAGGCCTGAGAAAAGGCCAAAGGATACAAATTCCTTATATATGATTGGTGATGAAACTGGTTCAGAGTTAGTTCAAAGGGCCCACCCGAAGTCCATTGTTGTCTCAGACGCAATGGGAAATGGTGGCCTGGTAGAAAATCTCTTGGAGCAACACCGTCACGGAGAAGAGGTGGCTTTCAGCACTCCAACCGGGAATTATAGATCAAAGCATGCCTATGTTTTAGAAGAGCTCAAGGGCTTGGCTAAGATGGCAAGATCAGAGAATAATGCGGAAGCGTTTGAAATGATCAAAGGTGCTATGGTTGAAATCGTGTCTTTAAACCCAAAGTTAGTTTAAAATAAGTTTTTGACTTATAAAATATTAATTCAATAGTTGGATTAATATAATTAAATTTTTATTAAGGAGAATAATAAAATGGCTCTCAAAATTTTACAACCAGGGTATGTACCCTTGGGCCAGTTTGATCTGAAGGTAAGCTCAACCGTTTTAGGTGGCGAATGTGTGGTTTTATCACAGTCGACTTCTGATGGTGGAGCAAAGGACACGGAGCAGTATATGAATACTGGTTCTACCGAACGCCCAATGTTTGAACTTGGTGGACCTCATGGCATACCCATTGATTCCGCTGGTGGAAGTGCCCAACCGGTAGTCCCAGGATCTGCTGCTCAACTATGGAAAAGCCGGTTGCAGGCAAATTCTACAACTGGTGGTGGATATGTTTCGCTTTTCGGCTTGGCCGATGACGGAACATCTGGGTATGGTACCCTTTTCGGTGAACTAATTGGTGGAAACGTAGGTCGGGCGACCTCAGTTTCTGGCGCTACTGTCATTGGACCGGCGACACACCTTGCATCTGGAAAGGTGACTGTCTGGACACAGCAAGGTCTTTATGGCGTTGCTGGCGCACCAGCAAACTACATTGATGGTGGTGCTTGTGTTCCAAACGAGCTCTTGTACGGTGTTGGTGGTGATGAACTCACCCCCGGCTACCTCGTATCGGAAGCCAACGATGCTGCAACTTACGACGCCTATGGGCAAGGCGGCGGCGTTGCTATCTTTGTAGGATTAATGACAGATTCGTCATTAGTTCGCACTTCAACCCTTTTAGCTACAGGCACAGCGACAACTGACGAAGAATATGCTGCAGTATACCTACTCGGACCATCTGCACCAGGTACTATCTTCCCAGCTATCTCTGGCGGCTAATCTTTAACATTAATAGGAGAAAAAAAAATGTCTAATATGTTTAATACACATGGTGAACTAAATGCCTCTAATGTAAAAGAGGCGCTAACGCAGATTGTAAAATATGCTGCTGTAATTGAAGATTTAGGTTCTGCGAATGATTCCGCATCCGCTGCTCCATCATTAACTGATGGTCAGAGAGATGAGATGATTAAGCAGGCTCTAATGACACAGGAAGGTAAGATTGCCCTCGGTCAGGCCATGGCTAACCCAATTCGTAAGAACTTGGATTACCAGGGTGTTGGTCGTAAGGCTCTAGTTGTCGATCCCCTTCCTCAGGGCGCTCTGCCCATCTATGACCGAGATATTGATGTCGGCGCAGTTGTTGTTTCCAGCAACGGTTCCGCCCCAGAATCTCGTGTCTTTGGTGACCGCGTGACCGTTCCTGAGTTTGAGATTGTTTCCAACCCAACCGTTCGTATTGCTGAAGTTAAGCGTCGTCGATTCAATGTCGTCGATCGTGCTCAGCAAAAGGCTAGGCAGGAAATTCAGGCTCAAGAGGATGCTAACGTCTTTGCCGCTCTAGATTTTGCTGGTGACAGCTCTTCTGGTGGTGGTACAAACGCCAAGCAGACCAACCTGGACAACTATAGCGCAGCAGCCACTGGACCTCACGGACCAGATGGTGAGCTTTCCAAGCATGGAATGCTTACGCTTAAGAGACTCATTGATCGTTGGGACTTAGTAACTTCTAAGTACTTCCTCAACATTAATGAGTTTACCGACATTCTCAATTGGGAGTCTGCCGGTGCTGGTGGTCACTCTTCAGTAGACCCTGTAACTCAGAGAGAACTTCTTCAGACTGGTCTTTATGGTCACATCTTTGGCGCCGACATTGTCGTTTCCAAGGTTGTTCCTGCCGGACAAGCTTTTGCAGTTGCTGATCCTGAGTTCGTTGGTGTTATGCCCGTAAGGCAGGACATCGAGGTTCTTCCCGCTGATGAGCCCAAGCAGCTTAAGCTTGGTTGGGTTGTTAGTGAGATTGTTGGTATTGGTATTGTCAACACCCGTGGTGTTGCTACAGGTACTGTGTAATCTTTCTAATAAACTAGAAATAAAACTCACCTCGTCAGTTTGTTCTGGCGGGGTGTTTTTTTATTAATTTTAAGTAATATTATATATATGACTCCAAATCAATTAAAATCAAGACAAAAGTTCATAAAAGCCACACCTTTGGCGGATAGGGCTAGTTGTAGAAATACAAGCAGAAGGGAGAAAAACCACATAGAGGAGGAGGAGTCTCATAGTGAAACTTTTGATACATTTTTTGAATATGAGGAAGAGCTGTCTCAGCTAAAACCATCTAATTTGCAATCTGATTTTGACCCTGATGAGCCAAACTCATACGGGTTTATAGAGATGGAAACTAGTGATGAAGACAGCATAATCATAGAAAGCATTGCTATAAAAATGGAAGAATCAGAAGATATAAAAACTAATAAAAACTCATACATGGTTATGGAAGAGGATTCCGGCAAAGCTGATAATTATATGGATGTCAAGGGATTTGACTTTATACAATGTGAGTATATGAAGAAAGATGGAAATAGGTGTAAAAGACAGGCTCCAAATGGTTTTAAAATATGTTCAATACACAAAAAGATGATTGAAAAAAGCTCAAATAACTGAATTATGGCAAGAAGAAAAAAGAAAAAAGATAAGGAAGAGGGTGAGCTAAGCCTAAAGTCTAGGCTGTTTAAAAAAAGAATATGGACGCTAGAGTTTATGCGCATCAAGGCGGAGTCCACTATAAAAGAATGTGAGAGCTTAATTAAAAAGATAGACTCAGATGGTATAGACGCATATTATAGCGAAAACAGCGATATACTAAGGCATGCTACAGATATATGGAAGGGGTGCTTGAGGTCTGCCGAATTTAGAAAAATAAGCGAAGATATGGAAAGAGAGTAGTTCTATTATTATATTTAGATGTAAATAGAAATCGCATATTGTATTAAGAGTTAAGTTCATAACGCAAAAATGAACCAACACAGGATAATAAAATTAATGAAAGAATTTAAAACATCGGATTTGGGGCTTGCGGCGTTTATGGTCATGAGAAGTCTTCAGCTGGTAAGTGCCGATAGGCTCGATAGCGGAAGGTTCGAGTTTGTTTTAAACGATCCTGAAGAAAAGTCAAAAGCCCTATCGATAGAATATGTTAGCAGTGAGTTTTGTCAGTTTGACAACCAAGTTAGAACATTGAAAAAATTATTATACAGTTCTAAGTAAAAATCTACTAATAATTACTTGGTAACTTGAATAAGTTATAGTTTTGTTTTTTCTAATTTAGTTATGTTTGCATAAACTTAAGTTATGTTTATATTTTGTTTCTAGTGAGTTACGTTTTAATTTTTCAATATAAATTAAACATTTTTTAAAAAGGAAACAAGAAAATGGCTACAACAAAAACAGATATACCGTTACATATGTTAGCGGTAACCTCCGGTGCGACATTAGCGTCCAAGACCGGAGCTCCAATGTTCGAATTTGACGTTCCAGTAGGCGCAACGTCTGCCGGAAATACGGCTCACTTCGAATTTGAACCATCGGCAAGTGCTGCCGCACCAGTTGAGATAGCGGCAAAGGGTGCTTTCGATAATACTTCAATTGCATTTGCGCCAAAAGGAACTGGCGAAGTTAGAATTATTGGTAACTCCACATCTGCTGGTGGTATCAGGTTTTATGAAGATACAGATAACGGTGCCAACTTTACGGGACTTAGAGCTCCAATACTTGCTGGAAACTATACACTGACTCTTCCAAAATCTGCTGGTACTGCTGGATATGCGCTCACCCTTGGTGCTGACGTTACTGATCCGCTTCAGTGGAAGGAAGCCTTGACCGATGGAGGAGCTTTTGGTAGTCTTACTCTGACTGACTCAGCAGGAGCCCTTCAGATTGATGTCGCAACTGGTGATGCATCTATTATCTTTGATAATGCAGGTACAGACAGATGGGTCATTGGTGCTGCTAGTTCTGGAAATATCTTCAGAATCAACAAAGCAAATTCTTCCGGCGTAGCCCTCTCTGCAGCGTTCATGTTCCAGTTGACTACCTCGGGTGCTGCACACGTTCAAAAATCACTTCATGTTGGAGGAAACTCATCGGGTTCTGCTCAGGGAACTGCATCGCTAGTCGCAGCAACTGCCGCTTCTGCTGCGTTCTTGCGATTAGCTGAGGACACAGATGATGGTTCTCACTTTGGAACCATTAAGCCTATTGCTTTGGGTGCTAATAGATTCTATTCGCTTCCAGATGCAACCGGTACATTCATAGTTGGCTCTGCTGCTAACAAGCTTCCGAAGGATGCGATTGCTGTAAACTTTACTTTGGATCAAATATCGGCAGCTGGAGATGTCAATATGTTGTTTGCACAAACTGGAAATGTTAGATTCTCAGTGGGTCTTGATGATTCTGATGGGGATATCTTCAAAATTCACTCTGGTACTACACTAGCTAACGATTCGGACTTCGAAATTGATTTTAGTGGAAATGTTGAAATTAAAAACGGAAACCTTACGGTTGCTGAAGATATTATCGTAACTAAGAAGATAAGAGCTGCCGGACTTAGTGCTGCTGGAATTACAGCCACTGCAACCGATTCTACTGCTGGGTTTATCACACTCAATGAAGATACTGATAATGGAGTTCATGTTATGAAGCTAAGTGGTCCAAGATTACTTGGTGCCGACCAGACGTGTACTCTTCCAAACACAGGTGGAGATGTTCTAACATCCACAAGTATGATTTGGGGCGACTTGACGGCGACTACACCAGATGGACTGAATGGTGAAATGATATTCGGTAAACAGGCTAGCATAAATGGTGCCGGAATGTTGTTCAGAAATGGTGCGGTAGCTCTTACGACTCCTGGTGGTCAGCATGTCGTATCACAGGTTACCTCTGCTGCTGCAGGCTCTGCTACTGGAATTTGCCTTGCTAACTCGGCTGGTCTATGGCTTGCCTATGGCGAAGTAAATGCTCCATCAACTGTTGATAATTATTATAATGGATGGCAGATCAGAATTGTAGAAGGAACGGGACGTGGTGAACAAACAACAATCTCTGACTATACTGGCGCAACGCTTCAGGCTTCAGTTAGCCCAGTCTGGACTAGCGCCGGAGTTATTCCTGACGCAACCTCTGTATACGTTCTGATTCAGAATGATTACACCTTTATTGCCAAGCATAATGGATCAACTACCGGTACGGCAGTTGCATACTTTGCGAAGGATAATCAAGGAGATCTTCCTCAGGCTGGAGACGTAATCTATGCTTGCTATTCAAGGCTTGCTTCGTCTGTAGCATAGTGTTGCTTAGAGCTGTATTTAAAGTTTAGTGGTGTATTATTGGGGGGAGGGATTTCCCTCCCCCCATGTTTCTGTTAA